GAACATTACTGGGGCGTTATTTCGCCGGATGAGGCGATACCAGGAAGTTAGTCGGGAGGTGTGCCGATACTCCGACGTCACAACATTACTTGCTCGAGGACTGTTTACAGCGTCGATCTCCTCGCACGGAAAAATGCTATAAGTAGTCCGCGAAACACACGGCAACCCTCGCGTATCCCTAGGATCTCAAAATGGATACCACTAGCGGGACGGCTACCGCAAAACAGTAGCCGTCCCGCGCCTTTCGTCGAAATAAGGTGTGTTTGCTAAGGGTTTACAGGTTGTAATACAGAGCCTGTATCTTGACAGTTGGTCGGAGTCCTTCCTGCTATCCGAGGCCGCCGAGCGCGCCAACTCGCAGTACTTTTTGTTAAGTGGACCGTTAGGTAGGTATAGCTCCGGGTGCAATCCCTGGCACACGCTTGTTCACTGTCTTACTTAAGCGTAGCGCTGAAACATACCCACGCGACCGAACATATTCATGCGCAAATTTTGCAATGTTGCAAGTCCTTTACACTTCACCCATGTCGTAAAGCTCGTGTTTCAAACACTGAAAACAGCCATAATTACCGTGTTTTTTGCAACAGTAACAATTTTTGCTATTTGTTTGTCGTTGTTACTTACGGCGTACTGGTACGCACGCGATCCGCGCTGGCCGAAGGCTTTACTACGCAAAATCGTCGGATAGTCTATATAATCGGTAGCATGAATACCAATACCGAGCGCGTTGGCGCTGAATCTGTTGCGAAGTTTTTAGGCGTTACAAAAACGACCGTATATTCCCTTGCTAAAGGGGTGCGCGGTTGGAAGCGCATAGAACCACTACCATACCACGTGCGTGCTAGTAATCCTGTGCGTGACCGACTGGAGTTTGATCTGAATGAAATCTCAGCGTGGCAAGCACGTGTCGGGTTCCGTGTCAGCGAGCACCGGAACAGACACACTCCTCGCGTCCAACTCCAAGAAGCTACCGCCTAAGTTAAAGGCACTGCTGCCGCAACTGGCCGCTTTATCCCCCGCCGAGCGCGCACTAGGCATTAGCGTACTACGCAGCCTCGGCGCCGTTCACCCCCTGCACCAACTATTGTCTGACTCCGTACGGGCGGTTGTGGGCAACGGGGTGTTCTGTACACCCGGCAGCAGTTACGAGAAGCAAGTGGAAGTGGTGCTCGAAAAGGCCCGCGACATTGGCATAGGTGACGGCGACCACACACGCGACGCGGCGCTAATGAACGTGATGGTGCGCGCGGCCCGAGCGCGACTGGAGCGCGATCGCATTAGTGTGTGCGCAACCTACATTGTGGAAACACTATTTGAGGACAGTTGGAAGGAGTTGGCCGACATGTTGTACCCCGGCTATGGCTTCCAGCTTATCGGGGACGTGCTATGCAAGCGAGTTTTGACTGGGAAAGAATCCTCCGAGAACTCAACATCGAGTACGTCACGCGTGGGAAGAACGTCGGCAAGGGCGAAATCAACATCAAGTGCCCCTGGTGCGGCCCAAACGACCCCTCCCACCACCTTGGAATCAACTCCGAAAAGGGCGCCTGGCGCTGCTGGCGAAACAAAACCCACCACAGTGGGTACAGTACGTCGTATCTCCTTACGAAGTTAGTTGGAAGGCAGAAGGCACTTGGAATACTCCGCAAATACGGTCTCGCAAATGTCCGAGGAACTCAGCGTGCTAATCCGCCAAGCGATCGAGGCGGCGCTGAACGACCCACAGACTTTCGCTTCCCGCCCGGTGTATTCCCGTATGACCCCGGCTTTGACCGAGCGACTGCGAGTTACCTCGTGTCTCGTGGATTCCGCAATGACGATGTCACGGCCGTTTGCAGCACTTTCCAACTCCACGTCGGACGGTACGGCGACTATGCGTCTCGTCTTATCATTCCATATATCGTCGGTGGTGTCGTTGCGCACTTCACCGCCCGAGCCATCGCCCCAAGCCGCCTGCGATTCAAAGCAAGCCCCTCAGACCTAGCTACTTATGATCCCACGCAACTGGTATTCAACAGCGATGCGCTGTCGAATCCGGCTGGCGTTATACTGGTGGAAGGTCCGCTGGATGCTATCAAAGCAACTGTCTACGGTCCTTTACCGGCTGTCGCTTTATCTACTAACACGGCCAGCCCTGCGCAAATCCTACTCCTTAAACGAGCGCGCCGCGTTATTATCCTTACCGACAACGACAATGTTAAGACACATTCTGTCGGGGACATTTCCGCACAAGCGCTGACCTTGTTCGCGCAGCTAATGCGGGCCGGCGTGCCCGTCATGTTGCAACCGATGATGCGTGGATACAAGGACTTAGCTGAGATTCCGTGGAATTTGTACCCGGATTTGGTGAATTTAGATACATTGCTTGCACAACGGTGAAAATAGTCTATATAATCGCCGCCCGTTTAACGTAAGCTAATTTCTAACCGGAGTTCCTCAAATGGGCAAATGGTGTGCCGGCATACTCGTTCTAGTCGCTGCGCTGTGTGCAGAGATGTGGTGGGAGAGGCGTAAACACAAGCTGCACACCGAAGTGCACTGGCGGCCGTTCGATCCGGGGTTCTACACCTATATTGGCGGCAACAGCAAGCGCCGCTACTTCCGGTTTCTGTGGTGGGAGGTGATCCTGCCATGAACGACTTTGAAAAGAACCGGCCGCAGCCGGGCGAGCATGTTACCTACGAAACCGCACGCATTGCGCTAACCGACCGAGGGCACGTGGTGCGTACGGAGGGTGATATTTGCTATTGCCGCCTTCCACAAAGCACCAACGAAACGTCCTTTATTTGGAGACATCCGGACGGGTTGAACACACTACACGATTGGCCATCTAAACACATTGCTTAACACTCCGGGGGGAGTATCGCCTATGCAAGTCGCAATGGACGTGTTGCAGGGTTATTTGACGCGACTTTACCAAAAGGACGCGTGGCGCATGCGCTCGTGGACGAGCGAAGACTACGTGCAGGAGGGCTTACTGCAGTACCTCATCATCGAGAAACACTACCGCGACAAAGCGGTGAAACCGACCGAATCCAAAGCCGAGGCCGCGCGCCGAGCGATCGGGGAATTGCTTGCGACCGGACACCACTACACGCTCGAGGAACTGATCACCGCCAGTGGTGCTACGTCCGTGTCGACACGTACCGCACTGTCAGACCTCAAAAATTCGAAGTACTGCGCGCCCTACCACAAGCCGCTGCCTATCGTCAAAAACAACGACGGCACGTACTGTTTCTCGACGAAACGCGAGCCACAATTGATTACCGAAGCGAAGCACTTGATGGCGTTGTTTCAAACACATTGGTATCGCTACGTGCACGACAAAGCTGCCCGAGAATTACCTAATAATACGCTTTCCATCGAAAGCCAACACGGGGACGGCGAGCAGTATTCGCCTACAATCGAGGCATTAGAAGCTGCCGCTACGATGGCCGACATCGAAACGACCTCCCTCCTCGACGGGTTGAATGAGGATGCGCAGGCACTCGTGGCGCTGTTTATGAGCCCTAACGAGATGCTCTCGGATATAATGAAAGGTATATCTTTTACGATTAAGCAAGCCGCTGCCATTGCGCAGGAATTGCAGAAAACGTATCCGCGCATAACAACGGAACGGGTTTTGATGGCAGCCCGTGTTTTAGCTGCCCGATTAAAGCCCGCCGTGTTTAAGCGCGGAGACACAGTAGACACTACAAAGGAACACATTATGACCACACCGATCCAGAAGCTGGCGACAGCGACGGGTCTCATTCACCAATCCAATGAACCGCGTGAGGCGTACCTCATTCGCCTCATGGAAGGCGTCAGCGCGTTGTCGGAAGCCGCCTGGGAGGGGTTGGCGGAGGACGCGAAGAAGGCATACAACGACATGGCACAAGCACACAATGACAAAAAACCACTGGTTGGCTCCGCAGACGGCAGCGAGGAAACGCCGGCAGCGGTTGCAAGTGCTCGCACAATGCCTCGAAAGACTGCAGCGCGCACTAACGTTGACAAAGCAGCGAAGCGACAAAGCCCCACGAGTCGGGCGCGGGAAATCATCGTCCTCAACACAAACTTGACGGCGGCGCAGGTATTCGAGCAGCTGAAGTCCGAAGGCTTCGATGGTGCCTCTGTAGCTACGCTGCAGTCGATGCGCTCGGAAGCGAAAGCGATGATTGCGATTCTCACAGCACACGGCTTGTACGCGGCCAAAGAGACTGCAGCATCCCCGGCCGTTGCGGACACACCGGTGGCAGACGATGCCGGCGGCACGACGGTAGCTTCGCCTACTCCACCAGCCCCGGCGGCGCCTGCGACGAAGCGCACGGCCGCGAAGAAAAAGGCGGCGCCGGTCGCTACGCCTGCCGTGAAGGAAGAGACCGAAACCGCAGCCTGAGGAAGTACATGTCATCTACTGAGACTGCTGTCGAGGATAAAGCGGATGCCTCGACAGCACTGAAGACAGCGACGCAAGTCGCTGGGATTCCGCGACCGGTGGTAGTGGTGTTTTCGGGTGGACAAGATTCCACGACGTGTTTGTTTCACACAATCAACGCCACAGATCCCGAAACTGAAATCTACTGCATCACGATTGACTATGGGCAGACGCATTTCCGCGAGCTGAACGCGGCGGCACAAGTCGTCGACCAAGCGCGCAAGTTCTACCCAAACCGCGTAATACAACACGAGGTTGTCGCGCTGAAACACGTACTGCGCGGTACGAGCCCCCTGGTACAGGGCGGCGACAAGTTGGAGCAGTACGAGAATTGGCAGTCGCTGCCTGGCGGTATCGAGAAGACGTTTGTGCCGCTGCGCAACCAGCTCTTCCTCACTATTGCGGCAAATCGAGCAGTGTTGCTGAAATCACAACTTATCGTCACCGGTGTCTCGCAGGAAGACTACGGCGGCTATCCGGATTGTCGCGAAAAGTTTCTCGAAGCACTGGAAGTAGCCATCAACGAATCGTTGGCCGGAATGCACGAGATCGTTATCTCAGCACCGCTCATGCACCGCTCGAAAGCGGATACCGTACGGCTGGCACAACAGCTGCACGGGTGTATGGAGGCGTTATCGTACTCGCACACAGCATACGACGGCGTATACCCGCCGATTGGTAAAGACCACGCGACATTGTTGCGGGCAAAGGGCTTTGCGGAAGCGGGGGTAGCGGATCCACTCGTCGTACGCGCGTGGCGCAACGGGCACATGCCGTTGCCTGATACCGCCAACTATGACAGTTTGCGGCCTGTAGTGGATAAGGGCATAGTGGGCAACGAAGCAACCTAACAATACGGTCGTACGCGATGTTTAAGGGCTGTAGACACTCCCTACAGCCCCACTTTTCTATGAGACCGATTCCCACCATTTTCCTTCGTCAGTTTGAAGACGGCATCGTGCTGAATATCTGGCGCGAGTCGTGTCGATGGGTGCGGGAGGGGGAGGGGATTGCGGTTCGCAAGTGGGACGGGGAATGCTGTTTGGTACAAGACGGGCATTACTACAAACGACACGTGGTACACCTCAATGAACAGGCGCCGCCTGAATTCGTGGCTGTTGACACTACCTACCTACAAGATACCGTTGGATGGCTTCCAGTTACAGCTTCACCAAACGACAAGTGGTACTGTGAAGCTATCCGAAACGGGCTACCCGAGAACGGCACATACGAGCTTGTGGGTCCATGTATTAACGGCAACAAAGACGGATTTGACAAACACCAACTAATTCGTCATACCGGCGGCACGGACTTGGAAGCGCCCCGCACCTTCGACGGGTTGCTCACGTTCTTTTCCTACGTGCATATCGAGGGTATAGTCTGGCATCGGGGAAACGGCGACATGGCGAAAATAAAGCGCGCTGATTTCGGTTTTCCGTGGTAAATACCAACAAGGACTGCTTGTGAACAAATCTGAATTGTTGAATGACCCCAATTCCTGCCTTAGCAAGGCACGCCCGCTTGAGCCTGTGTTTCTTTTGCGCGCCAATGACCCAATGGCCGCGCAAACGATTCGCTTGTGGGCGGCACAGAATGAGGGTAAGCAGCCGCCGGACAAGATCGCGGAGGCGTTGGATATCGCGGAAGCTTTTGACCTCTATCATACCAACAACGTGCCCAAGTGCACCGACAACGCCCCGCACGGTGCAAAGCCACTGCGGCCAATTCGCTAACCCGTCGTGTTAACCGTGGAGCAAATAATCCTCGAGCTGCTGCACATGCTCGGGGAAAACCCCCGTCGCGATGGTCTGCAAGACACGCCCGCTCGCGTGGCGAAAGCATGGCGCGAGTGGACAGCGGGATACGTGGAATCGCCCGCGCAGATCCTCAAATCGTTCGAGGAACCCGATGCCAACGAGATGGTCGTGGTGCGGGATATTCCATTCTACTCGATTTGCGAACACCATTTAGCGCCGTTCTTTGGTGTCGCGCATATCGGTTACATTCCAAAAGGGCGGGTGGTGGGATTATCCAAACTCCCGCGTCTCGTACGCTGTTTCGCACGACGATTAACCATACAAGAGCGCATCGCGACGCAAACCGCCGATGCGCTCGCTAAACACCTCGATGCCAAAGGCGTCGGAGTAGTCCTCGAAGCACGCCACTTGTGCATGGAGTCGCGCGGCATTGCGACGCCCGGCGCCATTACTACGACGAGCGCGTTGCGCGGCTGCATTTCAACCGAAGCTGACGCGCGTGCCGAATTCCTCTCGCTAACACGGAGCCGCCCCAATGTCGCAGTCTAAGGACTTATCAGCGGGCCTGCATGCACTTGGCAGTACGGTAGCTACTACGTTCGATCGTCCCGTAGCGGCGGTGCTGGAGCGGTTTGAAAGCCCGCTCACACAAAGTCAAAACTTTGCCGGCATGATTCGCATTACATGCCCGGAGTTTACCTCGTTGTGCCCGAAGACCGGACAGCCGGATTTCGCCACGATCCGCATTAAATACCAACCCAACAAGTGGTGCGTGGAGTCGAAGTCCCTCAAGTTGTATTTGATGGGCTACCGCAATTACGGCAGTTTCCACGAGCAGTGTGTGCAGCAGATCGCAGACGACCTTGCACAGCTAATAAAGCCGCACTGGCTGCGGGTGCGTGGGGAATTTACTCCGCGTGGCGGCATTCCGTTTTGGCCTGAGGTACAGTATTTCGGAAACGGGCGGTAAGGATAAAACATGATCAGTCAATGGCAAGCCAAACACAACGCCCTCATGCGCGCTCGATGCGTACCGTGTCGCGGCACGGGCGCACTCGATAATGCGCAGTTGCACGGACAGTTCTTTGTGGAGTGGCCGTGTTCTACTTGTAACGGCAGCGGATTCGCACCGCAACCAATTGAACACCAACCACCCTCCGGTGTCGTACAAGCGGCGATCAACAAGTCTCTGGACGACGACATGTCGGATTTCCATACCTAATGAAGCAATTAGAGTGGCTGAAAAAGCCCATTGTTGAAACAAACGAGCATCCCTACATACTGCTCGATAGTGGCGCGTACTCGGTCTGGCGTTCCGGAGCTAAAGTCGATCCTACAAAGTTCGTTGAGTACTGCCGCACGGTGAAGGACTGGACGCTTGCGTGTGTGAATCTCGATACGATTCCCGGCGCCTGGGGTGCGCGGGCGTCGCCACAACAGGTCGAGGACGCGTGCCAGGAATCATTCAACATGTGGGAACGGCTGCGCGATACCGGCGCACACATGATGCCCGTTTACCACCAAACGGATCATATCTCGTGGCTACACAAGTACATCGATGCGGGTGCGAAATATATCGGGATCTCACCAACCGATTCGTTTGCACCACCGATCCGCCACCAGTGGCTGATCGACATCCACCAGTATATGCGGGATGCTGGTATACGCCTCAACAAGGATGTTTTTACTCACGGATTGGGCGTTTTCTCACCACGGGCAGTGATGCCGGACGAAGTTGGTTCGAACATTGGTTTTTGGTCTGCCGACGCCTCTACTTTGATTCGCTACATCGCAATCAAACGCATCCTCATCCCGAAAACGGACCCCGCATGGGACCTTAAAGGCCGGGTAACAGGTTGGATCCCGATTTACACAGGCGGGCGCGGTAACAACCACGTCACTGTTACCAACATTAACTGGAAGTTCATCCGCGAGTACGTCGAGCTGCACGAGGCGCGACTGAAGGCGGAGGGTAAGAACCCGGAATGGGTGTATTCCTTTGGCCCCGGCGGACGATTGCTAATCGATGACTACGCGACGTTGATGTCAATCAACTTGGTGTTGGTCCGACAAGCGATGCAACAAAGCGGCGTACGGTGTTTTGTCGCCGGCCAACTGCCGCTTGCTATCTGGCAGGTCGCTGTTAAGGAACGTTATCCCTATATTTTACGCAGCTACGCAGTCATTAAAGAAACACATGGCAACACGATCAAACGCATCTACGACCGCACCTGGGAAAGACCAGCCCGTCGCCCCGAACGGGACAAAGTGGTCACTACTCGCGGCCTGTTCCCACAGTTCGGCCATAGCGGTTGGTAACCGGTGCCGACTCGCTTTCCACAAAGATGGCCTGCAAGCGTACGGTGGCTATATTGAGGGCTTTCTGCCAGCCTCCTTCGCAGTCGAGGCCATTGCAGCGGACGACAAAATCCTTGCCTTCCTTTCTCTGTCCGACGAATCCACGACGCTGAAAGCCGTTAAAGACGGCACGTTTGAATTGCAGCGGGGACCAGCGAAGGTAAAGTTTACCGCCGGCAGCGAGACCGTCATGCCCAACATTCCGGCACCGCCGGAGGATGCGTTGGTGCTTGACTTACCGGGCACTGCGTTACTCGATGCGCTGATGGACTGCGTGCCCAAAACCGGCTGGGGTGCGATGAACAACGAGATGTTAGGTGCGGTCGTAGACCCCACCGCCATTCTCGCCACGGACAACACGTCTTTGGCCTTTGCGGAGATCGACCCACAGGAGGGCCGGGCGAAGCGTGTTATCCTGCCGCGCCCCTTCTGCATGGCACTGACGCAGTGGGTGAAAGCACTCGGTGATCGGTTCGAGTTGTCCTACACCCCCGCTGCGGTGTACGCAATGTGGGAGAGCGGCGAGGTGTTGTTTGGGCAGCTGCCCGTTATTCCAGAGGATGATGCCGGTATGCAGTTTGACGGCATACTGGAAGAGGCCTACACGGCTAAATTCACGCCTCTCCCGCAGGACTTTGCAGCGTTGTTGGCCGAGGCGGCTATCTTCAGCGACGACATTATCTTCGAGTCAAAGAACAAGCAAATCGAGTTATCTACACCCGGTCCCATTTCCTGGCATCGCACGGTAACGTGGACGGGAAACAACACCGGTAAAGCACACGTGTTGCCTTTAAAACGGCTCGCCACGGCGCTTGAATACTGCCAATCACTTTCTATCGGTGCAAACGACCGTATGGTGTACTTGCGTAACGACGACACAGGACTGTACGTCATCATCGCCACTAAGTAAGTGGCTTAAGGACAAATGGGATGTCGCTATTTAACGCACCCAAAACCAAGGTGCGGGCCGCCGCTACGCGCGTGGGGTGCGCAGCCTGCACGCTAACGGAACAGTGGCCCAGCTTGCGCGGCGCGCGCCAGCCGCAGGAACTATTTGGCCGCAAGCAAGTCGATGTATATTTTATTGGCGAATCCCCGAGCGAGGCCGACGATGCGCGTGGAGTGCCATTTAGCGGAGATAGCGGGAACCTTATACGCCGTGAACTTCGTGATTGGCACATCTCGTACGGTTTCTCAAACGTCGTTCGTTGCCATACTCCCTCCGGCCGCTCCGCACTCGGAGGGGAGGTGTCGGCTTGTTGGTCCGGTTTTGGCTTACCTGATTTACTCGAAGCCCGCCCCAAAGTCATAGTGCCCCTCGGCAACGCGGCGCTCAACCGGTTCTTTGACGGTTCGGTGTTTGATTGGAATGCGGTCGCGGTCCCGCACAAACTAACACCCGATTACAACGCGTGGATTTTCCCGCTGCACCACCCGTCCTACTTGCAGCAGATCGAGCAGAAGGACAATCGAGGTGAATCCGACCTAACTAAGTTATGGCGGAAAGCACTGGTAAAAATTCACGAGGATATTGCGCAGCGACAAGTACCCATAATTCCCACGGACGAGGAGATACGAGCGGGGATACAGCTTGTACTCCCTAACAATCTCGCACATGCGCGCCGCTTGCTCCTCGAGCGTGCGCCGGGTGTGGTAAGCATCGACCTCGAAACGACATGCCTCATGCCATGGGAAAACGGTGCGAAGATCCTCAGCGCGTCCATTACCACTGCTGAATACACAGTCTGTTGGTTGGTTGATCATCCGGAAAACCCCCATCCTAAAGCAGCCCGGCAGTTGCTTATAGACGTATGCAACGCAGCCGACGGGTTAATTGCACACAACGCGATATTTGAGCAGCGTTGGATGGGGTGGCTCGCCGGCCTGCAAGCATTCGGGTGGCGTTGGCACGACACAATGGCCCGGCCGTTTGCAGAACTCGGCATCATAAAAGGAAACCGGCAACAAGAGGAAGGCATTCCGGGGCGACTCGCATCCCTTGGAAAACAAACGCGACTGCATTTTGGTTTCGATGTCAAACAAATCACTCACGTTGATCCCCTACAGTGGCGCACGACACCGGTTGAAAAATTCCTGCTCTACAATGCGCTGGACAGCAAGTGGTGTCGAGCCGTTTGGTTCCAACCCCTCGACCCGGTACCTGCGATCGAGGTTGCACGACAGGGTGATGCGACTCGTGCAATGGCTGCCATCAGCTGGCGCGGGATGCTCGTTGATCCGCAAGAACTCGCGACACAGGGAGCGAAGTTAGAAACTAACATCAAAAACCTAACACAGGTCATCTCGCGCGACAAGGACGTGGTGCGCTGGGAGTCGAAGAACCGCACGATATTCAACCCCTCCTCACCCGACATGGTGGCGAAGTTTTTTGGGTTAGAAGGCGCGGATGAGGAAGCGCTGCGCGTAGTCGACACCGGACTGTCCAAACAAATCCTCGCACTGCGCAAGCAAGAGAAACTGTTCTCGACCTACATACAAGGCATCAAAACGCTGACCTACCCGGACGGGCTGTTACATCCGGAATTTGGTACAATGTTGGTGGGCACCGGGCGCACTAACAGCCGCAACCCAAACGCGCAAAACATGCCCAAGCGCGAGAACAAAGAGCTACGGCGTGTGGTGGTTCCACCCAAAGGATTTGCCCTCGTTTCCATCGACTACGCGCAACTCGAAGCTCGTGGTATCGCTATCGCGACACGCGACCCGACCATGTTGACGTACGTATGGAACGATGAGGATATCCACCGCGAATGGGCTGAGGCCCTTTTTCGCGCGTTTCCGGCTATCGCGGATCGACTCTGCCCAAATGCGACCGAGGAGAAAAAAATCATTGCGCGCGTGCGCGGTGAGATCAAAAATGGGTTCGTGTTTCCAAGCTTTTACGGCGCGGGTGTTCCGAAGTGCGCCGGTGAACTGCAAGTGCCGCAGGACACGCTCCGTCCTATCCTGGACCAATTCTGGCGGAAGTATGCAGCGGCTCGTAAGTGGCAGGACGAGGTGCACGGGTTCTATGCGGAACATCTCTATGTCGAAACAATGACGCGTCGACGGCGCTACGGGCCATTGTCCTGGACCGAGCAACTCAACTCGCCCATCCAGGGTACAGGTAGCGATATTGTGGTCGATGCGAGTATTCAGCTGCTCGACCTTGCATGCGAAACAAATGATGTTTGTTTCGTCCCGATGGTTAACATCCACGACGATTTATCCTTTTACTTGCCGTTGACTGAACTCGATAGGTATATAGAAGCAATCGCGCGTGTAATGGTGACGCCGAGGTACACCTGGTGTACCGTCCCTTTAAAAGTTGAAGTTAGTGTTGGTGAACACAATTGGAGCGATCAACGTGAGCTTAGGTCTTACCAAACCGGCGACTTCCACCCCCTCCCCAAGACGGACCTTAATCAACAAATCGCCGCCCTCAGAGCCGTTGCCGAGCGCGCAGCCTCCCGCAACACCCACCCCGGCAATGGACGCGGCAGCGGCGAACAACGCACGGCGCCGCCGGTCGACATCAACGCCGCCCGCCGAGCCCGAATCCTCGCCGCCGCCAAAGCCGCCAACGACAAGCGTCGCACCCGTCCGCGCCCCTGACCCTCCGCTCGAAGTGCGACTGGGGAAGGATGCGCCGCTGCATTTGCGGTTGCGCCCCGGTACTTTCTCAGAAGTGCTTGGGCAAGACACACAAGTTGAGATGTTGCGGCGGCAAATGGAGCGCGCGGACCGCTCGCACCTGTACCTCTTCTCAGGCCCCGCCGGCACCGGCAAAACGACGATGGCGCGCATTATGGCGCGTGCACTCGGGTGTTTGACTCCGATGGAGATCGATGGCCCAAGCTACTCCGGTGTCGACGACATGCGTGAGCTGCGCGACTACGTACAATACCAGGGGCTCGACGGGCGCCCTAAAGTTGTCATTATCGACGAGTGCCACACGCTGTCGGATAAGGCGTGGCAGGCGGGGCTGAAAGTAATGGAAGAGCCCCCCGCACACGTGTACTTCATGTTGGCTACGACGGAATACAAGAAAGTGCCCGTGGCCATTCGTACGCGTGCTTTCGATGTAACACTCAACCACATTCCGATGGAAACACTGCTGTCCTACGGTGAGACTGTTATCGCCAAGGAAAGGCTCGAAATACCCGACGGGGGTATACGTTACATTGCAGCACAGGCGGATGGCAGTTTGCGCCAGCTGCTCGTAGACCTCAATCGCGTAAACGGAGCCACGTCGCTGAAGGAAGTTCAGCAAATCATGCAATCGCCGATTGAGGGCGATGATACGAATCCGTTCATACAGATTGCGCGCGGCATTGCTTCCGGGCGCATGGGATTCGAACAAGCGCGCAAGCTGCTCGCGAAGGCCCGCGAGAACATGCAAGCGGAAGCGGGACGTATTGCAATTGTGGAGTATTTCACGGCCGTGGTGTTGAATTCAGAGGAACCGCCGCGCGAGTCACTGTACGCGTGGCTCAACGCGTTTGCATTACCGGTGCCTGATCGCGGCGGGTGGGCGGTGTTGTTGTGTACGCTGAAAGAGGGGTTAGGTAAATAACATGGAACTGAAAGGCAACGTGAAGTGGTCCGCTGCCATAATGGACGTGTTGTCGGAGCGCACACGACAACAAGCGCAAGAGGGCGAGAACTTTAGTGCCACACGCGACGATACGTATGTGGGCGGCGAGTTGGCATTAGCCGCTGCGTCCTACGCCATGTTTGCGCATTTTGGTGAAATAACAGCATTAGCGCTATGGCCGGAAAATTGGGACCGTAGTTGGTTAAAACACACCACCGAGCGGCGTGATCTGGTAAAGGCTGCGGCGCTCATCATTGCCGACATCGAACGCCTTGACCGGGCAGCGGAAAGGAACAAAACATGACATTCGATGAACTTGAAAAAGCGATCACGCTCACCGGAAACCTCGAGCGCGATATTGAGTCGCAAAGCAGTTTCGTATTTCAGGCGGGCATGGGCGCCGTACGCGCAGCCTCCACCGTTGACGATCTCGAGTATGAGTTGTCCTGCGTTGAAGCCCGGTTGCAAGAAACCATTCGTGCTGCGGCAACCGCAGCGGGTGAGAAGGTCACGGAGAAGTTGATTGACGCGCGTATACTCTCCCATGTAGATTATCGCAAGCTGCATAGCGAGTACCGTGCTGCTGTTGTTAAATCGAGCGAATGGAAAGCGCTCGTGAAAGCGTTCGATGCGCGCAGCCACTCGCTATATAACCTGACTGAGCTATCTAAGCGCGGTGCCGGTGATCCCTCAACAGGTATAACCGATTACAAACAAGCACGCGAAGCCGCCGCCCGCTCGCGCGCCAATAACGGTACTCGGACGCGGATAGCACCACGGTAACTATGACACCCGGCGAATGGATTGGAGCAGCGTTAGGGCTCCTGTTTTTTATCTACATCGCGGCCCGCCTAGCAGGCAAAGCCTGGTATAGATCGCGTAGACAACATTTGTCGGAAATGGCCAAGTTATTCGGTAACGCGCCCCCGCCAAGTAAAACGCACATTCCTCGTATCAAACTTAAACCTGGAGACAACAATGGCCATTAGCCGAACACCCGCACGCGGGGGCAACCGCTTCGTGTACAAGCCGCGCAGCGCGGAGACTGTGCACAACCGCATGCAACAGTATCAAAACGGCAACCGCGACAACTACATTGAAGGCAATGTGGAGGGGTTTACACCGGCGGAAGGCGATAACTGGGTGCGGTTGCTACCGCCCACGTGGAACGACCCGCAGCACTGGGCGTTTGATATGTACATACACTACGATGTGGGTCCGGACAAAGCGTCCTACCTGTGTATCGAGAAAATGTATGACGCGATGGCCGCCGCCGGTTTCCCGATTCCCGACGAGCTGTTGACTGACGGGATACCTTTGTGCGCCATGTGCGAGGAGCTGCGTCGCGCACAGCGAGCCGGAGAGAAGGAGTACGGACGCGCGCTCGAATCCAACTTGCGGCTGGCTGCGTGGATTATCAACCGCAAAGAGGAAGCGCAAGGCCCGAAGCTGTGGCAGTATCCGATCACAAACGATCGCGAATTTATTGCACAGGCAACGGACCGGCGCACCGGGGAGGTCGCGAACATCGATGATCCCGAGAACGGCTACGACATCGACTTCCATCGCAAGGGTAAGGCGATGCAAACGAAGTACAGCGGGTTCAAGCTCGCCCGCCAGCCGTCGCCCGTCGACCAGAAATTTGTTGACTTCGTAGTTGAGAACCCGATTCCAAAGCTGCTGAAGTTCTATCCCTACGACCACATTATGGGCATCTTCGCCGGTCCCTCCGCCGCTGATCGAGCAGCGGAAGCTGCGCAAGCTGCGGGCGCCGCTCGTACCGCTGCGGCAGGACACGATGCTTCGCCGCCGGATGAGGACGACAAGATTCCGCATGAAGCGCCCCCGCAGAAGCCCGCTACGTCCACGCGCCGCAGCCCCCTTGTTACCCCTAAGGAGGATCCGAAACCGGCAGAGACGCCTGCACCGGCTGCCGCAAATAACAATGCGCGGCGCCGTCAGGCTGTAACTGCAAAATCGAAGGCCCCGGCGGCGCCAGACTTTGCAGCGTGGGATATTAACGGGCAGTTAGATTGGGCGAGCGCGTTTGGTATCGTGGTGCCCGACGATGTGACGGATGCACAAATTCCGGAGTTCCTCACCGAACAGTTTGCGCAGCTGACTGCAGATCAACAAGCCGAGGCGAGCAAGTGGCAGCCAGCCGCCGAAGGATAAGCATCGTCGCACCGGCCGCACCCGCTAAGTTCTTCTCTAGCGGGTGCGGGTTATTGGATTGTGTGCTTGGCGGCGGGTGGGCGTTGAGGAGAATGATAAATGTCGTCGGCGACAAGTCCACAGGCAAAACTCTCCTCGCGATTGAGGCGTGTGCTAATTTCACGCGCACGTTCCCTAAGGGGCGAGTTATATACGATGAAGTCGAGTCGGCATTTGACGTTGACTATGCGCAAACCCTCGGATTTCCCGTCAGCAATTTGGACCTTGTTGATGATCTCCGGACAGTGGAAGCGTTCTGGCTGCAAACCGACGAAACCATCAAGGAGCAGATGGATCTCGACGAGGAAGAACGGCGCGAACGACCGGTGCTGACTGTTATAGATAGTATGGACGCATTTTCCGATGCGGCGGAAATGGAGCGCGATGTAGGCGACAAGTCCTTTGGCATGGCGAAACAGAAAATTATGTCAGAGGGCTTTCGTAAGAAAGTCGGCGAGATGGCCGCCGCTAACATAACACTGTTCATCATCTCCCAAGTGCGTGATAATATCGGTGCGCAAGCGTTCAGCAAACAAGTGCGCCGGGCGGGCGGCAAGTGGCTCGACTTCTACGCCTCACAGTGTTTGTGGTTATACGAGCAGGAGAAAATAGAAAAGACCGTCAGCAACATCAAGCGCAAGATCGGCATGCGCATTAAGTGTCGGCTCGAGAAGTCGAAAGTAGGATGGCCGTGGCGCGAGTGCGTAGTACCTGTGATTTACGGGTACGGCATGGATGATAAACGCGCAGCCCTCGACTGGTACAACACAGCGAGTCCCAAATCCATTAGCGGCATTTTTGCGGCAGCCGGAATGGGGGATGTGGACGAGAAAAACTTTGTCCGTTACATGGACAAGCTACCGCGCGACGTGCTGGCACGAGCGTTGGTTGCGGACTGGGAGCGTATAGATCAACAATTCCGCCCCGAGGGACCCAAGTACGAGTAGGAATATGAGCACGGACAACGACGGGAATCATTGGGGGTGTGCAGTGGTGGTACTCGGTTTCTTTGCACTGTGCGCGTGGTGTGTGTGGTTGTTGTTTAGGAGTTTCCATGGCTCGTGAAGAATTCTCAAACGAAGCGGAATATCTCGCCCTTAATCACCAACGCACCGAGGTGTTTGGTTACGGGTTGGAAGTGGGCATGCGCACGTGCTGCCCGTTTTGTTGTCACCCCGGTGTATGCGAGTGGCGCATTATGACAATGGAAGCGGACATGAAAAAGGGCTTTTCGTGTCCGTGCTGCAAGCGCTCTTTGTCAATTCTCGTTACGACGACCGAACACGGTAAGACGCTCGAATTCGTACAGACCGGCGGCCCGGATGTTGATCCCACGACACCATGGATTCCTGCGATGCGCCGAGCATGAATTTCTCGCACAAAAGTGCTTATGTAAGTAGTGATCAGCAGTACCGATATTGGTTACGACGTGGCTGGAACCAGTGTAGAGAAACAGCACCGTATGTGCTGTGGGTGTTGCTGAATCCCTCCACTGCTGATGCCGTGATCGATGACAACACGGTGCGCAAAGCCGCCGGCTTTTCCGACCGGTGGGGCTATAAGGCGATGATGTTTGTTAACCTCTACGCCTACCGCGCCACGAATCCGCGCGAATTAAAGCGTACGAGCGACCCGGTTGGCCCGGAGAACGATCGCCACATCACCCAGTGGCTACAAAATGCCAACATGATCGTCGCAGCCTGGGGCCAGGATCCGGTGCCCGCACTCGATCGACCGAAAACAGTATTGGCACTGCTGCGCCGGCATGGCCCGGTAATGTGCCTAGGCACCAATATTAATGGACATCCGTGCCATCCTTTGATGTTGCCGTACACTACCGAGCGAGAACAGCTTACCTAAGGATACGTGTATGCGAGCGGGTGGTGGACATGCAAAGGGTGCGGAATTCGAACGTAAATTCGCCAAAGAACTATCGCGCTGGGCCTCGCACGGGGACCGGGACGACGTGTTCTGGCGCACTCCGGGTAGCGGCAGCCGGGCAACGCGAGTGCCCGCTGTAGCCCACGGCGGGGACATTTGCGCCACGCATGAAATCGGCCGCGCTTTCTGTGAGCACGTGCTCGTCGAGTGCAAGTGCTACAAAAAGATTGATTGGCGGTTGCTGCTGATGGATCGTAAGGGCGAGTTTTACGCCTTTTGGACCAAACTCGTAAAGGAAGCCCACGACCAACACAAAATCCCCTTAATCGTGCTGAAAGAGAACGGTCGACCGGTCGTACTCGGCACCGTGTGCGGCGAATTCAACCCCATTTTAGGTACGCGCGCCCCTTTGGTGAACTCGTGCATAGGTATGTCCGTTTACAAGCAAGAAGCACTGCTTGAACAAGCGTATGAACTGGTTTGCACACGTTTAAGGAGTTCCGCATGAGAGCGATACACGTCACCCATTACGTCCCCACACCCATCATTTGCACTCCGATCGCGATCTATCGGCAGCGCTTGCTGAACGTCACGCGCGCTATCGCTGAATTCGATCATTCGCACGACAAATGGCGTGTTGGAAGGGTGTTTATGGGCGCGTACATGAAACCTTGCGGTTCCCCCGCTTGTGCATTGGGACACTACGCGCTGCGCACGGACTTGCAGGATTATTTGGTCGCAGTGCGTGGACCCCTCGGGGGCGCCATTAAGTACAAGTACAACGGGGGTGTGGTGGGTTACGAGGGATACGAAAGCCCTCGATTGCAGGCCCATTTCAACATTACCTACGACGAGGCTAATGAGTTGTTTGCTCCGAACGGCTGCGGGGTTCCATTACCAAAATGGGCCGCAGACCACCATCCCGGCTTTTTGCCTGCGCGCGTCATTGCCTACATTCGCGCTTTCGTCGCGCGCAAGTACCCGCAGTGGGAGCGGCGCACGTGAGCTGGCTCATCGCAAGCGACTTGCACTTGACCGTAAAGCCCGAACACGAGTATCGCTGGCAGTTTATGGAATGGCTGGCAGAGCAAGCCAACCGCGACGACGTAACCGCCGTGCTGCTGCTCGGGGATATCAGCGATGCAAAGGATAACCACAGCGCTTTGATGGTAAATCGCACGGTAACGGCAATCTCGGAGCTAACCGTGTTTCGCCGCAAACCCGTACACATCCTCTTTGGCAACCACGATGGGCCGTCACAGGACCGGCCGTTTTGGCAGTTTTTGGAGCAGATACAGGACGTGCACTACCACACCAAACTCGGCATTGCACACCTCCCCGCGAAGGGGCGAGCAGTGCCGTGTTTAATGGCGCCGTGGGGTACAGAGGAAGCTGCGATTACCGAATTACGAGACCCGGAGGCGCTGGCTGTGGTGTTTGCATTCATGCATGCAAGCGTTGACGGGGTGACTGTGGAAAATGGAATGGTGTTGCCCGGACACGTACCCAACAAGTTTCTTCCTCGGGGAAAAAAGATTAAAGTGTGGAGCGGCGATATCCACCTCGCACAAAAACTGGGTGATGTTGAGTACGTGGGCGCGCCCTATCACTGTCGATTCGGGGACAATTTCAAAGGGCGCGTGATTAAGCAAGATCCCAACAAGCCCTTCGAATACGAGGAACTGCACTTTGGCGGCAGCCCCTCGCTGCACACGCTGAAAATCGCCGCCACTAATGCGAGTCTCCCGGAGTACCTTAAGCCAGGCGATCGCATCAAGTTAACCGTGCAGTCCGATCGACCCTTTCTCCCAGGCGAATGGCGCGAGCATGTTAAAGCGGTCCGCGCGCAGTGTGAAAAGCGCGGCGTAGAGCTAGTGGCTGCCGCACTCGAACGCCCGACCACAAGCACTGACGCATACCAAGCACCCTCCGGCCGACGCAGCGATGAGGCTATTGTGCGCACGTATGCGCAGCAACAGAACTACGACCCAGCCACAACCGAAATTGGCGTGGGGTTGTTGAAGCCAACATGAACACACTCACCCCATAGCCTAGGCACAACTACCGGAGCCGCCACAATGGCCGAGGTCAACACTGCAGACGAGGGATGGTTGAAGGTGCCATTTGTCATTCGGAGAATTGCATGAACGAGTCAGAGCTTAAAACCTCAAATGTACAAGTCTTGCAGCAACTCGAAGCATGGATAGAGCGCGCAAAGGGACGCCATCTGACATGCCCGCAAATCCACAACTATCCTCACTTCGGTTATGTCTGTGACTACGATGAGCGGTGCGAAGGTTGCATGATTGTTGCCGCCGTTCTCGAACTGAAGAGACCTGCTCCCGAGACGGGAGAATGTTCTGCTTGCCGTGTGCTTGATGATCTGATCGTCGAGCTTTGTGATCTGATCGGTGCGGAGCACATACCAGACCGGATCTACAAACGAGTTGAATCACGCCACAGACTACAACAGGAAACACGAGTGTGTGATTGCCCGGAAGGCGACGACGGTGATCCCAGCAAGCACGAGGGTTACTGCGATACGCAGAAAGCCGGAACGTCTCAAGCATATTGCGAGCACGGCTATCGGCCAACCTTCTGCCCAAAGTGCCCGCAGAACGATACCAACGCTATGAATGAGATAAATACATGACCCCAAATGAACAGTTCATCGAGAGCCTGCGCCGTGGGATCAAACAGCGAGATGCGAAGATCGAGGAACAACGCCAGTTGATCCGGCGAATGAACGAACAGGCTGCAGCGCGCGATAACGGGACGAAACCAACTCGTGACTTTGCCGAGTTGAATCGGCTGATTCACGAGGGCTGGGATAAAGCTCAGCGCCTCATCGATCCCGATCAATGGTCATATACGCAATTCACGGCGATACGTGATGAGTGGTTACTGCTGAATTCGGGGGCTAGAGATAGTAAAGAAACAAACCCGCGCATCACTCTAATGGACGACGGGCGCGCGATGGGTGGCTCGGATGTCTGTCATACCTGCGAGGCTCACTGCACAGTCATCGAGGATTTGCAGGCTGCGCTGAAATTCGTTTTGCGCGAGAGGATCACGCTGCACGAGGGTGCATTCTTCCAGCGCGCTGAGTCGAACGCGCCAGACCCGAGGAGCGGATGGTATTCGTTCCCCTCGATGCCCGATGTAGTGAGCGCAACACTCCATCAAACACGCGATCTACTACAAGCGAAAACTACCGCGCCACAAACAATCCTTGATCGTAAAGTAATCGTCTGTGCTGCATGTCTCTGTGCGTGCTGTTGGCAGTGTGAATTCGTATGCGCGAAACGCAATACCATATCTGTCGAGAAGACGATCCGCGAGTTATACGAGCTTTCGCGCAAGGGTGTCCGCGAGGATTCGGGCTTCTGGTTCAAGGATGCCAATACCGGCAAAGTCGATTACGACGCCAAGTCGGCGGCGCTCCGCGCATGGCACGCTTCGAACGAGGGAAGTGACGCATGAGTCGGGACAAAACACTGGCCGTGCTATGCCTCGTACTCGTGTTGTTGCTCGTGGGTGCGACATTGTACGACGCCATACAGGACGCGCTGCAATGATACGTTTGGCTGTTGCGATACAACGCATTTGGTGGAAACGACAACGGCAAATTGATATTGATATCCTGTGGCCTGCCTGTAAGCGCTGTGCGCCCACGCTCGAGGACGCGCATAAGATCTTTATGGTACATGCGGTTACGCAGCCGTGTTGGATGCGCGAGTACGGAGACAAATTGTGGCACGTAATACAAAGTCTCGCTTGATGTTCCCGATTCCTATCGACGCGGCTAAACGCGTCGCTGAGGACTACGGTTACGATCAAGTTATCATCATTGCTCGCCGGGTAGGAGAAGCGGATGAACCGCATGGCGAGCACTGCACGACGTACGGTGTTGACCGGACCAACTGCGATGCCGCCGCCCGTATTGGTGACTTTCTCAAGTTCCGAGTAATGGGCTGGATAAAAGAAAACTGAGGTAACGCAAATGGGCTGGTGTGGTGCGACTGAAATCTTTGATCCAATGGTACGGTTGATCATCGATCTTGATGTGCCGGAGGAGAAACAAGTTGAACTGGTCGCAAAGCTCATCGAGGTGCTGCGCGACGGGGATTGGGATTGCGAAAGCGACAGCGATTACTACAAAGAAAATGCAGTCGTTCGCAAAGCGTTTCTATCGCTCGACGAGCACGAGTATGACTGGGAAGATGAGGAAGACTGAGTGCGCCTCAAAACAATAGAAATACATAACTTCCGAGTCTTCGACCACTTCACATTCGAGTTTCCACAAGCCCCCGGACTGTACCTGCTCGCCGGCCGCAATGAGGACGCGCCGCAGCTAGGCGGCAACGGTGTTGGTAAAAGCTCGCTATTTGATGCTATAACATTTGCGTTATTCGGACAATCAGCTCGCGGTTTGTCCGGTGGTGACCTTGTGCGCGATGGCATGGGGCATACCGATGTATTGATTACAACCGATAGTGACACGTATCGTCGTGTTTGGTCCAAAAGCAGCAAAACCGTTTTGCAGATGAACGGTACGAATGTTGGTAGCGCTGAGGTACTGGCGCGCATCGGGTTAACACACGAAATGTTTGTTACCTCGACAATCATCCCGCAAAAAGTACCCATGTTTGCCGAGCAAAAGCCGGTAACACAGGTAGCATTATTGCAAGATTTGCTGGCGCTGGAGCGGTGGGTTGAATTTGCAACGCGGGCCGCCGCTAAATCCACCGACCTTACAAAGTCTGTAGCCGCCAAGTCCTCCATGGTCGCCTCGCTAAAGTCGCGCATTGAGGCAATCGACATCGCCGCGATTGAGCGGCGTAGCGACCTATGGAAGGAACAACAGATACAGCGTATCGAGGCCGCTGTGCGGCGGGTGCGAGAGCTGGAGCTGTCGCGCGAGCCGGCAGAGGGCGTGCAGGATATGCACACTGCACTGGCAGAAGCGCGTAGCAAGTTCGCACGGGCGAGCAACAACCAACGCGTGCTGAATAAGCAGATAGACGCGCTGCGTAATGAGAAGCACACGCTGAGCGATCAGACTACGGCGGTCAGTATTGAAATGCGCGTGCTCGAGAACAGCATGCGCACACTGAAAGAGGACAACAAGCTCCTTGAAAGCGGCGCTGGCACGTGTCCCGCCTGCCACCAAGCCATTACACCCAAACACCGCACGGCGTGCCTCAAAACGGCGGCCACGAAGCTCGCCGGCAAACAGGATGTGTGGGATGCGCGCTCGCTAACCTACAACCGTATGTTAGGTGAAATAGCTGAATTGGATAAAGGCATCACAGCCAAGCAAACACAGTTGCGCGATGCCGAGCGGTCCGCCACGGTTAACCAGGCGATCATTTCTCAGTACGACAAACGCCTCGCTGTGGAAACAGAACGGGTGCGGATGCTCGATACCAAAATACAAGAAGCCTGCGCGTACGAGGACGACTTGCGCGACGAAGTCAACCCGCATGCCGAAGCGTGGGAAACAGCGCAAGCAGCGCTCGTTAAGGCACAGGCCGACCTCATTGAAGCTGAAAAGGCGCTCACAGTGGTACAAGATGAGGCGGCCCGCTTTGCGCTGTGGAGCAAGTCCTTCAAGTCCATCCGCAGCCAACTCGTGTCCGATGCACTGCACCAGTTCGCAACTGAAATCGCGATTGCGCTCGAGGACATGGGGCTGCTCGGGTGGGAATGCATGCCCATGTTTGATGCTTCGGTGTTTGAATCCGCGCGCAACGCCACCGGCTTTCGTTTCGTCGTGGAGACTGATAAGGGGATCGAACGCCCGCTAGATGCGTTTAGTGGGGGTGAGTTGGTCCGGGTGCAGTTATCGATTCAGAGCGCGTTAGGTGCTTTGATAGCCGACACACACGGCGCCCCGATGGATTTCGAGTTTTGGGACGAGCCGAGCACCTACTTGTCGAAGGAGGGAGTGGAGGGCTTGTTCGTATCGTTGCGCAATCGCGCGCAGCGGCTCGCACGACCGATTTTCATCGTCGACCACCACTACGCCCACAGCAGTGAACTCGACGGCGTATATCGCCTCGTAAAGCGTGACGGGGCAACGACACTGGAGGCTTGATGTTGAACGACGTGACGCACAAACGATTCGAGCGGCTGTCAGGCACGCAGTTTACGGAAGTTGAATTCGAAGAACTCGCTTTAGGCGACGTATTTCGTGTGGTAGGTGAGGAAAAGTTCTACACTGCGATGAGCCGCCCGCATCCGGTGATCGGAACACCCGGTAAGTGGACGGTATATGCAGAACAAACCGATCCACCGGCGGGGATGCCACCACATGCAACAAGTACCTCGAGTGACTTGCACTCGCGAGCACACCATTAGCTGCGGACATCGAGTCCACAATCACGAAAGCCGCTGCGCTAATTTACACGGCCACAATTACACCATACAGATAACCTGCCAGTCCTATTTGCTTGACCAACTCGATAGTGTTGGACGAGTAGTGGACTTTTCTGTTATCAAATCTATTTGTTGCGAATGGCTCGAAAACGAATGGGACCACAAGTTCCTCATGTGGGAGGAAGACCCGTGGTATGACTTCCTCAAAGTTAACAAACTCGCGACTGCGACAGGACTCGTACCTATTCCAGGACTCATCGTCGTTCCGTTCAACCCTACTGCTGAGAATATGGCTTGTTTCCTTGTCGACAAATTCAATCAGCGGTTTGTCGACGTAAACGTACCAGTGGAATGCACCCACATCCGGGTAATTGAGACACCGAAATGCTGGGCTGATTACCACGCTGTGCCCCGCTACACCGGCATACTCCGCAAATAGGCCGCGCTCGTGGCCAACGAGTTTACGTACCATGATGAGGTACTGGCTAGCCTTTTGACGGACGACGAGACCGCCCGCCGGCTCGTATTGTTGGTAAAAGATTACGCTTTTCCGAACGACCAGCAAGCAGCTGTGGCGGATGCGTTGCTGAAGTTCGCTGAACAGTGGAATGTCGCAGCGAAGGAACACGCCTACCAGCTCGTCGACGAGGAACACCGGCCGTATGTCCGCAAGCTGCAGGAGCTATCTAAGGGCGTGCATCGCGACTACGTGATGAGCCGCTTGGAGCAGTTCTTGCGCGAGGGCGCGATACGCAAGAACGTGTGGGCGACGCTGGACGCTGTGAACATGGGCGATTACGACGCAGCTGAAGCCAACATCACAGGCTACGTGCGCCAACAATCGATCCTCTTTAACGCCGGCACGCTGCTTAAGGGCGATGCGTTGCGCTCGACGATGGAAGACGATGCAAACGAGGAGGTGTTTAGGACCGGTGTCGCGGCTCTCGATCGCGCGCACGTGGGGCCAGCTCCCAAAACCATGTTGGTGTTTGTGGCGCCGGCTAAGCGCGGCAAGAGCTGGGCGATGTCGCACATGGCGAAGACAAACCTAGCGGACCGCAAAACAGTGTTGCATGTGACACTCGAGATGAGTGAGCGCAAAGTCGCGCGCCGGTACGTGCAATCGGTGTTGTCACTTACGAAGCGGGAGGTGGAGGATGGAATTCCAATCAGCACACTCGAAGTCGACAATCTCGGTCGGTTTCACGGAATTGGCGCTGATCGAGTGCGGCGGCCGAAGTTATCTGTGGATCTGTACGAACGTGCCAATCGAATATTCTCCCGTTACCGTCTTTGGATTAAGGAATTTCCGACCGGCTCGCTGACTGTTGCGGACCTGAAAGCGTTCCTCGACACGATGGAGAAAACACAACACGTGGTGCCCGACGTGTTGATTGTGGATTACGCTGACATTATGAAGCTGTCGGCGGATAACCTGCGGCTCGAAACGAGCATGTTGTACCGGGACCTTCGAGGCGTCGCGTCCGAGCGCGGCATTGCGCTGATTACCGCGAGCCAGTCGTCTCGCAAGTCGGCGGATGCGCGGTGGGTGCGCGACACAGACATCAACGAGGACTACAGCAAGATCCATACAGCAGATGCGGTGTTGACGTACTCGCAGACGCCTGAGGAACGTCGATTGGGGTTGGCGCGGCTGTTTGTTTCTAACGCACGCGACGAGGGCGATAAGTGGGGCTGCCTCATGTCGCAGTCGTACGCGATGGGGCAGTTTTGCCTCGACTCGCTGCGGCTCGACAACGACGACAGCTATTGGCGCATCGTGGACGGACAACCACAGCCGGAGGGCGATGCGCAGTAGTTGGTATATGTTGGCATGACAATGCAAAGAAAATCTGTACCGGTACCAAATACTTGGTACTGGCAAGTCGTTGTAGAGCAATTAACAGGACACAAATACAGAGATGGAACTGGTCGGTGCGTATACTGTGACGTGAGTACACCTCTAACAGAAGAGGACCACTTTCCTATCCCCGCTATTTTTGGAGGAACAGAAACTGTTCCTGCCTGCGTATTCTGTCACCGATTAAAAGATCGTGTATCTCTTAGCGCGCTCCGTGACTACTATTTTTGTCATGGAGGCACTGATTCTGAGGGCACGTACATTTCTCATGGCGTGCGTTTATTTTTAGATGGTGTATTTTTTCCTTTTGGGTATTCAGAGGGTGATGGCTACTGCTCTGTCTTAGGCGACTTATACGGATTGATACAACCTGACCATTTTAAAACGTTTAAACCCGCTACACGATTGTGGATAGCTTGTCGCATTAGGGAACAGTTAGAAAGCATGGCACGCTACCCTGTTTATACAGCCAAACAAATTTTACCTCGTTCGACTACTAACAATAATTGGTACATAAAACACCACGATAACGGAGATACGACATGCGAGATCACCGATGTAGGTAAGGAAGTAATGCGCGAATTTTTGCTTAGAAAGGTGGAAGAAACAAAAGATACGGAAAAGTACAATGTTGGTGATCTTGAAACCTATTTCAATAATAGATTTCGTGAATATTAATGCAACCCAAACGCCTCATCGAGTACCCGCCCCTCAACACACTGTTTGATGCCCACGATGTCAAAAAGTTTTCAGGGCGGCGGGCCGCCTACCAAGTTGATCCGAGTTGGCGGCCCTCTGTCGTTGGAACTGTATTTGCACATCAATATTGGAACGCGGCGTGTTTCCTACAACACGACCAGTTCATCTTTTCATCCGATACGGGGTTAGGTAAGACAAAGACCGGCTTAGACGCTATCGAGTATTGCTTTCGGGCGCGTGGTGCCAAACACGCGCTAATCCTCACCGGCCGCCCAATCTCAACGAGCGAGTGGTACGACCAGGGTAAGCGCTTTATCAACATCCCCATCCAGGATGTGCGCGGCTCGAAGTACGAGCGTGGCGAGCAGCTGCTGCGGTTTCCAATAGCCCCCATAATGGTAAGCGACTATTCCACGCTGTCACACTGTTTCAGCACTCGTGTCGCGGTCCGGGGCAAAACTGCCAGCGGTAAGCAAAAAACTCGGCTCGCGCCTGACTTAACACTCTGCTCGCAGTTCGGACGGCAGTTCGATGTAGTCGTGTTGGACGAGCTGCACAACCTTAAGAATGTAGATACGATCCGTTTCGAGATCGTGAACGCCCTTATTCCCGAAATTCCCATTCGCTACGGCCTCACCGGTACGCTGTTTGATCGACACCCGGAGGACGCGTGGGCGCAGTTCTACTTGATTGACGGGGGCGTGTGCTTCGGGAGCCGGCACGATTTTCTACAATACTTTTTCGATGAGAAACCCTCGCACTGGAGTAAGTGGGCGGTAGACTACCGAATAAAGTCCGAGCGCAAAGACGAGTTCAAGCGCCGCGTCCGTTCGCGTGCACTGCGCGTGTCGCTGTCGGAATGCAAAGACATCCCTCCCATGTCACTATACCCAATCAACCTCCCCGCCTCCAAAGACCAACGCGACCGGATCGTTAAGGTACAACACGACATGAAAATGGCGCGCACGAAACAGGAGCCCGTCGACAGTAAGTTCGCGTACCTACGACAGTTGGTTTCCGGTTTACTGCGCATAAAGGAAGGTATTATCGACGAAACAGTGCGCCTGCCTGAGAACCCGAAGTTAGAATGGACGTTACATTTGATCGAGGACCTCGATGCTAAAGAACAGGTGGTGATCTTTTACGAGTTCCGGGCCTCGGGCGAGTGGTTAAATGAAGCGCTCGAATCCGCCAAGCACAAGGTAAGTTGGTTGTACGGCGGCATGACGAAAAACGAGAACGACGTACTCGAAGCGTGGAAGAGTAAAAAAACGCGTATCTTATTGACACAAACGCAGAAGGCGGCTGAATCGCTTAACTTGCAACAAGCTGCGTATCTTGTGCAATATGAATCACCGATGACGTATAGGCTCGAGAAGCAGTCACTTGCACGGGTGGGTGGCCGCATCGGGGGACGCCCCGCGATTGCGTATAAGCTGGCCATTCGCGGGTGCGTTGAGCAACGCATTATGGCGCTGATTCGAGAGGGGCGCGAGCTGTCGTACGACTTGCTTGAAACCCTCGAAGAGGAGCAACTGTTTTGAATATGGCCATTGCGATGGCGGACGAGTGCGCAGACAAGCTGATCAACGGAACGATTAACAACGCTGCTGAATCGTTACCGCCGGGATCTATCTTTGTTTACCTAGGTGTACAGTGTGTCGCCCTTAGGTACATTCGTTGTGACAATGCGCACTTCCACCCCGGACTCTACTACGAGTACGTAAACCGACACGGCAAGATTGTTGAGGGTCGGTGTCGGTGGGAGGAGCTGCACGCATTCCTACAGGCGATTGTAATTCGGAGAGTCGGACAATGAATGTATTACCTGGTGTCACACAACCCAACCCACTCCACCCCGCCTCTAAAGTCGGAGTCGTGCGCGAGCGCGTCCGTAACATCTTTGAACAAGCGCGCGATCGGACCGGCGCCCGCCAAGCCCTCGAAGTGCGCGAGGTCCGCAGCCGCTACCACCAGCTGTACGGCCAGCCCTGTCGGCGCATCGGTGCGCACATCGATGCGATTTTCAGTGACGGCAACATCGCCCGGCCGAACAAGGGCGTTTACATCTGGGTCGACGGGGTGCCGCAGCCGAAGAAGGTCAACCGGCTGATCGACACGGAGAACTTGCCCAAGCGCCGCAAGCCCGTCCCGAATGAGGCACACACAATGACGAGCGTGCAGGTGCGCGGTGCGCTCGCTATCCGCTACGACATCGACTTGTCGGTGAAGCTCATTGGCATGTTGGCGAAGGAGGGTGTTATACCGCACTCGCAGCCCACCGGCCCGCGTGGTGATTACCGCTATCCGCCGCGCGTCGTTCCGCTCCTCAACAAGATTTGGTACACAGGTAAATGAACCGCTACGGCTTCTATGAGGGGCGGCCGAATACAGATGAGAAACTGTACATCTCATCTATCTTCGAGACCATCGACGGCGAAACCAACTTGTTTCATGCCGGCACATGGTCTACGTTTATTCGCCTACAAGGTTGCCGTGTCGGCTGCCGTTGGTGTGATACGAAGTATAGCTGGGCGATCCATCGCGGCGGGGAACTGCTGACCCCGGATGAGATTATGGAGCGCGTTAAAAAGCGCGGCGCGCGCAAAGTGACGATCACAGGCGGCGAGCCCATGGAGCAGTGGGGGCCGGCACTAAATCGGCTAATAGGCGCGCTGCGGTGGCACGGCTACAACATCTCGATGGAGACCGCCGGCACCGAGTCGCTGCGCGAGATGCTGTTGGTGCATCACTACGTCAACATGATCGTAGACTTTAAGATGCAATCCGCGTGCGCGGCGAAGGGCAACTGGCAGCAAAACTGGCCACTCCTTGCAACAACCGACGTCGTGAAGTTTGTCGTAAAATTAGATGACATGCAAAAGCTTCCTGATATCGTGCGCAACATGCGGCAAGCGTGGGAATGCAAAGCGCGCATGGTATTTTCCCCTGTATGGGAGCAACAGTCGCAACTGGAGCAGTTCATGCAGCGAGCACACGTGCACAATTTTGTCGACCATAACATTGGTATAAACCTGCAGATGCACAAGTTCATCTGGCCCAATAACGTTCGGGATGAGGAAGGAGAGCAGCATGTTTCAGTGGATTCGCCGGTGGCGGGAACGCCGGGCAGCAGCAAAGCTCCCTAAGCACGATTTTACCGGTGCGCGTACCGGGCGTATTTCAAGCCAAGACGGCTGGGTGCCCCCGCCGCACAACATTTCGCCACCACTGTCGCCTGAGGAACGTGAGCATATGCGCGTGATTCGCAGCGCGCTGATTAGTGTTGGTCCGTCATACATTAAACCAACCCCTACATTTAACCGGCGTATCTATCCGCGCAGCGTTGGCCCCTACGTACCAACACGGCCTCAAATTCCGTTGAGCAACAGCGCTCGTATAACACCCCCGAGCGATGCGCGGCGCGACTCGCTTATGGATCCAACTGACCCGCTGTCGCCTTTGAATCCGTTGAACCCGTTTAATGCGCTGAATCCGCTCTCGCCGCTGCACCAGTCAACGTTGTCGAGCGATCCCGCACCCTCGCACTGCGAACCCACACACCACCGCAGCGACTCCTCGTCCTCTTCGTGGTCTGACAGCAGCAGTTCGTCCTCGTGGTCTGATTCCAGTTCCAGCAGCTGCGACAGCAGTAGCTCCAGTTCCTCAGACTCCTCATCCTGGTAACACAACAACATGAAAGCAAAAACAATCAAAGCCATCCTGCGCAAAAGGATTGACGCCTGGCTCAATACGATCGAGGACGAGGCGGTGCGCAAGCTCGTAAAGAACCGCACCATCGTAACCGGCGGTTGCATCGCCAGCATGTTGTTGCGCGAGCCGGTGAATGATTTTGATGTGTACTTCACCGACTACGAAACAACACTGGCGGTGGCGAAGTATTACGTCGACCGCTTCAAAGCCGCGCCTAACAAAGGCATTCCGGTGTCGATGTTTGTATGCGACGGCAGCCCCGAGGATAAGTATGCGTGGGGTGATTACCCGCAAGAGATCCTCGACACCCGTGGCCGCCCGGATACGGAACCGGAAGGACACGTGCGCCGCGTACGCATCGTGGCAAAGTCAGCGGGTGTGGCGGGCGAGCTGAAAGAGGGCGAGAAGGCGAAGGATTATCAATACTTCGAAGCGCGGCCCGACAACGAGGCGGCTGACTACGTACGCGGTGTCGTACAAGACCCCGCCGATGTGGAGGACTTGGTTGAGGACATCGAGGCGAAGCTGCCTACGGATGAGGACGACACCAAGCCTAAGTACCGGCCAGTGTTTCTTTCCACGAATGCCATCACGCTGTCGCACAAGATACAAATCGTGCTGCGGTTTTACGGTGATGCGGATGAGATCCACAAGAATTTTGACTTCGCGCACTGCACCTCGTACTGGACCTCGAAGGACGACAATTTGGTCCTGCGTCCGCACGCGATGGAAGCGCTGTTGACCAAGGAGCTGCGCTACATCGGCAGCAAGTACCCGGTGTGCTCGCTGATTCGGGTGCGCAAGTTCCTACAGCGCGGCTGGACAGTGAATGCCGGGCAGATCGTGAAGATGGCCATGCAGGTGTCGGAGTTGGATTTGACCGACGTGAAAGTCCTACAGGACCAACTCACCGGTGTGGATGTTGCCTACTTCTGCCAACTCGTGGAGCGCGTAAAAGAGAGCGATCCTGAGAAAGTTAACTCGGCCTATATAATAGAAATTATCGACCGGATGTTCTAACATGGTAGCTGCCGAGCGTGCTGAATTATACACGGGGTGGATGGTACTGGCGGTGCTCGCCGCGAGTGCGGTCGTAGTCGTTTACGACCGCGCGCACCCACACGCGCCCGTCGCTACCGAGCTGCAAGCAAACTGCCCGGCTTATAAAGCACGCATCCGGCAGTTGAACCAGCGCGAGGGGCTCGTTGACCTTACCATATCCGAGGACCGAGAGCGTGCCGCTGACTCTCAATACGTGCGCCGATGGTGCATAAGTCCTTGATTTAAAATCCCTTTATACGCATGCGTAATTTGGTATTGCATTAGTATATAGACTATTTTACTATGCTCTCCACGCAACGCAGATTCACCCGGAGTTCCGCACACATGCCTACTGTCGCTCAACGCATCGTCGAGGAATTGCAGCAACAGCGCGAGCTACTGTTGTCGTTCCGCACCGGTCCCGGCAACTACGACATCACCGGGCTGTTCAACGAGCTGACCCGGCGCAACGGACGCCCGCTCGACGCAACGGCGCTGCAGTACTGGGGCCAGCAAATTGTTGCCGTGCTGCGCGAAGTGGAAGACGCGGCGGGCCTCGCTAAAAACCAAGCCGCTTTCAAAAAGCTGTACGCAGCCGTAAAGGCAGCACAGCGATGATATTCAAAATCGCACAGTACCTCATGTACCTCGCTATTGCGGGCGCGTTCATCTGTATGTTTGTTGTCGCTGCCTGCTTCCCGCACTAAACCAACAGTCTACCGGAGTTCCTAACATGACCAACGACAAAGTTCTCAGCAAAATCCGCAAGATGCTAGAGCTTGCTGGCAATGCGGGCGCGACCGAGGGCGAACGCGCAAACGCGCTCTCACAAGCCCACAAGTGGATCGCGAAATACAACATCGACATGGCGACTGCCATGCAAGGTGTCGGGGAAGCGAGGAACGCAGCGGCGGACGAAAAGCGCACGCAAACCTGCGAGAAATACTTTGGCGAGGTGTGGGCGCGGCAGGTCTCGCACGCTATCGGGGGTCTCTTTTTCTGCAAATACTTCTTCGCGAGCCTTGGCGCCAACACCTCGAACGTGCTTCACACCTTCGTCGGACGCGAGTCCAACACCGTCACGGCGATGGAAGTCGCGCGCTACGTCGTGAATTCGATCTACAAAGAGGCGATGACCTACAAGCGCGATCACGGCCTCCATTACAGCGACTATCGCGCGTTTGCGAACGGCGCAATGAAAAAGGTAGTCGCGCGGTGCTTTCAACTAAAGGACAAACCGGAAGTGGAGGAGGAACAAAAGCAGCTTACGAACGGAGCAGGCACCGCGCTCGTACTCGCCAACTTCTACAAAACGGAAGAGGAAGCCAACGCCGAATACGTCAAGCGGCTGTTGGGCGAACTGCGCAAGTCAAAGGGGCACACGAAAGCACTTAGGAATCGTGACGCCATTAACGCAGGTTACGCGTATGGCGATAAGGTGTCGCTGAATCCACAGCTTGGCGGTGCTAAACCGGCCGCCGAATCTCAGCGCCTCACCAAATAAGGTATAACATCGCCATGCCTGCCCAAACACAATCCGACATCATCTTCACCCTCCTCGGTAAGTTCATTGCCGAGGAGGTGTCGAGCAAAAGCGTAGCTCTCGCCGCCGGCAGTCCGATGGCGCAGGAGTGGCGAGACCTACGCATAGCATGTGGGGTATTCGGATACCCCACAGCCAAAGAAGTGGAGGTAAAACTACGCGAAATTCTATACGCTGGACACGAAAACAAACATGCCAAAGCACTCGTGCGCGTCGCCACGCTGATATCGTCGGGCAACGCAGCCGAGGCACTTGCTATTACACAAGAGGCCCTTAAATGAGTACCAAGCACGTTACTCCTCGGGACGTCACAAAGGAACTACGACCCCTCATGCGCCTATCCCTAGATCAGGGTTGGCGACACGAACGCACATCCAACAACCACATAAAGTGGATTTCACCCACAGGAGGACTCGTACACAGCGGACAAATACGCGGCTCGGGCGACTTTCGCGCGCTGCGCAATCTCAAGTCAGATCTCGTCAAAAACGGACTACGAGTAGAGGAGGAAGGAAGAACCGTGTCCGCCGGTTGTTGCCCGCACGGTATTAGTTACCGCGAGCTGGCGAAAGGTATAAGAATCTGCGAAGCATGCGTCGACGCGTCCAAAACACCGCTCGGCCAGACTGTGCAAGCGCTCGCTGAGGCTGGGATCGCGGGCGAGGCGGTAGCAACCGCCGGCCCCACACCCACGACGCTCGGGGAGGCGATCCGGGCCGCAATGCATCCGGAGCAAACCGTGGTCGTCGTAACGGACACAGATGCCACCGTTCTCGAACGCAACGCCACCGAAAACACGCGCACGATTGAAGTGCGTGCGGTCGTGCAGGCGGTACTCGCAGCGCTACCCACTCGACAGTTTCGTACCGAGCAAATTATCACGCAGGCACGAGGACGGCTCGGGAACGTCGCCTCGCGCGAAGTTAGTTACGCGTTGCGTGTGCTGAAAGCGAAAGGCGTAGTTGTAAACCGCCGGCACGGCGTGTGGCAGTGGGCATGTGTGACGGAGTTCGACCTTGCCTCCATTAATGTGCCTGCCACGCCTCCCGCACTTGCTACACCCCCTCCGGTACAAACAACACTTATTGAGGAATCCACTATGGCCGCCACCGTGACACCGATAACCACAACCCAACAACCCGTAGCCCCTGCGCCAAAAACCGCTGTAACACCCGCTGTGTCTAGCACAGACGACGATCTACGAGTCATTGACGATGCGCTCGAAGCGTTGTCGAAAGTCGAGCAGGTGTTCCGACGCTACAAGAAGCGCATCGAAAAGGGCCGGGCGATGCAAGCGGCGCTCGATGCATTTAAGGCGGCTGTCACTGAGGACGAGGAATAAGGTCGATGCCTATGGCTCCCCACGGTGCGGGCCCTTGCTACGTGTGCGGACGTACGCACCCTGGGGAGCTTTGTGACGGAACAAAGATAAAGGTTTGCAATACCCGGCACTGTACGGTAACGGATGCAATCTTTACCTGCCAGGGCTGCGCCGCGAAGTGCTGCTGCCACACGTGCGCGGTGTCGCTTGCAGACGGGTTATTCTGCTACGACTGCCGCCCGGCGGTAGACGACCGAATACTAGGCTAGATTCTACGCTTGCATCCTAGATAGATAGTCTATATACTATTCCCACAGTAACCGGAGTCCACGCCATGTTTAACGTCACCCTTCGTAGCTTGCCCATGTCCGCTTTCTCAGGTCCGCGCAAGCGTTGTGCAAAAGCAACCAAAACCGTTGCTAAGCGCGAGAAGAAGGCAAAGGTGCGCAAATGAGCACCACCCATACATTTTACGCCAGCACGTGTCCTTCATGCACTCGCATGCCGAATAGCCCCGGTCTGCAAGCTCGTAACGAGCGGGGCCGGCTAGTGCAGGGCTGCGTGGATGAATTCCATACAGGACACGTTATGGGTGAAGCTGCTATTTGGCATAATCGTCCCGAAGCTAAAAAACTGCGCGCTGCCCTCAAATTGGGGCGGCGAGGCGGCGTCACGCTTTTTGCACCGGCTGCTAGAATCTCGCTTGCACCTTAGGTAATTAGTCTATATACTATCCCTACGTTATCAAAACAGCCCGGAGTTACCGCCCCCATGTCCGCTAAGCACCTGCCCATCGAAAAGAACGGCAAAACCGTCCCGGCTTGCGATACGCAGAAAAAGAATACCGCACACCTGCGATTTTCTACGGACGGTCAAACTTCTTGCCGACGCTGCATGCGCGTCGCCGGCTACAACTACAACCCTTAACGCTATTTCCACAGTAACCGGAGCCCGTATCATGTCCGTATTTGAACTAGGGTATACGCTCGACGAATTCACCGCCGAGGTGAATCGCGAGTCTCGGATCCAGTACACCACCGAGCAGACGGCACCGTTTTGGAATCGGGGCCAATCCCCCGCCCATGCACGTGCCGTGCTGTCGCGTAGGGGAGTGTAAGACCATGTCCAACGTACGGCGGCCTAAACACACGGTGCAAGAATATCTTGCACTGCAAAAAGACCCGGCAGCTATGCAAGCTGCTGCAGAAACGACGCGCCGGCTGTTTAGCGCGGTACAGCACCACGATCTCGAGTGTCCTTGCGAGCACTGCGTGGAGTACAGCGAAGCCGCTAATATCCTGTATGCGGACGTTACAGAGGAGTTAAACGGATGACCGCCCCTACCTACGCCTCGGTTCTCTTTAACTGCGACAACGAGCACAAAACGATCGTCAGCGAGCTAAGTACGCTTACGCACGGCGGTACGATTGAGCATCTTGCCGGTGCGCTCGACAACGGCTGTGACGGATTCGCTATCCGCAGCGACCAGGGCAAGCTCGCTGTATTCCAAATACAGCGCACGCATCGCGACGCGGACAATGACGTTACGCACTGGACCTTTGAACCCACGAATGCCACGCTACGCGCTTCTCCGCGTCTTACAGGCTATATCGTAACGGTGCTCAATGACTAACTTCGACGCTGCGCCCCCGTGCGCAATTTGTAGTAATCACCGCGATGCGAATGTGCATTTAGCGCAGTACCGTTACAGCGGTTATCACGAGTACAGCGCGCAGCTACCTATTATCGACGCACCTGCGATTGCGCAAGAGCAATTTCCACCACCGAAGGAGTTCCCATCCATGTCCACCCCTGAAACAGTCGATTTGAGCGACGAACCGACGCGCGCTAGCAGCCCGAAACCGAGCGAATGCAAATACCCTGAAGTCGTCGTGGCGCTAGTCGGCGGCGACGGCAACGCGTGCGCTGTGCTCGGCGCAGTGCAAAAGGCGCTGCGCCGAGCGGGCGTAGCGAGAGAGGAGATTTCGCAGTACATCGCAGAGGCGACAAATGGCGACTACGACCACCTACTTGCTACGACGATGCGATGGGTAACAGCCAAATAGGAGGTCGATTGGTCTGCACGGGTAGACGCCGCCGCCGGGCGGCGTTTTACTGAATCTCGACTTTTTTAAAATCTCCACTTGCAATTAGGAAAATAGTCTATATACTAATCCTCAGTCGATAACGTTTACCTAGTCCGGAGTTCCGTACCATGTCTTATCCGAACGTCCCCAAAGGTCTCCAAAACAAAGCCACCGGCGAACTGCGACAGATCCTTGTCAACGCGCTGCGTAAGTACAACCTTCCCGCTTCCTGGGGCAGCATCAACGGCAAAGACATCAAAAACGTCCGCAACCCAATCACACTCCTCGAGCGCATCGACGAGCTATGCAACGAGTTCGCCCTGAATGTTAGCGATAGCGGCGAGCTGTTTCAGCCCCTCATCGATGCCAAGCGCGCGGAATGCCCTACCTACCGTATCGAAATTAGCGAGCAGCAACGCACGTTGTTGGAGCGAGCCGCGAAGGCGCTCATCAACAACGGTGTGCTCACGATACCACAACGCAATGAACTGGAAGCGTTACGCGACATGCTCGCGGCACTACCCGGCACCGGCAAACCCGGCGATCTACACGGTTTTACGCTCTAACACACAACGACGACACCTCAGGAGACACAACATGAAAGTCGGTTCCACACTCGAGAAGATTGAGGCGGAAATTCACCGCCGCGTCGACGCCAAGCGCGATCTCATCGTGCCGGTAACGAAGATGCACTTTGATTTCGCAACCGTCGAGGTGCCGAATTCCGAACCCGCACACAGAATCTACATGGCGGTGGGTAACGAGCAGTTTGCCATCCAGCAGCACGCGCACCAGCAGCTGATCGAGTTCACGAAGATCCCCGGCGACTACTACAAGAAGTTGATGGCCGAGGATCCAGAGCTGCTCGTGACCAATCTCAACCGTCGCGTACCGCGCGTGCCGGAAAAGCGCCGCATGGTACGCCTACTCGACAACAAAGTGCGCGCGGTGCTGTCGGACGGCTACCGCCGCTTTGATAACGAGGATTTTGCGGCCGCCATCGTGCCGTTGCTGAAGACAATGGACTTGCAGGTCCTCTCGGCCGAGCTGACCGACTCGCGACTGTACTTCAAAGCTGTCGACCAGGCTATTGCGGTCGACGTACCGACCGGTGTCGCGATGGGCGACGGGGGCCACACGATTTTTGACACGATCTGCCCGGCGCTGTCGATTGCTAACAGCGAAATCGGAATGGGCGCAGTCGTTGTTGAAACCGGCACTTACACGAAAGCATGCACGAACCTCGCGTTGTTTGGACCCACGAACGGCGGTATCCGCCGCAATCATGCCGGCGCGCGAGCGGAATTGTCCGACGACGTGTACGCACTGCTCACGGACGAAACGAAGCAACTTACGGACGCAGCGGTGTGGGCACAGATCCGCGATGTTATCAAGGGCGCGTGGAGCGAGGAACGTATCCGGGCGCGGGCCGCGAAGCTCGGGGAGACAACGAAGGACAAGATCGAGGACGTGGAGGAGGCGGTGGTAACACTCGCGAAGACCTACACGCTGTCACAGGACGAGCGCAAGGGCATCATGCACCAACTCATTCGCGGCGGCGATCTCACCCGCTACGGCATGCACTCGGCCGTAACGCGCTTCTCGCAGGACGTTGAGAACTACGACCGCGCAACGTTCCTCGAACAACTCGGCGGCAAGATTATCGACCTGCCGAAGAAGGACTGGAGTGCCATTAACAGAAAGGCGGCTTAACTGCAAGGCCAATACAGTGCGGAAACGGGAAATCGTTTCCGCACTGTAAGGAGTACACACGTGGAACTCAACACACTCGGATACGCGTGGTATGCATGGCATTTGCAGTACTTCGTGAAACCGGGTTTTTGTTATAGTTTTGATATTCGTCGCAGCCCTCACCGCCACATGCACGCCCTCGGCTGCGGGTATCGCACAGCAATGGCTGTCGCAACCTTCCGCAAGCGCCAGGTATAGTCTCAATAGCACGGGGCACACAGTGTCCGTTGTCCTGAGAATATTTCCCCCCGTATCCTTAGTAACCGTCCGGGCGATAACGCCCGGCGTGCTCTTACACTAAGGAGACCGCATGTCCAAGTGCACCTGCTTTAATGATAATGGTATGCCGCACGGGGATGGTGGATGCCTCGAACATCCGCGCTACATCCGTATTGCACTACTGCGTGCGAACCACCCCGACGAGCACAACCAGGTGTTTGCTTCCGAAGCACTCGTACATATGCACGACGGCAAACGCCTTTTCTACGACGTTACAGCGCGTGTACTGTGGTGGTTTGGACCCCTTCACGAATGCATGCACCCGGTACAGCCACGTGCGCACATAACCGTCCCCACAGCCGTGCACGTACACCTCACCCGTCACCACAAACACCCGCATGGACAGTGAAACGTTTGACTATCGCTGGGGTCGTAAGCTCACCGCGTTAAAAGGTTGGGCGGAATATGTTGACCTCAATTGGTCTCCCGACCGCGCCTACGGTTACGACGCACCCAAATGCAGTTGCGTGGTAGAAAATGGCGTTGTAATGCGCCAATGTTGGAAGCATTTCAACGAAACCTATTATGGATCTAGTAGTGCATCCGGTATAGGTAAATCAACAACAACGCACACCGGAGTTCACGACGATGCCGAAGTTACACGAAATCCTCGCGGCCGAAAAAATTCCAACCGCCGCGTGGAAGACGATGGTGCAAGAAACACTCAAAAAGTTCAAAGCACCGGACAGCTTTTTCCACGGGCACAGCAAAAGCCTGACGATGCTCGATCAGGAGGACCCGAAGTCGAAGGTAATCGAAGCGCAGAACCGTTCTGAGAAGCCGGTCACGACGACAGTCGCAGAGACGTTGGAATATGCCTTCGACCTGTTCGCGCGCAACGAGGACACGCAGTTACTGAAGAACCTCGGCAACGCCGAAGCACGCGGCACCATCTATTTGCACGGTGCGGTGCTCGCTGCCGATGTGCCAGTTGATTCGTTGCTCGGTATCGAGAGCCGGCTGCAGGAAGTGAAGCAGCTGTTGCTCGCCATGCCTACACTCGATGCGACCAAGCACTGGGACCGCGCCGACCACATCGGCGAGTATGTGTGGGAGATAAAGTACCCGGAGGAATCGGCAAAAACAGCGAAGACCGCCAAGGCGGTCACACTGTCGCCGGCCACGAAGGAACACCCGGCGAACGTACAGTTGGTGCACGAGGATGTGCCGGTGGGCAAGTTCACGACCATCGCGCGCTCGGGCGAGTGCACGGCGGCGGAGAAAGCGGAAGCGATCAAGAACATCGACCTGATCATCACTGAGGTGAAGCGGGCACGGGTGCGCACCAACGAGATCGAGGTGAAGGTGGCGACCATCGGCGATAAGCTGGTAAAAGCCATTCTCGAGCCGTTGCGGCGCGTGAATTTGTAACGAGTTGGTAGCGATAGCGTTTGTGATTGTGAACCTGAGTCGCGGTTGAAGAAACCGTAATTTGAGATTTACCAACACTGCGTTAGCGCGAGGCGCGAAATAGCCCTAAAAACATACTATCTCGGTAGACGCGGGTTCGAATCCCGTCCCCCGCCCCATATCACTATGCGGGGGTGGTGCAGCGGTTTAGCACAACTGGGTTAACTGTGATTGCGACAAACAAGGTAATTTCGCGGGTGCCCCCAGGGGCGGGTTCGTAACTACGGTAAATGATACGGATTCCGCCCCTCTATTAAGATAAGAGAGATACCAATAATGACAGTTAAAATTCTACCTCCTCTGAAACTGTGCACCCCACAGCAGCGCAAGTTTCTTACACAACGCCTCCACCAATCGCGTACGCCGTCGCACTACATCAGCTGGCGTGACAACGACCGTGACGCCGAAATGCCAAAGGACGTGCGCGCGGCGAAACGACTTCTGTTGCAGTGGCAAAAGCAGCGGCAGCGGATGGCCGACGCATCGAAAACTATCTTTAATCGCGCACACGAGGAGGCTAAAACAGCCATCCTGTTTAAAGGACCAGACGAGGCCCTACACGCAGTCGAGCGATACGAGCGGATGTGCCTCGAGGCGCGCGAGAAGGACTAGCGCTGCGGCTCTACTTCGGCTTGCAAAGCGCTGCACTGTCGATAGTGCTCCCAGTACTCGGCGGCAACGCGCACAAGTAGGCCGTTAATTCGTCTATCGCTGCCGTCGACAACGGTCGCATCAGTGGCTGGTCCACGACCGGTTTCGGGCAAGGCAATACTTGGGGGGCTGATATGCGTGGTGCGGTGGAGCAACCGATTAACGAGTTCGCCAGTAGCACCGAGGTTAGCCACATCCGCTGCGTGTTTCTTTGAAAGATCATCAATGACCTGCCTGTTATTCGCAAGCGTTGTATCTCGATCTGAGATCTGCCGAGCTAACGTCAGTGTAGCAAGTTTCTGGTCGGCGAGCTGTTGTGCGAGGTGCTGATTTTCGAGCGCCGTGTATTTGTTATGCCACCCATTCCCCCATACGTACAACGCCGTGAATGAGCCTATGAGCGTTGTAAGTGCGATCGCAGCCGCGATAAGCCGCGCTTGTGTGAACATACTTACAACCTATGTTTGTGATACAGGCACTGTGGTCCCCGGCGGTCCTGATACGGAAGTGGCTGTGGTTGTAGTGGACGCCACAGTAGTCACCCCGTTCCAGTCGCGCCCGCCGCGAGTGTAGGTATCAAATACGAATTTTAAAAAGCTGTTGATTGCCACAAAAGCAATGGAAGCAAAGCCCGACGCTTCGAGTTGGTGCATGGCGGTCGGGGAGTTAATATACCACATAACGAGTATGTAATCCATCCACACCGTCCAAACAAAACACGCGCTAAGAAACAAGCGCGGGAATATCCGTAGCGAGTCAATTGTTTCCGCAATATCAAGCCAGTGATGCTTAGCTTTCATCGCGTGTCCTTATATGCCCGCTCAATTCTATCAGCGAGCACAGCGACTTTCGTCGTCAGCAACCCAACCACATCGCGCATCGCATGTCGTTCGGTGCGCTCAACGGCGGCGTTATCCTGGAACTGCCGCATTGCTTCACCAAACACGCGCTTGTTGTCTTCGTGCATTTCGCGCCGTTCTATGGCCATCTTTTCGAGCTTTTTATCCAACTCCTCGCGCGTCACCATATTGCCCATGGCGTTTTCCACGCTGTCGATTTTCTCGGAGAGTTTGTCCACACGTCCTGCATGGCGCAACACGATTAATTGAAGGCAGGTGATGAGCAGCGCCCACAAGCCGAGCGCTATGAGACTCCAACTTGGTCCGGCATCGCCCGGATTAACTGGTGTCACGTTGTGTACCGTCCTTGGTCGTCGTAGATAAAATACAGCCACTTCGGGGTCTGTGTCGTCGCTAGGCGATGCCAGCGGCGGCCACTGATTGCTGTTGACCGATCCTTGGTCGGAATCCACCCCACTATTTCCTCATGCCAAAGGACTCTTAGGTCCTCGCCATGCTGCCTATAGTATAATTCCACATCGAATATAACACTGGACTTTCTGCAAATCATGGAACGCGAGCCCGTTGATTTTACAAAAGGTGCTGAGGAAGTGATCCGCGTGTTGGCAGACGGGAGCAGTTCCGCACGCAAGATACTTAAGGCGCTGCTGAAGACGCAGGACCCGATGAACTCCTTCATCGACCTTGCCGACATGGAAATGCGCGGCAACCAAATTGCCGTTGCCTTCTTGTACCACGGCGGCGACATACAGCGTTTCACACAGGCGCTGCTGGACCGCGATCCGGAAATGGTCAAGTACGTCAACGCAACCGTAACCGGCGTGCCGCCGTGTCGGCGCGGCCCGGATCAAAAGCGCATCTCGCCTGCTGACTTCGCTGTTCAGAGCGCACTGCAAGCGCAAAAGATGGACAAGGTCACCGAGCGCATGGATGAGGGCGCCGAGCACGTACACAATTTCTTCCTCGGCCTGTTGAAACAAATGCAGGCGAGCCGCAAATTCACCACCAATATGCGGGTGAACTTAGGCCTCGAGGGCGGGTACATGGGCGTGTTTGTTATCCGCCTCGCGGAGTTGGTAGATGCAGAAGGCAAGCCGTACGGGCAGCAGCCGCAGGATGAGGCGAAAGCGGTGCAAGAGACTTACGAGCAGATTGCGAAAGAACGCGGCGATGTCGCGCCGTTGCCCGAAGATGTACAAAAAGCCATAAACGAGGGTCGTTGGTAATGCTGTCAATCACTGAAATCATGTCCGCCAAAGCCTACCACGAGCGCGGATTGCCGCCGGGGGCGATGCGTCGGTGGGCCTTTCTCGTAACGCCCGAGGAGTTGGCAAGCCTCGTCGACGAGTGTGGGAAGCGACCGGAATTGGGGCTAACACTCGAACCGCAGCAAGCGGCTGATATTAAGGCCGGACGCGCAGCGCTGCATGTTAACGGGCTGATGATCATCCCGGAGTTGATGTCGCCGGAGGACTCCAGCGCGCAGTTTGTCAGCATGATGGATCTTCCGCCGGGCAGTGCATGAACACGTGGGTAGTATCGATTGGTATGCTTGTGTGCTGGGCGATTATTTGGTTCGTACTGCGCCCCTTTGTACAACAGGAGTTAGCGCGGCGAGCCTCGCGCCACCATCGCCCGCAGCCGCAGGAGCTGTGGTTGCAAGACCACGACATGCTGCTGTACATCACAAACGTAGGTCCGAACGGTGTGTCTATCGCCTACTACAACGGGCGAACGATTGAACAGTGGACGGATAGCTGGGGGGACTGGGAGCGGCGCTTACACGCGCGCACAGTCATTTTTACGGGCAAGAAAAGTTTGCTCGCTCCCGGCGCTTAAGGTATAGCTCAGGAAGGTAAAAGAAAATGGAAAAATGGGAACGGGAGGCTAAAACCTTCGCAAAATGGTGGCACACGGGACAGTACCGTAAGTATACCAACGACACCGTGCCGTACTACCTGCACTGCGGTGCGGTTGCGCGGTTGCTGAAAACACACGTACCTAGCGCGACGCGCGAAATGATTATCGCAGCGTGGTTACACGACACGCTCGAGGACACGGATGTTACGGCGCTTGAAATCTACAATACCTTTGGCTCCGTGGTGCTACAGCACGTCGAGGATCTTACCGAGCGTAAGTACCCCGGCTGCGGTCGACGCGAACGCAAAGAGCGGGAACTCGCACGACTTTCGCAAGTCTCGATTGGATCTAAAACTATTAAGTTAGCTGATCTACTCGACAATGCGAAGGATATACTCGAGAAGGACAAGGATTTTGCGGTGGTGTACTTGCGCGAGAAACGCGACTTACTTACCTACGCGCTAAAGGACGGCGATCCGGTGCTGTGGGCGTTGTGCGATCGCGTGGTGGAAGACGGTTTAAAACTGTTGTCAGAATTTAAGGGGATTTCCAGCATGAAAACGGGCTTAACAGATATCACGTTAATTGTCGATAGATCCGGATCGATGAATAAGATTTACAATGACACCATTGGCGGTCTCAATTCCTTTTTGCAATCGCAGCGCGCCGTGGAAGGCGAGGCAGTGTTTTCTGCCGTACAGTTTGATGATAAGTACGAACAGGTCGTGACAGGCATCGACATACAACGCGTAACGAATTTCACGCCTGGGTATGACTTTATGCCACGCGGTTCCACAGCACTGTACGATGCGCTGGGACGCACTATTACGGCTATTGGCGCGCGGTTGAAGGCGTTGTCTGAAGAGGCGCGGCCTGAACGCGTAATGGTCGTGATCGTTACCGACGGCAAAGAGAACGCGAGCGAGGAATTTACCAAGAAGCAGGTGTTTGATATGATTAAACACCAAACCGACGTGTACAAGTGGGACTTTACCTACATCGGCGCAAACCAGGATTCCATGCAGTCTGGAGCTGCTATCGGCATCGCTGCGAGCAAAACGATGGATTACTCGCATACAGGTGTAGGCGCACGGGGTGCCTTCGCTGCTGCATCTAACTACACGCACAGTTTCCGGGCCGCCCCAACCCGCGAGGCTGCGAGTGCGAGTGCATTCACGGCCGAGGATCGCAAAGCGGCGGCGGGCGATAGTGCGGGACTTAAGCCGGACAGTACCGTTTAATAACACCCGCACTCCTCCTCTCTTATCATAGAAGGGTAACGTATGGTCACTGCAGTAAAGGTACAAGGTAATGCGCTCGTAGACGGCGACGGTACGCCGCTACAGCTGCGCGGTGTAAACTGTTCGGCGCTCGAATTCGTGGCGATCCAATACGCCTCCGCATCCCCCAAAACCAACTTCGATAACTGGGGCGGCCAAAAGCCGAATCTCAGCGCTGTCAAGTCCTGGGGCGCCAACAGCATCCGTGTGCCTCTCAACGAGCAAAGTTACCTTGGACTCGTATGCACTGACCAAACCGGTGCGCAACTTTTGGCAGATCCGGGCGGTAACTACCGCAGTGCTGTGAAAGCGATCGTGGACAGTGCGACCGCATTGGGGTTGGCGGTGATTTTGGACTTGCACAAGAACACCGCCAACTTCACACCGGCCGGCGCCAGTACGGCAGTGCCTGGCTTGTCCAACACGAGCGGACAGTCGGAGATGGCGGATGCCGACCACAGCTACGACTTCTGGTCGGCGGTTGCGAACGATTACAAAACCTACCCCAACGTGCTGTTTGACCTCTTTAACGAGCCGCATATTGACAATTTCCAAAATCCCAGCACTTTCTCACCAAACCCCGGCACTAGCTTGCCGGCAGGACTGAACACCGAAGCGGCATGGGCGTGGGCTGTGTGGCGCGACGGGGGCACCGGTAAGCTGATCTACGCCAACAACCAGACCTACTCGCAGAACTATGCCTCTGCCGGCATGCAGGCCATGTTGGATGCCGTGCGCGCGACCGGCGCCACGAACATATGCATGGCGGGCGGGGTATCGTGGGCGCAAGACCTTGCGTTGTGGACGCAGTTTTGTCCCATCGATCCGATCAAACAACTGGCGTGCTCGTGGCATGCGTACCCGAGCCAACAGAACCCCGCCTACCCGAGCTATCCGCCGGGCACGTGGTGGGGGCAGCCGAAGGGCTCGTTTGATTACGCAGCCGACATTCTCGCCGCCGGCTACCCGATCATTATCGGCGAAACAGGAGACGATCCCAACAACCAACTCATGCCTGTACTGTTGCCGTGGGCGGATGCGCACAAAGTATCTGTTACCGCGTGGACATGGGATGTGGGGTGGGGGAATGATTCACTCATTGCGGATGCGAGTGGCACACCTGTAAACACCGGCATCGCGTACAAACAATGGCTTCAAACGCACACCTCCGGAGGTACTCCTGTGTCCACTACCCAAAATGCAGCCCTGTCGATCGCCTACAACAGCGTGGCCGGTTTCCCGGCGGGCAGCGTCGTTGACCACATCAACGTTGCACTTACGGCGAAAAACAACACCGCCAACACCCCGCCTGCCAAAAACGTCGCGCCCGGCACTGCCAATGTGACCTTCACAGGACTCGCACCGGACACGTACCAAATTGCCGTGCAAGCAATGCCAGCGACGGGCAGCGGGTTTGGCACGCCGGCAAGCGGCTCGATTACCATTACGCAAGTCAACACCACTATCTCGTTGTCGCTGCCAAGCACTGTCACTGCTACACAGCCGTAATGGGTCTTCGAACGACCGTTGCAGGATTGGAACAGTGGGCAATCTTGCGCGACGTGTCACTGGATTTGCCCAAGCCGGGTGTGCTCAAAGCATGTCCGTTTTGCGGGCATCCGGCCGCATTTGCTGACAATAGCAAGCGCTACCAAGGACACGACAAGTACGTTATTGCCGTGTCCTGTTCCAACACGAGCTGCGGTGTGGTGACGCCGGGTCACTACACCACACGAGAGACTGCGGCCGAGGCGTGGAACCGGCGCGTGTAACAATTCGGTGACATTTGGTGTTGGATCACCCGGATGGAATCGAACCATCATGTACGATGTTCAAAGCATCGTTGGGATACCAGTAACCCACAGGTGAAAAATGAGTCGATTTGAACGTGTGGTGATCCAACTGCTGATCATTATCGCTAATAGGGTAGCGCGCAGTGCATCACCTGCAGACAGAATAAACATCGATCACGACGGGTGGCCGATGTACGGCGACAAACCCTTTTAAATGGATCAGGCGGTTGGAATCGAACCAACGTGAACTGCGTTCAGAGCGCAGTGGGGATGCCAGCAACCCACACCTGAGAATTTCTATGACAACAGAGAAAACTGCTATTTGCGGAGCGATCCGGCCTCAAGAAAAGCCTACGTGCCGACGTTCGCAAAAGATTGGCGGGCCGCGCTATGTTTGTGGACGCGAACCGAAGCACGAGGGGCCGTGCGGCTGCTGGCGGTTTTTGTCGCAGGTCGCTGCTGCGAAATTGGCGGGAAGGTAAGGAGTTGCACCCTACTTTTGGGGTTTGGAGTCCCATAGCTCGCTCCGAGCACCGACCCGTGAAACTATGCCTATCTACGGTAGTCTAACACTACGCGCACGAATACTGGCAAACGATGAGCCGGCGTGGTTGAAAAAGCACGCACGCCGCGATTACATCGTGCAAGTACATCTTGCCACACCACGCTGGTACTCGCGTAAAGAAGTCGTACGGCTTAAGCAGAAGGCGCACGAGCTGTCGAAAGCGAAACGACGCAAGTACGTACTGGACCACATCATCCCCCTCACACACAAGCGCGTATGCGGTTTAAACGTACACCACAATATGCAAATCATCGATGCCGGCACGAATGCGCGCAAATCCAATCACTGGTGCGAGTGGCACGGGGAGTTATTCGCGGAACCTGAGCAGTTTCCACTGTTTCGATAGCGTGCCGGGCGCCGCGTGCCCATCGGTGCTAGGAAGTTTTGTGGCCCGCAAGCGGGGAAGATTCCTACGACGGGACGCCCATGCACTCTGGCGGAAGGCAGTGAACTCGAATCACAAACGCTTATCGCGTTCCATCCGCTTTCCAAGCGGCTCGAGGCCCTGCCTCGTTTACCTTCCAATGTTGGCGGATACCGTAGGAGTCGAACCTACACGGCCCGTTAAGACCCTAACACCGCTTTCAAGGCGGGCGAGCGCGCCAGTGCGGGTATCCGAAAAGTAGGTGAGGCCCGGTGCAGCGGATAGCACTTGGACAGGTGCGTCCACACCGGGGGTCACCGAGCAGCTGAACCGGAACTGCGCTTGTTCCTTACTGGCCTTTCGGCCGGTTCGTTTGCGAGTATAAGGGCACTTGCGCGCGGGTGCAGTCGCTTACTGCACCTTGCGTCACGACCAACGCGCAGCAGGAGCGACACTGCCGCCATGGCGTCTAGCAAGTGTTTTCTGGCGGATGGCAATGGAGTCGAACCACAAGCGCTTGCGCACTCCATCTGTTTTCGAGGCAGTGCTGACACCGTGTCAGTTTACCATCCGTAAAATCTAAGGCGGTTAGGTTTAAGTAGGGGGCAAACCCTTACCCGGCGCCGGGCCCAGCATCACCGCAAGCCCCTACCAGTCTTGACCAGCAAGTACCGGTAGGAATGTTTGGCGGAAAGCAGTGTACTCGAAACACACACCCGTTAGGATGCCCTCTGTTTAGCAAACAGGTACGAGCGCCTGCCCGTTTTACTTTCCGTAAATTGGTCCCCGCAGCAGCTTGGGGAGCTGCGACCGTCCGGTTAAAAGCCGGATGCTCTTCACCCGTGTGAGCTATACGAGGAATGTTTGGTGCTCAGTGATGGAGTTGAACCATCTATCTCCGCGTTACGAATGCGGCGCATCGCCGGCAATGCTTACCGAGCTTATCGGAATAAGAAGACTGTACCAAACATGCTCGCACCATCGGCAGCAAAACACCGCGCGCCATCCTCGTAGTCGTTTGCCGCACTGTCTGCAGTTCATGTTGGAATTATACATGGAGCCCCACGTTGGACTTGCGCCAACCCTCGCTACTTACAAGGCAGCTACACCGCTATCTGTGTTTGTAGGGCGAAAAGTACCGCCGAGCCCCTGTGCACACGCAGGTATTGGAAAGGCCCGGCGGATTTTGCAATTAGAACCAGACGCTGGCGCCTTTACTGGCCTTTCGGCCGGTTCAATATGCATACTAACATGTTGGTGCCTCACCGACGAATTGCACGTCGCGCCTCATCTTTACCAAAGATGCGTTCCGCTCGCAGAACTTGAGAGGCAGTAAATTGGCCTCCACGGTTGGACTCGAACCAACAACAGCAAGCCTTCGGAGGGCTCGCGCCGTATCCGACGGCGTGGAGTTTAAAGTGGCACCCCCGGTTGGACTCGAACCAACATATCTGCCGTTCGTAGCGGCGGATCCTTGTTCCGAAGGCAGGGGCGTAGAAAACTGTCCGGCGGCAGTAGGCGCGAGTACGGCTTGCGCTTTCGCCGCGCACTTACCTTAAAGGCCTGCCGGTATGGCCGTTACACCGGTTTGTAAAGGGCTTGGTAGTAAAATAAATGGTTTAGCGTGTCTGAACACAGGCGCTCGCACACTGCCACACCACCGGCCAATAACCACCCTTTGTTTAGGTAGTCAGTGACTTCGTTATTAAAGTACTGCAAGTTTGTGTTACTTACTACGATGTATTTCAATGTTGGTACTCGATGTAGGATTTGAACCTAACCCGTTGCAGCCAGTCCGACCGCTCTCGCACGCTTATAAGGCGCACCCGCACACCAGTGCTATCGAGTATTGCTCCTTTCCGAGGGGCGGCGGGCAGTGTAGTTAGCGACGCTACACTGAGTTGGGAGCTACCCAACCAACCCCGCAGGCCCCTCGTACTTCTTTGTTGCGGTAGCTGGACTTGCACCAGCCTTAAATCGGCTTATGAAACCGTGGCGAAACTACCTTCGACCATATACCGCAAAATTGTGCCCGCTTCGCTTTTCATTTCGTGGCAACGGACTAACACGCGGTGGCACCTATCAGCTCCCTACATGCATGCAACGCATTTGGGCGGGGATGGAGGCAGGGGTTAGGGAATGCGCATGTCTAGAATACGCCAATACACCTAAAGCCGTACCAACACCCCCATACCTGGTAGCGGGAGAGGGATTCGAACCCCCGACCTTCTGGTTATGAGCCAGACGAGCTACCTCTGCTCTATCCCGCATCAAACAATGCCGCGTTCCTCTTATATACCGGATACGCGGCCAACCCGGTATTGCAATTCGAGGAGGTGCTGTTGGGACTATCCTACAGGAGAACAAAGGACAGACCGGACTTATGGACGCTACGTGTCCCAACAGCACCGACAACCGAACTATACAGCGAACTTTGAATTGGTGCCTCGAGAAGTGCTCGCACCTTCGTATCTGGGTTTTCAGGCCAGCGCTACTCTGTCTCAGCTATCGAGGCAAATACTGGTCCTCACGGCTGGACTTGCACCAGCACGCCGGTTAAGGCACAGCGTTCTCAACACTGCGTGTCTGCTGTTTCACCACGCGAGGAATAGTTTCAACGGATCGTTTCAATAGTCTTACCATCCTCGTTCATAATGTAGGCGACGTTGTAGGAACAGGACTGGTCCATTCCCACTGTTACCTCTGTAGTTTCACCCGGTGCGTCGCCGCACTGTATAACCGCGCACAAGTTTTCCTTGTACGTTACGTGGACGGCTTTCGCCTCACGCACTGATATCGCTTCTGTGTATGAGGGCTTAGCGGGCGCTTCTGGCCCGTACTTATAGAATTTTACTGTCAACATAGTCTACTCGTCCTACTACTGCTAAGAAACTGGTACCTCTGGTGAGAGTTGCACTCACACACCTTGCGGCGCCGGAATTTGAAGCCGGTGCGTCTGCTGTTCCGCCACAGAGGCAAAAGTTGGTATCCCCGGCGGGAGTTGCACCCGCAGTTGAACGGATTTTAAGTCCGCTGTGTCTGCTATTCCACCACGAGGATGAATGGGCACCCACGGTTGGAGTCGAACCAACGCTGGTAGCTTAGGAGGCCACTTTCGTTCCGCCGACGTGGGTATCACAGATGAACAGTACCTGCGACTACGGTAATGGCGAGGATAAGGCAGATCAGCAGCACCGCAATGTGCAGCAGTGGGCCCGGTTTGCCTATCATCGACATGATCGTGATGATCGCAGCGGCGATCAAAAATACGAGAACGAGAATTGCAGCAGCACTCATGTTGGAAACTCCTTTTCTAACACGGGTGGGCGGTAGCAAGTAACGCTCCCGACACAGCTGGCACCCTCGGTTGGAGTCGAACCAACAGTCTGCGGCTTAGAAGGCGCGCTACCGATCCGGCCGGCGAGGGCGAAGGGTGGAGCGGAAAATGGGAGTCGAACCCATCAGCGGCGTCGTTGGCAACGATACCTCACACCATGTGCATCCGCATGTTCAGTTCTTTCGTCCGTCCCACTGTTGCATTATGGGCAACCACCCGAGAGGATTTGCCGCTACCTCTGACATCTCCCACTTAAAGGAGGGAGCGCTCTGGTGCTCTGAGCTACGAGTGTTATCAACAGTCGCCACGAAAGAATTTGGTGCATGCTGTTGGATTCGAACCAACTGCCTCCCGGTTATCAGCCGGGTGCGCATCCGTATGTGCCTCGCATGCGAAATAGATGTGGGTATTTGTCCGGCACCCACCGAGCCGTGCGGCTATTGCAGCGTAACCGCGACACCTCCAGCGCTTGCATTGGCACTGGACCGGGCCGTTAAAGGTGTAGTGAAGTAGGATGTTTGGATTTGCACCAAGACCTCTGTTATTCCGCACGTCTGCGGATTCGACAGTGCTCTTCTATGACTGAGCTAACACCCTACATATTCACTATACCTTGAAGTTGGTCGGAGTAGTAGGAATCGAACCTACCTTGTCGTGCTCCCAAAGCACGCGATCAGCCACTGACCCACACTCCGATGGCGAGTGTCTCTCCGCTCCTGTCACGCCTGGATCGCCCGGCGTTCGGCATTGGCTGGTGCGGGTAGCAGGATTTGAACCTACGGCCCCGTGCGCCCGAGGCACGTGCTCTGACCAGACTGAGCTATACCCACATGTTAGAATTGGAGCACCCGGCCGGACTTGCACCGACGATTTTAACGCTTTGCAGGCGCCTGCATTTGCTGCTCTGCCACGGGTGCGTGTTGGAGGGTCGTAATGGAGTCGAACCATTTATGGAGTCCGGTCACAGCGGAGTCCGGCTACCGAGCCAACGGCCCATTGTTTGTGCCTTCCCGCGCACGGCTTGCGGCCGGTCGATCGCGTGGCGCGAGTCACGGCGCACTCCGAGGTGCGCTGGGCTTGATCGACAAAGTTGGTACCTCTGGAGGGAATTGCACCCCCATGCCGTTTTACGGGCGCTGCGGTCTGAACGCAGTGTGTCTTCTGTTTCACCACAGAGGCAAAATGAGCATTAGGACAGTGCGCTGGTGCCGCGTTGGCATTCGCGCAAACCTCCGTTAGACAGCGCTATCTAACATCATCGATCCTGCTTTATACAGCTTGCATAGCCCCACTCGATATGGGACACGGCACTGTCCTAATTTGGTAGACCGTACGGGATTCGAACCCGCCTAACATGCTTGAAAGGCACGTTGCATCACCGAGACGCATACGGTCCGTAAAATTTAAGTGGCTCTGGCGCATAGGGGTACTCGTGTGAGGCGCATGCGCCACTGGCGGAGACAGGTACCTGGCACGACTTACGCACCGTTGCTGCGTCGTAACCTGCGCTGGCTTGCCAGGCGAGAGCGGTCTGTGCGGCAGAGCTACTAAGTATACCGCACGACAAACACTGGTAGACGTGACGAGACTCTAACTCGTTAGGCTACGGTTGAGAACCGCACTGCGCGAGACACTTTGCATTCACGTCCATAAAAATTGGTGGAGCTGTCGGGAGTTGAACCCGCAGGGTTTCCTTGCAAGGGAGACCCGTTGCCCGCAACACAACCCCGTGGTTCTTTGGTCTAGCCCAACATCTGACGGCTGGGCAGGCGCACATAACAGCAACGTCACCGGTAATTAACTGCTACATGTTGATCGCTTTTCGACTTACTGGTAGGCCGCCAGGGATTCGAACCCTGGACCAACTGGTTAAGAGCCAGCTGCTCTTGCCGCTGAGCTAGCGACCTATAAAGTTACGCTTCCGGTCATCTGCGCCGAATATCCCGTGGGCTAGTACCCACATGCTACAGGACATGGACGGGCGTACAGAGCCGGACTTGCGTTCTGGTGCGTCGCGGATGGAATCGAACCTCGTGCCCTAAAGGGACCTGGTTTACAGCCAGGCGAGCGGCCACCACTCCTTACTTGCGCAACGCATGGTTGGTACCCGATGTGAGGATTGAACTCACTCCACCAACTTTGTAGGAGTCGGCGCCGTCCCAACGGTCCGGGCATAAACAAAAAGGATGACAATAGGCGTGCATCAGACGCCTCGTTTTACGTCACGGCTCGCGCCGCTTGGCTAGCTGCTCGCAGGTGGTCCGTAGACCACCATTTTCGTCACCGCTTCTACCAGCGGCTCCTCGAACGTCGTTAGGCCGACTACCCAGCCAATTCTCGTATCCTCAAAAATCGTTGACGACCTATTTTTTATCGTGGTCAGCCGTCAGTGTTTTCCAGTCCTTTTTGGCGCCTCCAACGGGACTCGAACCCGTCACCCACTCGATAGACAGTCGAGTTTCACCCCAGGTGTAGAGGCAGGTTCTAACACTTAGCTGTAGGCCTGGGGCTCGAACCCAGCGCATCTCCGTTAACAGCGGAGCCTACACGCCCGGTGCAGTTGCCTACAGCAAAGTGTTAGATTTGGAGCGGACGGTGGGAATCAAACCCACCTCATTGCGTTGGAAGCGCAAGGCCCAGTCACTAGACCACGCCCGCTCAAACCTAAATGTCAACCGAATTGTTAAAGAACGTCCGGTGATTTAGTTTGGGGGTGTTGGAAGGAGAGCGGTTGCTTTCCTTTTTGGCCCCCGTCCTGCACCGGGGGCAGGAGGGATTAGAGCTTGGTACCTTCGAGTCGGGGCGCTGTTGGCATAATATTCCAACTATCGCGCCCAAACGTCGCCGCGACGACACATTGCTGCGCCGGATAGGCTAGACGTGAAGGTACTAAGGATCTAAACATGTCTATATACTAAATTCGATTCGATACACATTGCAAGTACTTTCGTAAAAATGCCGGGAGTGGTCAGCTCCCGGCGAAAGTTACGGACGTATAGCGCAGTGGAAAACCTCGAGAACAACAACACCGAAACTCGAGGCCCATGGTCTGTGCGCGTCAACATCCGGCAGTCGACACCTACAAGGGAGGTCGTAAGTGTTTTACCGACTGCATTACAACTATACGCGCGTCACCAGTAGTAAACGTGTGGCCGGCGGTAGCTCGGGAAATTAAGGCTGTCCGGATCGCGACCCAGCTCGATAAGCCGTTCAAGTTGATTTGACCGGATACGCGCGGGGCGAATGTGCATCGTGCGATTCCACTCGCCGGAGGGCTCGGTCATAATTTGCAAACGCTTGTTGGGGTGTTGCTCATAGCGATACACATCCGGACGATACCAACACGGACGGTAGTAGCCGTAAGCAATGAGAATACGCACACGATGTGCACGTGCAACGCGCTGCTGCCAGCGCCGTAAGGATCGCTTCATGTCGAAAGACTCCCGTTAGGTTATCTAATTCGACATGAAGTTCTCCTCATAGTGGTTCAAAGGTCGCAGTTTCAACGAACGCCTGCTAAGCGCAATCAACTATACCGGATAGGCGCCGGTGAGCAAATAGTTAGCAAGCCGATTCGCGCGCTTTTCATGCACCTGCGTGCGCCACTTGCTGTTCAACAATTCGTCGTGCGCCGCCTTCCAGTTATGGAGCCGGATCGCGGCTCGCGTATCGACAAATCCCAGCCACCTCCCCGCACCCATGTTGAAACACAATTCAACCACCGCGTTGCGCCGACAATCCGTATCCAAGTACGGCCACTCCGGTGTCCGCTCCGCGCCCGCGAGTGCCTTCTGTAAATCCACTGTACGCCAATTATCCGCTTGCTGTTGGGTGATCGTGTACCCACTCCACTGTAGCATGGGGTCTAGTCTGTGTCCCCACCCGACGGTCCACCATCCTTCGGTGTCGACATAGGCGGTAAGTTCGCACCGCTCGCTGGTGTTGATATCCCTAATAAGCCGTGCATCGAAGTCCATTTTCCATCCTTGCCCCGGAACCGAGCTTCTGGACGTGGGGTGTGGTGAATTACTTTCCGTGTAACAATTTCAATCGAGTGGTATTGTGGATCCAACTGCCCCTCAATCGGCTCGTGGTCGGGCGGTGCGTTATTGCGTGCAAAAGCCTGCACCTGCTCCTCGTTCGCATGATTCGTGCTCACGAAACTGTCGTGAATTACGCCTGTGTCTTTATGGTAAAAATGAAAGTGTCTCATCGAATTACAAACTCTATATCTACGACCACCGAGCCGTAATTAATTGTTTGACTGCCGGAGGACGGTACTACAATGGCAGTGCCGCCTGTGATGAAATTATAAAAGCCCGCTTTATACGTAAAGGGTAACATGGCTTGCAAAGTAATGGATTGGACAGCGCCGCTGCCGGTGGGAACGACTTGCAGGGGTGTAAAGAACGCGCTTTGGGCGACAGCGGGATCATTGCCTACAATGGGCGATCCGGTCGGGGAGTTAGACCACTGCCGCAGCCCCCACACACCCATTTTTATATCACCAAACGTACCTGCTACCTGCGCCGCGTTCAGTGTCGCGGTAATGATCATCGTACAGTCGTAATTGGGAGCGGGTGTTGCGTTGAGATACGAGAAGTACCACGTGCCCGCCGGATTCGTTACACCGGTGGTGGTGGTGGAAACGCCACCCGAAGCAATGAGCGTGGCCGCGTTATTGCGAATTTGTACGGTATCTTGGAAGAGTGCATCCGGTGTAGGACCGTAGTCCACGGAGTTAATAGCTGCGCCTACAGCGTAGAAACTCGTATCCAAATACACTGCCGAGCCGGTCGGTACGCCCAGTGACGCACCGGTCGCTGAATCTAGTACCGATCCATTTTTCAAAAATCTGAAGGTAGTCCCGTCCCACGTCACCCCCAGCACATCGGTTGTGAGGTAAGCAGCGCCCGCCGTAACGCCTGTTCCATTTTTGAAAATGTAAAGGGCACCGCTTACTGTACAATCAATCGCCGCTGTAATTGTGCTGTAACCAGAATCAAGTCCCGGCCTTACCCCCAATCCCACCATTACGTCCGTTAACGCACTTACCTTCCAAAACACGTGCGCTGTAGGATATCCCTCAAGCGAATACACATCCGCATTCCAACCCGCCGTCGTGTTGGCAAGGTTTTTAGCAAATGTGACCCCATTTACTGACGTGCCGTTGCGGGCAACAAAAGGAGTGGGGGTGGCTGGATTCAACAATCCAAAATAAACGTTGTCGAATACGAAGTTGGGCGAGTTCAACGAACAATCAAAATACAGCGACTTACCGGGAGCCGGTATTGTTCGCCAATTAATGTTGTCGGCAAAGTAGGTAACAAATTTACCGTCGTACCGTATCTCGAGTAGCGTGTCGGTAGTAGCGGTAATGGGAATCGTATCAACCAATCCCCCATTTTCATAGATTTGGTAAAATCCACCCGACACGTACCACGCGTAATCCAGTGACGCGAAACTCTCATCGGTAAGGGGGTCTGAATTTAACCCAAACATGCCGTACAACATAGGCGTGCGCGTAACCACCCGAGCAACACAACCGCCCGAAAGCGCATCCTCGCTATAGCAATCTGAATCCCATGCGGCGGCGGCGTTTAACTTCTTGTAAATTTGATTGCCCGTGCATACCGCGCTGTTGCGCGCCACTAACGGCAAAGCGCCCGGTGCTTCGAGCACACCTGCGTTCTGCCCTTGGAAAAAGCCCTGGTATGCAACTTCCTCTGACAGCGAGCGTACGCCTCCACCAAACAAGTTGAATGAAACAAACTTAGCCCAGAACGGCAGCCCCGCGTAACCGGGATCAAAAGCGAGCCGGAAAATGTCCTGGTCAATAACGGCAAAATTGCTGCCCGCCGGATGCGCAACAGTGTTCGTACTACCGTATTTACCACGCCGAAGGTATGTGAGCACAAACGCGTTGTCACCTAACGCCTGGGCCGTCTGATAGGAAATAATTTCTCCATCCACGATGCACGGTGTTAGAATATTGTCCGCATCCGCCCGTGTACCTGAAGTCATTGTTAGAGGGCTAGACTGAAGTAATTGCACCGACACGCTGTTGGCGGTATCGGGGTCATTCCCCGCTGGTAGCAACTGCGTCGTCGTGCCATAACGACTTGGCGCATCCACCACACCCACACGCCAATACGTGATATTGTCGAGCGACAAGTACACCCCGCACCCGCCCCATTCGCCCCCCGCACCGCCTACCGCAATCCCCAGCTCATACCCGTTTGAAGCGGGCGCCGCGAGCGAGGGCGGGAATGTGAACATGTAGGGTTTAGCAACAGGTCCCGGATCACCTAAGAAGTTCTGCACGTAGGCTTGTGCAAATTGATTGTTGTAAAGGGGCGCGGCGGCCGGACCAACAACCATTTCCTCCGCGATAATTTCAATCGTGTCATCAGGATTGTCGGTAACGTCCGTAATGCGCACGAGCTGATTAACAATGCCCATCCGGCTATCGTTGATCGCTATAAGGTCCATCGGCTCAAGCAAACAAAAATCCGCCCGCAACTTGAAAGCAAACGTATTGCGGATGTACAGATTGCGGTTACACATCAACGTGGCAATTTGATGCGCAACTGCTCGGTTCTTAATCAAATGCAGCGAAACAGCAGACTGCACCCGCAAGCCGTTTGTTGCGACGTCCAACTCGTCGCGATACTCCGCAATGGCCGTGTTGTATTGGTTTGTGCGATCAAGGAATTCTATCCGCCAACAGTTAAAGGTCTGATTGGCAGGGATAATAGACACCGTAACGGGCGCCGAGGTGCCGGTGTTAGGATCTATCGCATAGTCACTGTCGTCAATCGAGTAAAGTGGTGTTAGATTTGGAGTATAGGTAACTCCATTACCCGTAATCGCCGTATCACCATATGGAACAAATCGCAAGCCTGTACCCGGCGACCACACGCAGTTGCTATTAGTCGCTTGCAGTACTTCGTTGATAAAGTCCTGCGCGGCACGCTGCTGCTGTTCACAGGCTGAGAAAAAGAAGTTGTTGGCTGTGCAGTAGGTTTGGAACTGATCACTATCTACCGGAGCAAGATAAGGGAAATTCGCCCCGTGATTGGGATCTGTGCAATAGTCAACAAGAAACACCGCCGGATGCGCATCCATTGTGCTTGTGTAAAGGCACATACCGGATACTTCAAACGTGTAATTCGGTAATCCAGCCGAACTCCCAAGGTCTAAGTTCGGCGCTGCAATGTAGGCGGAGTGGTCATAGGGCAGTGCGTGATCAAGGTGGTGTTGGGTCATGTACGACCACGGTGCTTGTGCGCCAGCACCGCTAAAAAACACCATATTCTGTGCGGCCAACGTCGTTACGCTTTGGTTGTTGAAAACCGCCGTAACGGCCGGCACCGGTCCCTCGCACAACAAACCCATGACCGAAGCGCTGTAGTCGTAGGAACTCGAAGTCTTTGACCCGCCGCCCTTGCCGCCTTGCTGTTGAGAAACGGGTGTTGCGGTGAAGTCAACATAATCAATCAAAATCATCGGCAACCGGTCTGTACCGTACAACAACGGAATGCAATTGCCGTAGGAGGACTGGTTGATCTGGATTGAATTGAGCCGAGTAGGTGCTTTACTTTGCGGCTGTTTAGAGGAGAAAATGCCGCCCATTAAAAGGGACTCCAGTAGCTATGGAACCACGGCGCCATCATGCGCTTCTCACAAAACTCAACTCGTCCCGCGCGCCGATGCGCGTGAATGATGTACTCCTCACCCACTGCAATCGCCCCGTGCGACGCGTGCCGACCAAACTTGTACATCAGCACGTCGCCGTCTTGCGCCAACTCCACTTTGTGCGCCCACTTCTCGAGGCCTGCCATATACAGTTCCTCGTTCTGGTGTAAGTGCCAATTTGGGCTGTAGGGGCGCGGATCGTAAGCGGAATCAACTACACCGATGCTGCTATAAACACCAATTAACAACATGGCGCAGTCCACCGCGCCCTTATCACCCTTTACGTAACCACAATCCACATACGGTGTATTGAGCCAGCTAAAAGCCTCGGCCACCGCTGCTTTACGCAGCTTATCAACTTCAAGCTTTGTACGTCCTTGCGCCATTCGCCCCTCCAAACGGACTCCCCGTCTTCGGTCCCCCCTGACCACCATAATCTTGGCGCGAGCCTTGTATAACGTTACCGCCGTCGTACAGTGTTTCTGGAACCGGAATGTAAGGATAAGACCTATTTCGTTTTAGATTGTTGAATTTGACGGTACAGGTAGGAATTGTCTTATCACAACCAGGCAATGCTGTGAACCCCACACCCGCCACCGGTGCAGACGGCAACGGGTATGGCAACGTAAACACACCACCCGATCCCTGGTACGCCTTAACATTACGCGAGATACCCGCCAACACACCGGTCGTAAACGTAATACGCCCGAGGGTGAAGTAATCGTCCGGCTGCGTACTGATGTTGGTAACTACATGCAACGTATCGGAACCGGCGAGCACAACGTCTACATTGGTGTAATTAGCCGGCGATAATCCACACCCCGGATCAAACAGCGTGTGAATACATCCAGGAGCAAGGATGTTGGGCGGCATTTGCACGTTCAACATCTCGATATCGGAATTGACCGTGACAACAGCTGAGAAACGATCGATTGTTATCTTATTAACGCGCCCCTGGAACCACGGCGTTGCACCCGGTGTCGTGTCCTTGAAGTCGTTAAGAAACATCTTAGACCAGGTAATGCGCGCGCCGTCGAGGACGCGTTCTTTGCAGGCCTGTAGAAACGGAAATCCTCCAAGCAACACCGGGGCCACCGGCGAGTCTGCTTGCGGGGAAAACGTAATATCAACCGACTGCACCTGTAGTCCCAAACTCTGTGTCGTCGCACCGCGCGTAATAGTAAGCCCGGTTTGGTATAGTTGATTGCCAAAGGGCATTGGCAACTGTGTTGAGGTGAAGTAGTACACCTGCTTACCGCCTGCCAGCGTAATGGTGTACAGGTCTGCCCGCTTGTACTGACCCGCGTCCAGTATTTCCCTTGCTGCAACAGAGGCTTGCTTCATAGTATCACGCTATGGAATTTAAGCGCCTGTAGACTCCAGAATGTTGACATGAACTGTTCAGGTGCGCTGATATCCTCATCAAACCGACAGTTGTAATAGAATTTTCCGGTCCACGTCAGCGTATGCCCACTGGCCGGCGGCGAACCGGGAGAGGGGAAAGTGACGATGCCCGTCGGACCTACCGAATAGTTTGCGGAGCTGACGAGCACACCGTTGTCGTAGATCTGGATCGCGGGAGTGGGTTGTACGGCTTGTACGATCTCAAACCCGAATGGGCCGTCTACGTTGTTATTGCCAGCAATGAGCTGGAATGTGCGAGTAATGCCGTCACCTGTTCCAAACGGGTACGCGGTGACAGAATTAAAAGCGCTGTCCTCATACAAGAACGTATTCGTTTGTCCTTGCATTTGGTTAAACAAGCCTACAATCTTACGCAAATCGTCAATTGCCGCAGCCCGGTCCAACAACTCATAATTCAACTCCCACTCCACAATCGGGTACTGCGAGTAGGACAAGGTCGAGGTTTTGCCGGTGACCGCCTTTTGCACTGTCGTGCGCCACACGTAGCTACGCGCCCCCTCCCACGTCAACCCCTTAATGTTCTGTGGGAATACACTTGGATTACCTACCGACAAACTACCGTCAGACAACGTAAAGGTAATCGTGCTACCTACAACAAGGTTGGTACCTGCAATAGGGAATTGCGCCAAAATCGTGTTGATGAGCTGCGCCGACGGCAACGTGTTGGTAGAGATCGATAAACCGAGTGCTGCTACTTGAGGGCTAGCGACACTCAACAACTGCCCAACAAAATTCGGTAGCGCGTTCGCTACCGAGATCGTATCTACAATGTCTGTGAACGAGCCAAACGGGTCACTAATTCGAGTTACAAAACCAAAGGTTCCAAACGCACTCGTGCTGCCCGTAACATGCCCTGCGCTCGTCATGGTCAAGCCGGGAGGTAGTGCACCGGAATGGATAGCAAACGTGACTAAATCCCCATCCGGATCCACAGCCACAAGTTGAATGTCTACCGTTTGGTTGAGCGTAAAGACTGTATTAGGAAAGAACGTAGTGCCCTGGCCCCCGGCCGGCTGGGGCGGTAGATCGTTAATTGTCAGCGTGCCCTCACCCGCTAATGTGCGAGTGCCCACATAGTAGGCATCAACAGTAACTGTTTGGCGGGAACCGTCTTTGAACGCGTTGTACTCGTAGACACCGTTTTGGTCTACACGCAGGTCATAGTTACCCGGTGCAGCTTGCATGCTCGTAATAAGCACGTCGTTCGCGGAGGGCGTCGGTGTGAGGCGCGGTACGAGGGAATCAGCGCCCACAGGAACAGAGCCGACCACGCGCGTAGTCTTCCGACCGAGCAATGTGCGCCCGGCCATGCCGTGCGGCAGTGTTAGATAGCCGGTGTACAGTCCATGTAGCACAGTAACGTCCTTGTTACATGATAATTATTGTATCGCCCGAAGCGAGCGCTGCAGGTAATGCAGTTGTTGTGAAGCGCCGCCCGGCAGTTCCTGTGATATCCGTCAATATAACACCAACCCGCTTCAACATGCCCGTCGATGTCGTAACTAAAAAACCTTTGTTAGCATAAACAGGTGTGGAATCAGTCTCCGTAATATCAGAACACTCGAATTGCGTGGTTGTGGGTGTAAAGCTCGCCGCACTCACAGTCCCCGTCGTACGCCCTGCCAGCTCGAGATACAGTTTGGTTGCTGCGGGACCGTTGCCATTGATCTGCGTAACGTTAACGGGCAACACCCCGCCTGCCGCCGAAATAATCACATCGCCAATCGATTCGATGTCGACCTGTGCAGACAAGTCGATGATGAATGATTGCGGCGAGCAATTAGAACCCGAGGCTTGCACTGTTACTATCAAATAGTTGGCATTAGACGGCGTCAACGCCGTGTTCAGCAACTGCAATTCGTACATGCCAGGATGGTTTGTCATATCAACCGGACCAAACCGACACGAGGCGGCAGCCGGCGCCACGTAAGTACCAGCAGTCGCAATGGACTGGATCGCGGACCCTGTGTACGAAGTACCCGCCGCTGCGTTGTCCGCAATCACCGAAATACGCAAACCCGATGTGGCGTTGGTTAGTGTGTTGAGCGTGCCGCCTGTGGTACTGCTGTTATCCATGAGGATAAAGCGAATTACTGCATTTTGGAACGCACCGTTGATACGTGAAATAAGAGACATAATCCGTTAGCCTCCAACAAATCCGCCTGAGAAAATACCCGCCGGCAACATCATGCCACCGGTGCCTCCGCCTCCACCCGTAATGTTCATCGTGAAGAGGTTCGTATCTGCAACCGCCGTACTCACGGTGTTGTTCGTAGCTCGGAAAAAACACAGCGCGTTTGTCGCATTCGCTACCGGAGTGCCTGAGAACACGTTGCTCGAGATGCTGAGACCAGACACTGTGAGCGAATTCACAGGTAACGTATAAATCTGTGCACCACTCGAATAGGTCTGGTCGGCGGCAACAAGAATTGTGTTTGCGGTGGCATTTGTTGCCAGCACGCGCGTTGGTGTGCCGCCGGATGTAACTTTGATGTAGCCGTTAACAGTAATTGACGCAACCGACACAACGGCAATTTCACGCACCGCTGTACCGGCACTCGAAGTCGTCGTAGCCGCAGTGGCTGAACCTAACTGCTTAAGCGTCGCAGTGTAGGCGGCTGTCACCTCATCAAACAACGGCAGCGTGCCGCTCGTACCGAGGTTAATCGAGCTGATCGCTACACCTACAGTGTAGTTCTGCGTGGGGATCGTCGTACCCGTCATGAACGTTTCAATAGACGGATCGCTCGTACCGGCACCAATCGTGGCAGAGGGTGTTAGGTCGTTGCTGCCTATCTGGTCTGCAACCGGTGTTTCCGCCACACCTCCCACCGTTGCGAGCTTCCAATAACTCACCACACCTTTAATAGCGCGCGGATTGCCGCCGCCGCCAAGGTATGCCATTTCAGCATCCGACAACGCGCGAGCCCACGCGGCCATGTGTGCAGCTTGCCCGCCAATACCGAACGCGAAGTCACTCGGCCGCCCGGATACGAGCAACGCGGCCATCGCGGCGGGGGAAACAGTGGTACCGGATGTTCCCTTTACCGTACCGTTAAGGTAGGAGGCGGCGGAGGAAGTCGACGCAAACACGGCGCCATAATGCTGCCATGTGCTCGTCGTAATCGCGCTCGTGAGTGCCTGGTTAGCACCGCCCGAGGAACTGCGGTAGGCACACAGTTTGTTGGAAGCACTCGTGACATCCAGCAAAATGCCAAAGCAGTTTGTCTCACTGTTACTGCCGCCATTTAACTGGAACAAGCGCCGGCCCTGACCGCCGGCGTTGTTGGTCCACATAACGAGCGTTAGCGGTACGGCGGTAGCAGGAACCGAGCTACTTGAAAGATGTAGTGTGCCTGAAAATGTTTGTGACATGTGCTTTCCCTAGCAGTCGTATCCCTGTTTTCTACGGGCTCGTATCCCAATTGCCCGGCGGCAATTTGTTAGTCCCACCGTTATTGCTGTTGACCAAACTAATCATATCGGTGTACTTCATACAGAACCGCGTTGCGTAAACCCAGATCATCACCTGACACCCAAGCCCCGTATGCGCCGGTCGACTACCCGAGGCGGGGATTGCAATCCGAGTCATCACATCATTCCAAATAGCTTGGAAGTTGTTGTTGGTTGAAGTACCGAGCGGCGGCGGGCAGTTTGCGCCCGTACCGGCACCGATGCCAGGACCTTCCGTATTACCTATCAAAAACACCGTGTCTCGAATATCGCCCAATGTGCCTGTAAGCCCCGTAAGCACGTTGAGGAACGTCGTGTACCACGCGTTGACATTCCCATGCACACCAAACAATGGGGTATCCGGTCCACCGTACCCAAACTTAGCGGGGTAAGCGTTCTGCAACGTAGTAACAAGGGTTTGGTTTGCAGACGCATCGGCCGTGCCGGCCATGTACGAAGCCGGACACCAAATAAGTCCTTTGTAATTGGTGTTAGCCGCCATCGTAAGATGCATGTTGATAAAGCGGGTGTTGTAGTTGGTTTGGTCACAAATCGCGTGCCCATTAATATCTACAACAGCCGCAATCGACTCGTCACCCGTAGCGATTATGTCAACTCGATTATCGGTATCGAGGTCGTGTACGGCTTGCAATACCCCCGCCCACATCTCATCGAGCGCATTCCATATCGCCACGTTGTCATAATCAAGCTGTTCGCGTGCGTTGGAATTGGTCTGGAAGAACAACTTCATCCAGTTCGTCGGCATCCAAGCGGGCCAGTAGCTCGAATCGGGCATCTTCATCTTGCCGAGGTAATACGTAGATCCCACCGCTCCCCAACTGCCGGTAATCGTGACGTTGTTGCCTGAGATCGCAGTGACGGGCTTAAGCGAGCCACCCGTGTTGCACTGTAACCACCCCGAACCCACCGACGTGGTGCCGTTCGGAGTAAGGGTAGCGGTGCTACCTGCAACTGAGGCAATCGTGCCTGACTGCTGGGATGGAAACGCGCCTTGCCAGAACTTAATAGTTAAATAAATCTTCTTCGACGTTATCGCCCGCAACCGGCCGAGAATATCCGATAGGTAACTTCTGAAGTTGACAAACGTTTGCGCACCGCTCGTAAGCGTGGCGTCTGAAATAGAAACCCACGGGAATATGATAACAACACGGTTGAACAAATTAGCCGTGTTGGCAATGGTCGGAAGCGCTACATTGAGCTGCGTGGACTGATTTCCCGGCCAGGCATCGTGATTGTCGAACCAGAACCCGTGCCCCGGATGAATTTTCGTACCGTTACCCCCGCCGCCGCTCGCCGGTTGTTTCGGTACGATGGGTAAATTGGGGCTAAGATCGGATACGTTGTTATTCGCATCGATCGCGCGCAATTGCACGTTTACAGCGGAAGCGGACACGGCCGTAAATGTCGTATTGTAGGATTGTTTTGTGGTCGTTATGCCCACTTCCTCAATATTGGCACTAACAGCATTGCCAGCAGAAGTAGAGGTGAGGAATAATCCGACATTTACCGTCGCGTTCATCGTAACGACTTGCGTCGTGATCGACGTGCTACCATTCTCAGTTAACGAGTAGGAGATAGTCAGCGTCTTATTATCCGCTGCACGAATGATCTTAACGTAAACGGGACCTACGATAGGCTGACCGTTCGAATCATTGACAACCGTAACAGGCGTAGTGGTCGCAGTCCCCGCCGTAACGCGTGTGATGACTTTTAAGCCCACTGTGCCGTCCGATGGACCCATGCCCACCGCACACAATCGCCCGCCCGCTACGGCTGTCTCATGGATGATGATGCCCGCCAGCGCATTCGTAGCTCCGCCCGCCGTGTAGTTGTCAATCTGCGCAACGAGCTGAAATGCTCCCGTAAACTGCCCGAAGTTGAGGAACAATATTTGTTCGCTTGTCGTGGCTGTAATGCCTGTGCCGGCGCACGACAGCTGCCACACCTTGCCGTTTTGGTTGTATCCGGGAACTGCCGGGCTCGTAATGTTGCCAATGTTCACGCCCGTCGGACCGCCGAGCGGGTTTGATACCGTAACGATAGGACTCGGGGGTGCAACGACGTTACCGCCTACGAGCACATCGACGTGTGCGCTGCCCGACGGGGAAGCGCCGGGCGGTGCAATGTCACACGGTGCATCAAATGTTAAATTGATACTGTAATCCGCTGTGCCTTGCGAAGCCACAATAGTAGTTGGCGTCGTAGGCGCAACTGTATCAGTTACAGGCCCCGTATTAACAACGTTGAAGCTAAGAAGCGGCGACAACTTAGCCGTAACACCATTCGTTACTGCAACGAGCTGAAAACTACCCGCAACGGGTAACGTGCAACTGTTTGTCAGCTTGTAGGGATCTACACTCGTGCCGCTACCGCTGATTGCAAAACCGGACGGGCGCGGCAAATCGCCCGTCGCATGTGCAAAGCCAAATTCAAGCGTGGTGGGTGCGACTGTAGGTAAGTCGATGTACGGCGTAAGATCAATGGAAACGGGCACGCCCACTTGCAACGCGCCGAGCTGTACGTTTAAGTTGGTGCTCGTCGTCCCGTCCCACGTTACAAACTGATCGGAATTATCTGCACCGGTAAGGAAATCGCTCCGTATATAGCCTGTGGGAGTAAGTACAATGGTTTCATTCTGCAGTCCAAAGCTCACAGCAGTATGCTCCCTATAACAATAGGTTGATCCACCGACCACCAGTTATTCATAAACTGGCTAATAGGCAGCTTATCTTGTGTAAAACGACAGCGGTAAAAGAAACCACCCGTCCACGTTATCGCGGCATTGTTGGCAGGAGCTGAAGCAAACGTGATAATGCCCGAAGGACCCACGCTCGCTGAAGTAATCACACCATTGACTTTGAATACAGGCGTGCCGTTAAAATTCTGAATAATGTCGGCCCGGCCCGGCCCGCCCGCATTATGGAAGTTGGCAATTGTTTGAAAGTCCTTGTTGCTCCCGTCGCCCACTCCCATCGGCTCGTCTACCACGGTGTTGAACGTAGGATCATTGTAGAGAAAGGAATCAAACTGGCCGCCATGTTGGTTAAAAAACCCGGTAATTTCCTTGTAGTCGGAGGGTGTTTGGTCGTCGCGTAATAAATCGTAGGTAAACTCCCACTCGTACAATGCGTATTGCTGCAATGAAAGCGTAGCCGTTTTCGTCGACAAGGCGTTGGCGACCAACGTATTCCATTTCACACGCCGCACAACGGGGAATTCCAACCCCCGCAATACCGGGTAAGCTAAATTACTCACCTACGGCTCCCAAACTTGTTGCGATTGTTGGCTTCTTGTATGAGCCCTACGAGATCACCGCGCTTCACAAGTAAATGGTCGTCACTTACCGCTTGCGCGTTAATCGAGAAACCGCCCCGACTGCGCGGCTGTCGCCCGTTTGGATTATTGTCGCCGCCTGAGGAATAGCTGTTAACGAGGTTTGTGAGTCCCTCATTAAAGCGCGCAGGAAGAATCTTCTCGTCCTTGTGCACTTCTGCAATCATATCGTGCGGCACTTCGTAACCGCCGGCAGCGGAGGCGAGTGCTGCGTAACTCAACGCCTCCGCATATGTCGCCGCCCCCACTTCAGGCGCCAACGCCCAACCGTAAATCGGAATAGCAGCCACAGAACCCATGGCCGCCGTCGCGGCTACGGCGGCATTAGAAGCGGCGGATGCGGAAGCCGTCGTATCCTGCACAGCTGCCACGATGATGTATTGTGCAATCGCTTTCACCGCCCACTCTACAAACATCTCGATCAATGCATCGATAACCGCGCGCAAAATATTGCGCATGCCGTCGGCAAACGTCATCGTGCCCTCTATCATGCCAGACAATGACGACGACAACGAGGAACGCAGCGCGTTCGTTAACGTACTCCATTCTTGCTCAATTCGTTTAGCCAACTCCTGGCGCGAACGCAACACAGATTGTTTGTAGTTGTTCTCAGCTTTTATGGCCGCCTGAGCTGCCGCGTTCTGTGCCTTTAAATCATCGCCCGCAAGTGCCTTAAGCGCAGCCGCGTTGCGTTTTTCGGCCGCGAGCTTCTCATTAGCCAGCGCGATTTCTTGGGAGTAGGCTTCGCGCGCTGACAGTTCCTGCGCGGCGTAGGCGGATTTAACAGCTACCGTCTCAAGACTCAAATCGTTGAGGCGTTGTTCGAGTTGGTTTTTGGAACTCTCTTCCAACAACCCCGTTGCCTCATCGATATCGTCAACCGCGCTTTGTAACTCGCGTTTCTCTTCGGTAGTAAAGTCGATATCCGACTGCAATCGACCGTTGTTGACTTGTTGCTGAATATTCAGCATCTGGTCTTCGGTCGACTCAAAGAAACGCTTACGTTCCTCTTGTAACTCGCGCTCCGCTGCCAGCACCTGTGTATTTGCCGCCCGGACCGCCGCTACGTTTCCTGTGTAGGTCGCTGCCACATCCGTTGCATATTTACGCAACGCAGACAGCCGCGCCTCGGTGCCCGCTTTAAACTCCGCAAGCCCCGCCGCCTCACTCGCCAACTCCTGCGCTGACAGTGCCTTTCGTACTGCACCGCCTTTCTCATCGGCCACTTCCTTTAATGCTTCAGCCGCTTCGTGTTGGGCGGCAGACACTACTTCGCGCGATGCATCAGCCGCAGCGGCGCGCTCCTTGTCTGTCATCGCAGCTTGGCGACGATCCGCATCACGCCCAGCCGCTGCTTCTTTAGCGGATTCCTCCGCTGCCAACTGCGCCGCAAAACCGGTATCAGTTTTACCGCTACCCTCACCCCCACCACCTACACCTGCTTTCTTATCCGCTTGCGCTTCATCCTCATGCACGAGGTGCGAGAGATCTAACTCACCCAAATCCTTTCTAAAGTCGTTAAGCCCCCGCAAACCCTGACCAATAAAAACTAACGTTTTTTCCCAAAAGTTAGTCATCTGCGTTTCGAGGCGCTCATACTCGGCGTGCATTTTCTTAAGGTCTGTGATCTGCTCCTCTGTCAGACCATTAACCGCGCGCATCTTCTCACTAACACCCGCTGCGGAACCATCAAACTCCTTAAACACCTCCGCTGCGAGCGCGCCACGAATACCGAAGACTTCGAGGATGGCATTGGTTTCCTCGGTGGAAGTTCCCGCCTCCTCCATGCGCCGATGGATGGTTTCGAGCGCTTCAGCGGTCCCGAAGGAACCGTTTGTGATCTGCTCGTTTGTGATACCGAGCAAATGCAACTTGTCTTGTGCTTCCGCTGCGCCGTTGCGTGCTTGCTGCAACATCAACACGAGCCGGTCGACTGCCCGATCAACTACGCCCATCGACACGCCCGTTTCCTCAGCCGCTGCCGACAGCGCTTGGTACTGGTCAGTCGTTATGCGCGCGATGCTGGCCATATCTTCCATATGGTCAGCACGTTCTGTTAATTCTCCTATCTTCTCAACCAACCGCTCAACGTACTCGTAGATAAACGCAAAGCCGGTTATTTCCTTCAACTCGTCAAAGTCGCGCTTAATCCCCTCCAGCGTCTCGCCGATGTTGACGCCTTCCTCGTGTATGTGCTCAGCCGCTTCGTGTACTTCCTCCGCCACGTGCTGCTGCGACTCGGCCACTTTTTCAGAGGCCGCCGTCGCGCCTTCAATCATCTTCGAGAACGCTTCGTCGGAGCTATCCTTTACCTCGCCAAGCGCACTGTTGATCCCGCTAAAGTCGGCGGTCCAGTTAGTTTGGATATTATCGTCTGCTGCCATGTTAGATAGACACCGGTTTGCTTCTTACATCGCACCCGCCCAATAAGCTCGACAGCTCATTGAACTCCGAGGCGGTAAATTCCGGCACTTGTTCACGCGGACCGCGCGCCGGCTCATACTTGCCTCTCTTATTGCGCCCTCCAACACCCAGCACAAACGCTTCCACCATTAAGTGCAGCGGCGGATGCTCGCGCCAAAATTCAACCATCGACCAAAACCGGGGGAAAGTCATTTTATCCACTTCCTCCCACGTCCAGTTAGTCGCCGCAATGACCGTGTTGTAGTAATAGCCCCAATCTAGGGGCTCGTAGGGCGCGATTCATCTCCCTCCTTTTTGCGCAATCCATTGGCTGCCGTGAGGGCTTCGAAACAGCGCTTGATGTTGCGTGTATCGAGCGCGTCCATAAACTGGTCAAGTGTGATTGAGGCATCAGCGCGCGAAACACTGGCGTGCAACAACTTGCCGAGCGCCTCTTGCCACTCGGGGGAGCCGGGATTTGTACCCCCAAACACAAGATCCCACTCTTTGCGCAAGCGGCGCATCGCGCCCCAACTGATCGGATAGAACACAAACTTGTGTCCAAAGCCGAGATTCGCCTCGACACCCTCGTCGAGGAACGTATTTTGTTGTTGTGTATCCATCTAACCGCCCCTGAGAGGGCCTCCTAAGTTTAGAACTGCGACAAAGACAACTTCCCAAGGTTGTTGGCCGCGTTCGTGAAGCACGAGAAATCAAACTCCGGGATCGACCAATCTGTGTTCTTAAAGTCAAGCGCCAGCTTGTCGCTGATGCACTGGTACAATTCGAGCGTCAGTTGGTTGCCGTTAAACGTGTTGTTCAACACCAACTTGAAGATTGGCGCCGTACCCATGAGCTGGTTCGCGAGCAATGCGCTATAGCCGCCGGTCGCGGTCGTGTAGGTATAGGAAATGAGCACGACCTGCCCGGTGTCCACCGAGGCAAACGTGTAGACACCCGTCGAGGCGTTCACGGAGTACTGCCCAGTGATAGGGCCGCTCGCGACACGCTGCAACACGACACCGGTGGCGGAGTTGACTACGCCACCATCATCCAAAAATACACCGCTACCGGGCGGCGCGATCGTAACCTGGAATGGCGTCGTGGGAATCGGGTGCGATTCCGACACCGCCATGTTGGAGACACCGGCCACCGGAGTAACACCAAAATAGATCTGGTTGAAGAAGTTAGCCGAGAAGCTCGCCGCCTTTGCCTTGCCGGAGACCTTCGCCGGACCACGACCGACCGCCACCGGGTATTGGTATTGTCCGGTCAGCTCTTTGTTGGTCGTGCTGAAGTCAACCGAGATGTCCTGCAGCGTTCCGAACTGCTGCGGCGTGCCACCACTGGAGGGCAACGCGAGGACCGTGCCTGCTCCAAATACAAACTGTCCCATACATCACCATCCTTGGTTAATCAAACTCACTGTGGAGATTGGATCTCCACAGGCATCCTTGCAATCGCCTGGCTTTGCGACAAGAAACCTAGCGAGATTTCCGCCGGACCGCTCAACGAGCAGTAGTTAACCAGACCGCCTAGCGTGTTCTTTAAACCGATACACGGATTCACGCCGCCGTTAGGACCACCGGGGCCAATCATGTATTCGACCCCATCCATTATCACGGCAAGATCGCGTCCGCCCTGTTCCAACGAATCCGTCCACCGCACGTACACGTACAAGTCAACGGACAACGTGTAGAGTACAGGAAAACCGAGCTTGTAGACCGCATTTTCGCGCATCGGTACAACATAAATTGCCGGCTGTTGGTGCGCCGTAACCCAATCTACGAATCCGCGACTAACAACCTGTACATTGTAGGGCGGTTTGTTGACCAGTTCCGCGAGCTGCGCAGTCAACGCGGTATAGATCGCATCACGACGCACCAATAACCTCCCGCGTCGCTGCGCGCAGTTTCGATTCCACAGCAGCTTTGTTCTCATCCGCTGAGGTGCGCAGGAAGGAACGCTGCGGGAATGTAGCTTGGTGTGGACGCACAGCCACAAGTGTTGGTATCATCGGACGACCAAACGCCATTGTTTGCGTCCGGAAGTGGCCGGGAATGTTGAATACGCCGCCGAACTCGTGCACGCCCGCATAAGGTATTCCCTTAACACCCACTTGTCCTACAATCTGCTCGTCGGTCTCGGACACAATCTGCCCGGTTACGGCGCGAGAAAGTGCACCCGTACGGTGGTTGAGTACCTGCCCTTGCAACTTGTTGAGGCGCACGTATTCAGAAACGCGCCGCATCTCACCCTCAAGCGCCGCACGCACGTGCTCTTTCATCGCGCCGTAGATGTTAGGACCGCGAGCCAGTGCCTCCTCACGCCCAATCAATGTAAACGTAACATCGCCGGCCGTAATGATTTGTTCTGAAGCCACGGCTACAGCGCCCAGCCCGCTTGATCTTTATAAGGCTGCAACATAGCGAGCGTACGGTTACTCATGCCCCAATTTAAGTCGCCTGTGTCAAACGTCGTCGTTTCGCCCGCGAGGGCGTTGGATTTGAGCAGTAAATTGTTGGACGAGCGCATCACTTCCATTACGTACTGGCAACAGGCCTGCGCCAACCCGCCTGGCACATTATCAACACCGTTGTAGCCTGCCGTGTAGGCAATCGACAGCGCGCCGGGGTTCATCGTTTGCACACCAAAGAACTTAATCGCACGCGGCTCCAAGGTGTCTTCCACCCACGCACCCCAATTACCACCCATAACTTGGTCGGGTGTTATGATCGGGATACTATTGCCGCTACCGGTGCTGATTGAGGTGATCGATACAATCGGGTAATTGCGTAGCACGAGCGTCCACATGCGGTCTTGGAAAAAGCGCCGGGCCGCGCCGCCGGTGAAACGCAGTTCAGAAAACGGCAGAACTTCGCCTAAATTCGCACGCGAGCAATGTCGGCCGATGAGTTCGCTGCATCGACCGATGAGGACTTGAATCTGCTTATCGTCAGCGGTGGCTTTGTTGTTTCCGGCGTAGGCCCACGCCTTTACAGCGTCCACCGTTGTGAGCGGTGCATACACACGTTACTCGTTATTAGAGCCCGCTGTAGCCAACCGCACCCGGCCCCCAGCCGATGTACCGGCCGGCGCCGAAGTCTGCACGTTGGCAAGCTGCGCGCGTGCGGCATCGTTGAGCCGCTCCTGCTGTGCCTTGCGCGCCGCTTCGAGGTTCTTGCGCTTCGTCCCAAGGTCATTTTCCGCCGCTTCGAGCTGCTGGTGCAGTGCGTTCACCGCGCCCTCTTGCTGGTCGACTTCATCCTCGAGGTCCTGCAAGCTCGGCGCGCGGGTAGCGCCGTGCGAATCACGCAGCATGCTGAAATGCTGATCGGGAATGAGGAAACAGCCTTCCGCGTCCGGATTGTAAGTAACACCCTCGAGAGAAATTTGGTTATGCCCCTTAGGCATCCGAATTCGTGTTGACATCTTGTTGGTCCTACTTTTGGCGATAGCAAAACTAAAAAGAGGGCGGAAGGGTACTAGCTATCGCCAGAAAACTAGAACTCGCCTTCCGCCCAACTCTCAGGGGACCACCCCTACTCCCACTCGCAGACAGCTATTAGCCGTCACCGATGCCAGCCAGGATTCCGAAGGCCGGCGGGAAGTAGTTCTGCAGAACCGTGTGCAGGTACACGCCGTACTCGTACCGACGAGTGCGCAGGGGCCACTCGATTTGGTAGTAGTCGCGCAACACACGATACTGCAGGACATTGTTGACGTTGCTCAGCGGGTACGGCAACACGTCAGTGTAGAACAGGATCAAACCCGGCGGTACGTTCGGGTGCAAGTGGATTGGAATGTCCTTCGCGCCCGACATGCTGTACTTGTTCATGTAGGACTTGACCATGTAGCCGCCGGCCACCACGCCCTGCTGCGTGTCGAACACGAAGCGTGCGTTGCTGCTGCCGCTATTCGGGCCAACGAGGACCTTGCTCGAGATGTTTTTCTGCTCCTGTGAGCTGACGTACATGTCGGTTGGTGACAACCGGTAGGTATCCCAGAACCACTTAAGGATGCGGTCGATCTCGACGATGCCGCCGAGGCCGTCTGCCGTGAGGAACGAACCAACGTACACGCCGGTCGTACCCGAAACGGCCGAAGTCGGCATCTGTGTCCACGGGCCGGGGCTCGTAGGCGTGCCGAGGATGGTGACGTTCGGCTGGTAGGTCGCCAGCGCGCACATCGAGAACAGGCCGTCGAACGCGTTCGAGTTCTGCGAGAAGTCGACCGCGTTGGCAACCGCGCCGCCGTAGCCGGGGATACTGTTGACAGTCTGCGTGCCGCCGTTCGCCGTCGCAAGCGCGGTGATGCTGTAGTACGGCACTGTCGTGATCGCACCGAGCACCTCAACACCGGCACCGGCCGTCACCGCCCAGAACCACGCATACGCAACCGCACCCGGCACGGCCGTTACGGAGGCGTTGATGATGCCGGTCGCAGTCGCAGCGAGCGTTGCCGCCGCCGAAACTTTCGCACAACCTGCGTTGTAGGTCTGGTTTGGTGTACCGTCGGCCGTGGTGAAAGTGATCTGCCCCGGCACACCCCCGGCTACCGTCGAGCGGCGGTAGCCGTCGAGCGTCAACGCCATGCAGCGCACGCTGTAAGATGTCGTGGAAACCAACCCTCCGACGGGAGTAGCCGCCGCTGCCACCGCGAGAGACGGTGTTGGGGTAATGGTAGCAAGGGCTGCTGTTCCGAGACCGCCCAGTGTGAGGATTTCCTCTTCGATCATCACCGACCACAACAGGTTGCGCACCGACAACGCCTTGAGGTCGTCGAAGCCCTGCGCAGCGAGGTCGGCGCCGAAGGTCACGTAATCCTCGAGGCCGAGCTGCTTGTAGGCCGCGATGAAGTCGCGGGTCGTGGTCTGCGTGAACGCATTCCGGATACCGTCGGCAATCGCTCCACCAATCATGTTGGAGTTGATGCCGGTGATACCGCGCCAGTTGGCCTGAATACCACCCTTACCCGAGGTGCGCGGGATCTTGTTGCGCAACGGAGTAATGACCGGAACGAGCGTTTTCGCACCCAGCTCCAAGTCGTAGTAGTTGATGCCTGTGGTCGCCCCACTCGGCATGTTCCAGAAACCGGTCGTGTCCTTCCGCAGGGCATCGGGGTTATTTACCGCGTAGTCCTGCAGTTGGGAAAACAACTCTGCAATCTTGTCCATGTGTCTTCCTTGACTTCCTAACGTATGGGAGGCGAAAGTGCCTCCCGGTCCTTTCGGCCTACGCGGGCCTTATTTCGCTACCAAACCAAGCGCGGCGAGTTCGCCGTTCGGCACAAACACGCGCTTGGCATGAATGGCCTTAATAACAGTGCACGTATCGTTGTCCTCCGGCTTGCCGTCGGGGCGGTTGTTACGGAAACGACCGTCCTCGTCCGCAGCGTGCCGGGTGACACCCTTTTTCAACTCGTCGATCTGTCCGATGACCGACGTCACCTTCTGTACGTCGCCGCCCTTTCCAACAGTCATCAACGCAGGAGCAACACGAGGAATCACGGGAACCTCCGGAGCAGCAGCGGGAACGACAGCAGTCGGTTGCGGACCAACAGCCTTCGAAACGGCTTCGTTGATCATCGCCACCAACTCGCCCTTCGTCAATTCGATCTTTTCGGACTTGCCGAACATCTCACGAGCCTTTGACTTCGCAGCCTTTGTCTCGTCGTCGTCACCGTCCATATCGTCGTACCACGCCGGCTTGGCTTTCGCCTTCACCGCGCCCACAGCGGACGGGTTCGGTGCCTCCGCGTTGTTCGTAGCGTTCGTGGACTCAGCCGGCATCGAGGGCGACGTTACTGACGCACCGCGCTTGTTGCCTTCCGAGGAAATCGCGTCCTTCTGTACCTGCGACATAACATCACCATCCTTTGGTGTAGTGTCGGTTTTCACAACCGATCCAGCGGGCAAGGCAACGGCCTTACCATCCATTTGATTCGTAGCACACTGCGCGCCGAGCTTGCTCAACGTGTCGTGCGCCGTTTGCAACAGTGCAAGGTCATCAGCGCTATTACGCGCGCCGCGCTTAGCGAGTGCAGTTTCGATGCCCTGGAGCGACTTCACGAGCGCATCCTGGGGCGACAGATCAACGGTAGCGGGTGCAGCGGGCACCTCGTACGCGTCAAACTTCGTGAGCAAACTGCTCGCAGCGGTTTTGATCGATTCCTGCGTGCTGCTTTGTGCGAGTGTCGTAAGGGTCTTCACGACCGGCAACAGCGTCTCGGCGTTGTACTCGCCTTTCAGCTCGAATTCCGGCACAGCGGAAATATCTTCAAACACGCGCTGTTGGTGCTTGGCGAGGAATCCAAGCATCGTAGCGTCATCCATGACGGCCACTTTGTCCATTACCACTCCTTAGTGCAACACGTGTCCGTGTGTTGCGGGGACCTGCATCTTAACAGTTTTTCCACTGTTCCACTGCATGTGCGCTTGGGCCGCGTTGATGTGGTGCGCGGCCAGTTCCTTGTTGTCGAGTTCCAACTGTTCCTTCGCGGCGGCAGCGTGCGCGGCAGCGGCGTTGAAATGTTCCTCGACATCATTCGTTGAAATCGCTTGGTGGCTCGAGGCAATCGCGGCACCGGTCGCTGTCATCGCACCCGCACCCTTATCCGGCGCAGCCGCCTTGGATACATCGTCGGGCGAGCTACCGCCTCCGATACCACTGCCACCTGCTATTTTCATGTACTGGCGGTGGAAGCTCGCAGCCTCCGTGTGGGCCTCGATCGCTGACTTTGCGTGCGTGTCGTTTTCATCCGGTGTGCCGTGCAACGTCGCAGCAGCCGTGTGTTTGATCCACGCGGTTTTGTGCGCCTCGGGAGTCCCGGATTCAATTGCCTTCTGTGTCGCTTGCTGCGCTTCGGTCGCAGCATTGACGCTGCCCGAAGTCGTCTTGCGAGCAAACGCGAACGCGCGCCCAGCAGCTGCGAGCGCTGCAGCGGACCTTTCACTACCGGCGTGACCTGCGTTGTTGAATCGACCTTGCTCGCCACGCGGCAGCACTTCCTTTTTCAACTCAACACGCTTAATGCCGTGTTTAACCAGTAGGTCAAGGCCTGCTGTTTTTCCGCCATCCGTGGCGGTCCCTTCCATGGGCAGCATGAGCGATGGTGCAAAGGGCACCTCTATGTCGCTCCCGTCGGCCTTGTGAACGGTAAAAAACTTCGCAGCCGGCACACACGGTCGGTCGACAATGGAGATCTCGGCGGGGTCTGCGGTGTAGCGCTGGACCATTTTGCCGTTTACAACATCAGGCCACTTCTTCGTGTACTTGCCGCCGATGCTGAAACCGGAGTAGGTTCCAGAGGTAACTTTCTTCCACTCCTGATCGTCGGTGATGTGCGCTGTAACATCGATCGCTTTTTCATGATCGAGGAACTGGATGTCTTTGAGAATACCGGCGGCAACGCTTCCATGCATCGCGCGAACGTTCCCTAAGCTCTTACCGCCGGTATCCGAGAACACCGAAGCCGACCACTGTTGGAAATTAGGCTTGCTCGTTACGTAATCGAACACTTCCCGGTCGCGATCTACCATCTCCTGCGTAGCCCGACCGGTCACGGTGCGGGTTACCTCGTCCACTTTCGTGATGCGAGCGAAGATAGGTTGAATGATTTCCACTAACGCCCCATTTATCTACTGCGTCCGGCAGTGTTAGATTAGGCAGTCCGTTACCTGATGGAGCGGCAGTATAGATGGAGTTTCGAAAAAACAATACAGGTTTATGTAATTTTCGTGTAGTAATCCACTTACAACACGCTAGGGCTTTTGCGCATTACGTTTGGTAGCGTTGTCCAATGCGTCGAGAAATGCTTCAGCGAGCGATATCTCGGGCTCCACATAATCAGCAACCCACTCATCGTCGTGTATCAAACCGGATTTAACCGCTTGTTGGTATACGGGCAGCGTACGAAAATGATCGAGCTGCTTGAGTGGCACTAACGCAAAAAACTCGCGCGACTTATAAGGCGGCAAGTCCCATGTGTGCTTTACCCAATCTGCGTTCTCAACAGAATTGTCCAACTCAACTACATCTACCATCTCAATAACCGCCCTTGTACTTCGCGTTCTCTTCCAACTTCGCTTGTATGTAAGCACTCACATTACGCGCTGGTGTCTTATAGGAGCCGTGTGCATTAACTTCTAGAGCGTCTGTTGACAACTCAACCGCTTTCATATCTCTGTGCGCCAATACGACTACTTCGTGCTCATTCGAGCAACCGTAGCCAGTACGGTAACTACCAATTACTTGCGAAGCGGGCACACGCGTAATATACACATTGCCACTCCCTCCAAAGCCACTAGCAACACTTAAGCTCGTCGAGAACGAGCTCATTGGTTGCAACTTAACATTCCGGATGGACACCGCAGCTGCAGGGTCAATGTGCATGCCGCGCGCAACATACAATTCCGTAATGCCGCGCGAGGCCAACCACGATTGCGTGTTGCGATACATACCGGCCACAAATTCTTTTAAACCCTCGTGCATTACAGTTGCAGGCACTTTATCTTTATAGTCATTGAGGTAAGTGCCCGACACGGCTGATGCAGCATGCGTCATCAACGTTTCTGTAGATCCGTGCGATTGCAACGAGCCTAGCGCCGAAGTTGCAATCTCATTATCTTTCATACCAAACACTTCTTTCGCCGCTAATTGCATAGCAACGGAAAGATCGTTGCTATCACCGGACGACGCAGCCCATGTTTGTACTAACTTAGCCTCAAGTGAATAGCCACCGCTCGAATCACTTTTAGCGTAAGCCTCTTTGAGCGCTTGGAAATTGGGACTGTCCTTTAATTCCCCCGCCAACTGTTTTTCAACCGATATCTTGTTACCTTTTGCATCCAAACTGTCCTTAGACAGCGCATTGTGTAGTTTCTCAAGACCTTCCGAGAAGGCGGATTTGCCCGACAACACATCCTTCGTATCAGCAGCAAACTCGTGCACACCAATCGGTGCTACCCCCACCGCTGTGTCAGTGGGGATGCCTCGCGAGGATTCGGCACTTGGTTTACCAACACCTTCGCCTAAATGCGCGCTCGAAGTTACTTCGCTCGAGGAAATAGGTTTACCCGATGAATACAACGTGCCGGCCTTTTCCGCAGCCGTATCATTCTTCCACTGCGCGTAAGCAGCGGCGTTAGACATGCCCTTATTCAAATTCGCAACAAGGTTCTTATCCGCCTGGAACACTTGTTGTTCTTTGGGTGTTGATTTATCCCCGTGCGCTGCGTACTGCCACTCCGCCATCGCTTGCGCTTTGGTGTCTTTAAATGCCTTTATATCCGCTTCGGTGCCCGCCGACATATTCAAAGTAACCAACGCCACGTTTAATTTCGCAGCGTACACCTTGTCGTGCTCGGCGTTGGAGGAGGGTTGTACGAGGTGCGGTAGGTCCTCATACCCGGTCACAGGCTTAGCGGCTGCTTCAGGTTTTGCAGCCGGCACATCCTCTTTTGCACCCGCAACATGGCCAACACTTGTAGTGATAGGTTTCGCAGCACCCGCCGTACTCTTAACCTGATACGAGCCGTCCGGATTTTTCGTAATCTCGAGCTTCCCATACTTACCTGCGTACTTGTCAGATTTGAGGTCTGAAAGCGCGGTTTTGAGGTTCGAGAGACTCGCGCCGGTTGCGTGCTGCAATTCGTCGAGTGTGAAGCTATGTCCTGAGGACAATAGCTCGTGCACACCACCCTTAGCACCTGCAACAGTCGTGGCAGTGGGTTTTGGCCCCTTATCGCTACCTTTGTCCTTCTCCCCGCCACCCGTGCCATCCGTGTACTGGTTGCCGTGGAACGGATGCCCATCCACGTCGCCTTTCATAACATGCGTCGACAAATAAACCGGCTGCGAGATATCCCCGCGCATCCACTCAATAAACGCACCCCACGACAGCGACGATACAGGACCTAACTTCCAGCCAGCTTGGTAACTGCCAAGGTATGCTTGTACAGCCGCTTCTTTCGAATCGTACCCTAACAGGACCTTATGCTCATCAAATGTACCATCGAGTTTGAACTGGTCTACTATGTAGACAGTGCCAGCCCACTCGTGGTCGGTGCCCGGTCGCACGAAAACATCCAGATGATCTCCATCCGCTCCTGTTGTCCGATTGAAATAGCCGTAATGCGCTTGTATCTCAGTCCAACCCGGCTTGCGCGGGGTCCCCGCCGGATTTTCGATCGCGATTGGCAGCCCACCGACGACGATGTGCCCCATCTTGTAGTTACCTGCGCGACGCTGCGCGCTAGTTGGTTCGGGGTGCGCGTTACGTGGCGACAGTGCAGCCTCATGGGCTTTATCATCTATCGGGTATTTGGTCAGCCCCGAAAGCGCTTTCGCTGCTGACGTTGGTGACTCGGGATCGTCTGCCAGCTCCTCGTCGTCGCCGGCTTCATGTCCTTCGCCATAATCGCTTCCAGTCGGGTTGATTCGAGGAAGTGTCTCGCTCTGGTCACGCTCGATTCCATCGGGGTCACGACGTGCACGGAGACGTTCCAACCGTGCGAAGATATCGCGTACCGCCTTGTGTAGTTCGCCGGAGGAAGGCTTACCAACAGCGCACCTGTCGCATTGGCTAAGACCGGCAGCCTTATCAACGGCCCCGCCGTCGTCTCCCTCATCGGGGCCGGCGCCGTCGTCCCCACCGTCATCGTCATCTTCCTCGTCTCCACCGGCTAAGTTAGATACCCAGTCGCACCAGCAATTTGGGTGGCCGGGTGGATAGTCGTAATCGTCGTCGTCGACAAAGTTATCATCTATATCAACCCAACCCGCTTCTGCTGCTTCCGAGCAGTAACAATCCTCATCCGGATCATGGTCCGCCGACAGTAACCATTTCTTTTTGGTCGCACCGCCGGCTTTCATCGGCTCCACGCGCCCGTAACTGTGTGCGAATGCCAACTCTGTGTGCGCAATCATATCTGCACGTTGCGGGCTGAAAGCGTAGTTGGCTTGTAACTCCGCTGAGAATTCCTGCTTGCTCCATCCCTCCGTAAGCGCGTCCTCAATCGTACCGCGTACTTTGTCGCGAGTGGCTTCAGAGAGCTGCGTAATCAATTCCCCGCCCCGCTCCTCCGCGTACGCAACTGCGTCCTTATCGAGCACCTCAAGGATGTCTTTAGGATCTTGTGAGAAGGTCGTGATACGCTGCACTTCGGTGTAACCCGCTTTCTTAAAAGCTTCGATTACATCGGGTGTCAACACACCCTCCACGAGCGCAAAGTCCTCATCAGCAATAGCAGCTAGAATCTCCGCAACTTGCGAAGCGGGCACAACCGTGCCCATTTGCGTGACAATAGAACCGTCGGGCTGCAAACCGGGAGTGGGCGTACTGTCATCGTCGCCCTCAGCCTTACCTAACTTTGGATGCGGTCCTGCACCCGCGAGCGCTGCGCGCACGAGTGGAAACAGCTTGTCCGTCAAACGCTCGCCGAGCGCTGTGAGCTCGCGGTTAAGGTTCTGTTTTGTAGACGGCGCGGCCAAGAGCACCGCGCGCTTTAGTGGTGTTGTACCAATTCGTCGCCTTCTTGTAGCGAAAGGGGCCAGCCTTCCTCAGGCCGCCTCCTTTATCGTGTTTGGTTGGTGACAACGGCTCCGCCGGCCGGTGGGTGGTAACATCGACGTTACCGAGATCTGGTTCACGCTCCTGGTCCGCTTTCGCGTTGCCGAGCGACTCGCGTGGCAGCAGCTTGGCGGGCTTGGACTTGGGCGCCGGCCCAATCGGCTCACCCGTTTCCGGATGTGTGGCTTGCGGCGGCCCGTGATCCATTGGTGCAGGCGTCGGAGGCGGCGCTTGCAAGTTAGGTGCGGTGCCGTCGACATACATCGACACCGGGATGGGACCTGAGGCAAGGAAGATCATCGGCGCCACACCAAGCGGCTTAAGGCCGTCGCGCTGGCGGATCTCATCGATACCAATAACACCCTTCGACAACTTTAGATCGTCGATTTGGGCCTGGGTATGGGGATCGTTTTCCTCCTCCATATCCCATCTAAACTCGATGCCATCCAACTTCATCGTTTGCGCAAGGACGAAGTCCATGATGTCTTTCATAAACATCAAGGTGGGCGCCAAGCCCTCATCCCGCGCCGTATCCTCTGCGGATTCGGCCGTGGCCCTATTTACTTGCGCAATAAAGGGTGTTGGGGCGATGCCGAAAAGGAAACAGAGGATACGCGCGATCCATTCGTCGAAGGGCGTTTTTAACAACGCCTCCTCAGACGTAAACTCCTTCATGTTCTTCGCCGCTTCGCCGGGCACAAACCAAATCTTGCGCCGTGCTCCGGTATCGCCCGCGAGGATGCTGTCGAAGGTTTCTTGAAACTGTTTGATTGTTTGTGCAGGCCACGTTTCAGGCACGCCCACAAGCGCTGCCGGCACGTTGCCGTCAGTGAAAAACTGCAGTTGGCTTGTTTCACGACGCAGACCAATCTGTATCGTCACGAGTGCCTGTTCCACTTTACCGAGCCCATACACACGATCGCTCGCTGGATTCGAGATAAAGTACAGCAACTCGTCTTTGAGGAAATCCGCTGTTGGAATGCCGTGCAGGACTTGCTGGTAGGCGGGGAACGGGGGCTCTGGCGTACGGCCTGACTCGTCAATCACGAGTTTGATCGTAGCGGGGTCAATGCGCTCGAGGCGCAACAGCTGCTTACCCTCATACACCGGCCACACCGCGATGGCATCGAGGACCAACATGTCCTCAATCAACGACCGCAGCCACACATTCCAGCTCATGCGCCCGTCGGGATAGCGGAGGAACTTCTGCGCCGCCGCACAACGCTGTGCCAGTGCATCCGCGAGCGCCGTGTCTTTCTTCGCCGCTTGTGCAGCCGCATCGGTTGGTGTAATCGACCAGCCGAAGGTTACAATTTGATCTTTGCGCTTCTCGATAAGCAGGCGAAGGATGTCGTAGTACTTCGCAAAGTTGCGCAGCGTTTGAAAATCGATGCCTGAGTCGCGGCGCGGGCGCGTCGCAATGTTATAGCCGGTAAGATAGTCAAACCGGCGACCAGCCGTGTCTTGCTGCTGCGGAATTGGCGGGTTCTGCGGGGAGAAGTAGCCGCCTTGCAGGCCGTAGGTAACAGCTTGTGTTAACCGCTTCGTGAAGCCGGTCGGGGCCAATGACCGCACATCGTAGGCCATGCGTAAATCCTTCTACTGCAGTTGAATGGCGACGAGCGCGGCATTCCGTCCATTGTTCGGGGAGATTGTACCGGCATTAGACAAGTGTGCATAGTCAATCGAGCTAATGCGGTGCCAGTTAAACTCGTAGGATAATCCTAGATTAAAGTTTGTGTGAGATCCATTAAGCGTGTCAATTCGCTGAACGTATGCTGCTCCGATGTTGGCACATACGTTCCAACGACACGTGCGCAAGCCTGCGTGCCAGTCCCAGTTGTTGCTCGTGAGTCGGTTCTCGCCCCACAACAAGGTGCCCGCATAAAAATCCAGTTGCGGGCCCAGCGCGTGTCTCGCATCGATTCCAAGTACCGGTGCGGCGCCGCCGGGGCCAAAGGCGGATCCTCCGCGTAAGTAAACGTGCGTATCCTCAGCATGGGCGCTCCGAATAAACCAAATCACGAGTATCGTGATAAACACGATGACGGCTATGTAGGCCCCGCCCCGATTACCAATTGGAAAGCGCATGCCGCACGTCCTTGTGTGCTTTAGTTATTTGGGCGGGTGGATTGTAGGCACTTCTACAACAGATACAACTACACGTGTTGGAACAGTGATTTTGATAATGCGAGAATGGCGGCGTTTCCACCACCACTCCCACAGTTTGCGTGCAATGAAGCCAAGGACGCCGCTAAGTACGCTCGATAACACGTACCCCCACAGCGTCGAGTGCATTACTGCACCGTGACGCTGACGGCGGACGGCACGGTGATGCTGACTGTCGTCGGGCCGCCGCCTGTGCCTTGCACAGTAAAGGCCTCCGATACAGCGGGCGCGCCGAGCACGTTGCCGTTACTGTCCTGGCGCGCGACAGATACGGTGTAGGTACCGTCGGGCACGGAGGGGAAGGTCACGATGGCTGAGGTATCGCCGGGACCGGGTGCGGCGGATTGCTGGGTAAGGACGTTGTTAGAAGCATCAATCAGCGAGGCAATAAGGCCTCCTGCAATGGTGCCCGCTGCAAAGTCTTGCGGCGTAAGAGTAATGGCGACTACTGCATCCATGTATAGCTCCAAAGGAAGGTTAGATTAGACAAGTCTACAGGTAAGAACCCGTGCTTAAGCCTGTGCAGTCTAACACCGTTACTGGGTACGAACGGGAAGGATTGCGCCCATCACGAGCACTTTCTCTACATTCGACGTCAGCACCTCGACCACAATGTCGTAATCCACCCCGTCGAGCCCGTCTTTAACCGGCACAAACACGACCTTGTTGGTCGCATCGAAACTGGCCGGGCCGTTAAAAATGTTGGTAGGTGTCGGATCACCCCCAGTATGGTTGCTGTAGTCCACGCGCACGGTAACAATCGGCGTGCCGGTAAGTGTTTCGAGCGCAGCAAGACCTTGCGTAAAATCAAATGTCAACGGCAACTTCTCAATCGGATCTTTTTCGTCAAAACGTTGTTTAGTTGGCATGTACTCAGTCCCTTGAGAACCAATCCGAATTTCCAAAGTACGCTATGCGCTTTAACTTTGGCATCGCTGCCACAAAACCCGGAACCGGCACAAAAAGACTCGATGCCAACACGGCAGACGCGTAGCCGTTAAAGGTAATCGAACCGGCGCCAGGTATAATGGTAACCGGCGCAATCATAACAGGGGCTGCGCCCGTTAAGCCAATCGTACCGGCATTCGGCGTAATTCTCGTATCTGAAAGCGTTGAAACCGCTACGACTTGTCCGGTAATCAACAAATTACCAACACCCGGAACGAGTCGCGTATCCGCTACGCGAACAACAGGCAAGCCGGTAATCGCGATAGTGCCGGCATTCGGCGTAATCGTCGTAGCACTACCAAGCTGCGGCGCTTGGCCTGCGAGAACAATGGTACCTGCGACGGGCGTGATAACTACAGGCGCCATAACTTGCGGCGCGTTACCTGCCAGCGTAATCGAACCCGCATTAGGTACGATAACGGTTTGGCCGCCGAGCTGCGCCAGCTGTCCTGAGATCGTAATAGAGCCGGTCGCGGGAGTAATCGTTACTGCCACGCGCGTCGTTGGGATTTGCCCGGTAAGGGCTATAGCGCCCGCCGCCGGACGCAACGTTACAGACAGCAACAATGCCGGTGCCGCCCCGGACAGCGTAACGCTGCCGGTGCTGGGCGTAATGAGGATTGCCCCACCGATCTGCGGAGCTTGCCCGGTAAGGGCTATAGCGCCCGCAGCGGGCGTAATAATCGTGGGCACGAGTAGTTGCGGTACGCCCCCCGCCAGCGTAATCGAACCCGTATTAGGTATGATCAGCGTTTGGCCGCCGAGCTGTGGCGGAGCGCCGCCGAGCGCAATCGAGCCGGTCAGCGGCTGTAGAAGCGTTCCTACGATGCGCGTGGGCGCTTGGCCTGCAAGAACGAGCGCAGCACTACCCGGCTGCAGCACCGTACCTGTACTTAACTGCGCCGCTTGACCTGTGATAGCAAGTGAGGCAGCGGCGGGCTGCAACACTGCACCTACGATTCGCTGCGCAGCTTGTCCCGTTACCGCAATGGCGGCTGCCGCCGGTTGAATAGTAGTGCTTGAGATTGTCTGCGCCGTCTGTCCTACTATCGCAATCGCGCCACTCGACGGTTGCAGGAACATATCCGCCACGCGCTGCGCACTTTGTCCGGCAAACGCAATGACACCCGCCTGCGGCTGGATTAGCGTATTGCGAATCTCTGTAGGCACTTGGCCTGTGAGCGTAATGCTGCCAGCCGCAGGCGTGATGGTGGTGTTGGCCGACACCGTAACCGTCGGTGCATAGCCTGTAATCGTGATGTTACCGGCGGCGGGGGGCGCAACCGTCAGTGTTTGAATCGAAATAAGACCTGCAAGAACGAGCGCGCCCGCATTAGGTGTAATGGTCGTGTTGGTATTATTGGTAATAGCGGGCGCTTGGCCTGCAATCGAGATAGTACCGGCGCTCGGTTGTAAAATCGTGCCTGATACAACGGCGGGCGCATTACCTGCCAGCGTAATCGCGCCGGTATTAGGTACGCGAAGTACGCGAGTAACGAGGGGTGTTTTGCCTGTGATGGAGATCGCACCTGCACTAGGTGTGATCGTTGTGTTGCTCGGTATGGTGGTGGGTGTTTGCCCCGTGATCGTGATCGCGCCCGCATTTGGCGTAATCGTTGTGCCGCTCGTAGCTTCTTTGAAGAAGGCGGCGAGCGATGCGAAGTTGTTCGAACCGCCACTATTCGAGAACGTAGCCGCAATCGCTGTCAGCGCGGTGTAACGCTTACTCTCAGAAACGGCTGTATTGCTGATTGTGAAAGTCCAGCCGTTGATTCCAGCAGTAAAGCCTGTTCCCGCTGCAGGCAGGTTAAAGTTAGAAGTACACACGCCCAGCGCCGACAAGAGCCCCGGCTGAGTGTTGGGCGCGGCCGTGCCGGTTGTTACGTTGTCAGTGCCGTTGCCCAGCCCCGTTTGCAGTGCCGTTTTGTGCTGGGCGTCGTAACCAGAGGTGCCGCCGATCTCGCGGATCCAGATCGCAAGAAACCCAACCGAGACGTTAGGAGTTATCGTAACAGTAGGTGTGCCAGCCGCAGTATTGTCGAACTTGAAGTGTGCGAGCCGCTGTGTGTCACCGTTTTGATCGATCGTATCAAGCGCGGTGCCGTACGATCCATTAACACTGTCAGAACACGTGAACGATGTTGCAGTATCGACAGCGGAGCAGAACACATGGATCGAACTGCCTGGAGTAACAGCGCTCGAAAACGCCAACTGAATGTTAGCTGCATTGGCTGAGTTATTCGACGCCTGCCGCTCTTGGAGGACGCTGATAGTCATACGTCTTTTACGCCCCCTTCAGCGCCATACCGATCGAGACATAGCTCTCGGCGGCCTTTTTGGAGGTGTAGGTCATCGCTCGCGTACCCAAATTACTGCTGTACAGGTATTCGGGCTGACACGCGGGACCAACAAACGAATTCTCGATACCGCTCCAATTCGTAGTGCCGCTGTTGACCGCTGTAAATCCTGTGCCGCAGTTCGGCGAACCCACACCGCCGCCGTTCGCTGTGTTTTGATCTGTGCCGTTGAGGCAATGTCCGATTAAAATGCCTGCATTCGAGCCGCCCGCAATATTGCCTGTGGTAAGGAAATCATTTGCCGTAGTCGTTGCTGTCTGCACGCTCCCGTTCCAATCAAGCGGCGCTTGATTCGCCAGCCCCGACCACTCCATAATCAATAAACTTTGCCACTCGAGATACGGAAAAGTTGCCGTAATCGTTTGCGCCCCTCCCACTGTAATGCGCGGCATAAAAAAGGCGTACACTGACATGTTGGCGGAGGCATCGAGATCGTCTATGCGGCCCGTGGCTGAGGGGAACGTGTTGCCGAGGTTATCGGTGAAGGACACCGTGCCGCCGGGATTCGTTGCGGCATTGAAATGGCAGACAAGGATAACAAGAGAATTGCCGACCGTGATGTTACCCGGCAATGAGATTGTGCGGGTCAAACTCTGCGAGTTATCCGGCGGCGAGGCGGTATTTTGCCCCGGCCACCGGTTATCTACCTGCTGTACTAACGCGGGCTGCGCAACGACCGGCGGCAGGTTGTAGGCAATATTCCAGCCCATCACGACTAACTCCAATAGTAGGCGAACGTGCATAGCGCATCACTACGCACGCCTCCTACCTAACCCACAGACTTAAGAGGCGTGCGCCGCCTACTTAGGCCATCGTGAAGATGCCGGCCGTGGCCGGAGCAATCGTCAACGTGTTGGGGCTGGAGATCGTGAACGCGGCTGTCGACAGCGTGCAAAAGCACACCACCTTACCCGCGCCCGCGCCGGTGGAATTGCGAATGCACGCGTACTTGATGTTGTTCAGCGCGCTACCGCTCGCCGTGAACACAAGGCCCACAGTGGAGTAGGTGAACTTCATCTGCTTCGCGGATGCACCCACTGTCCACTGCGCGGTCGCAGGTACAAGGTTGCGCCCTCCTACCGCGTAGCCGCCCCGCGCGGAAATCTCACCTACTGCGGACGCAAAGGTGGAGATCGCGAGGCCTGCAAACACGGCAGACGCGCTCGCACGGTGCAATGACATTTTGTAGACGCCGGCACCGAGGGTAATCGTGCCGTTGCCCATAAAGCGCTTGGCTTTGTTAAAAGCCTTCCATGTACCAGCAGCCATGTGTCAAACCCCTTCCTTGGGTTAGGATGAAAGAAATGTATTATGCCATCGGAGGCACAGTGGTACCGGCTCCGTTCGCCGTGGCCGTCCATTTATCGCCGTCAAATAAATACCATTTGCCCGTGTCCGTTTCGAAGAACACGTCGTTTATCTTCGGGGGATTAGGTTGCGTGTTGTGGACTGGCTTCGTATCGGCCGCGAGTCCTTGCCACAACTGCGTGCTGAGCGGTCCAACTGTGATCGTCATTGCCCTAACATCCCTGTGTTAATCTAACTGAAACTCCGAGGCCGTCGCGAGCGCGGCGGCCGTATTGATAATCTCTGCGATCAACCCGTCGCCGCGTACGTCCATGTCGATATGCTCACCAATCACACGCATGAGGTCCTGGAACTCCTGCGCCTGACTGACCATCCATGGATGGCAGTAAAACACCTTGGCCCCGCATGTTACAGGAGTTACGTGCTGACCGTCGTTTTCTTTCTGCTCGTAGGCGTGGTGTGTAAATGCGTGGCGATCTTCCATCTCACGAAGGCAGCTATCGAACCCAAATACGTGGAATTTGTGATAGCCGAGCATAAGTAGGAGTGAGAATGCACGCAGGACAACCGTGCTTCCAGTCGGAACGACGTAGTAAGGCTCGTTGCGCGCGTTAAGGAGGGGGATGGAGGACTCCATGCCCGTATGCCAGAGGATAACCTGATCAAAGGGGAGGGCTTCGAGGACATTCGGGTGTACCTGGGAGGACATAAGATACCAACAGTGGTTGATCACCGGCAGCACAAAGCGCTTGTTGTGCTCGCGCGCATCAACCATTACCTGTGCGGACGGTAACAAATCGTGTTCCAATGCCCACCTGTAGGTATTATTCACGGTTACGAGCTTAGCGCCGGAGGCGCGCAATGCCTTTATCTCATCCACATAGTCATTCAACGACGGGCCGCCGGCTAGCAGGATAACTTCGCAATCATTCTGTTGGAAGGGCCGCGCCTCGCGGTAGCCGCGCTGCACGTTCGCACGCATGTTGGCAAGGCAGGTGGCTTCTGTGACATTCAACTCGCCCGTTTCCACAAACCGTTTCGCATCCTGCCAGGCGGATACGTAGAAAATGCAGCTAACGGGATTGCGGTTATTATCAAACTGCGTTTCCGTGTAGTGTGTCACGACACCAAACTGCGACAGCTTTTTGGCCCACCAGTCGGGCGGCTGCACGGTCATGTGCAATGTTTCTCCAATCATCTCCCCGCACGAGTCGTCGACGGTGGAGATCTGGAAAAACACGTGCTGCGCGGACATGAGGATGTGGTTGAGCACGGTGTCAACTTGATCGGTAGGTATGTGCTCCATTACATCGGTGCAGTAGCCGTACTTGGCTTTGTAGGGGATGGGCTGGCTTAAGTCTGCGACCGCAAAGTTAAGGACCTTTACGCCGTCCTCCGGTGTTATCTGCGTCTGCATCGCTTCGAGCACTTGTTGGTCGAGGCAGTTTGGTGCGAAGTCGAGCATCTGCACCTTATAACCCATCGCCGCGAGCATCCACGCGCCGCGCCCGGTGCCGGCGCCAAAGTCAATTATGGTCGCACGCTCTGTAGGCTTGACCACTTGCATGAACTTCGGGATGAGGTGCTCGCCGGGCGCAAAGGCGCGGTACTCGGGCTTCTCCCACATGTCCTTGTACTTCTTGCGTTCGGGATTCAACTGCGCCACTCCGATGGTAACCACGGGTGGATGCCCCACCATTCCAACTTCGCCGGCGGTTGTCATGTTTGTGTTAGGTCCCTGGAATAGTGAATACGTGCGGATAACCCTGTGTCGACGAAACGCGCCCTATTGAGCCGTACGGCAGCGAGCGCATGCACTCAAAGTCATAGTCCTTCAATATCGCCCGTGACACTTCAACAATCTTCAACAATTTCTCGTGGTTGCTTTTCTGTCCCAACACCGCCTCGCGCCGCGACTGTAGCGCGATCGTAAGGAAGTCGCGCTTGCCTTTGTACTTCAGTTTGTTAATCTGACGGGCAAGGCGCGCCGCAACCTTCTCACCTTCAAATACAGCCGCCGTCGCGTTTGTTTCAAGTGTGTAGAACAAACTCTCGAGGTGGGCGAGGAGGTCGGCGGTGTTGTGATCGTTTTTCGGGTCACTCGCCCATGCGAGGACGTTCTCAGTGAGCAGCCCCTCCGCATTGCTAAGGATTTCTCGATCCTCACGGTTAAACTGCGGTCCGCGCGCATCGTACTCCGCTCGCTGCGCGACATCGGAAAGCACGGCATACGCTTCCTGGACTTGTTTGAAATGCGCTTCCGCATAGGGCTCTTTGTTGTAATCGGGGTGGTACTGGCGCGCTTTGATACGCCACGCTTTCTTAATCTGTTCCGCTGTCGCATCGCGTGCTACACCAAGAAGCGCATAGAAGTAGGGTAGTTCCTCGTCCACGTCGTTAGTTTCCGGGTGAAAAGTTATAGAACCCGACTGCTAGGCACACGATGCCCGTCACAAGTGTAATGAGGCTGAGCCGACTTTGCAGACGTGTTTTGGCAATAATCCAAAAGAAAAATCCCAACAGCAGCATACAGGCGCCGTAGATCATGCTGGCGCCTGCATAGAGTTGAAACTGCGTTTCAAATGGCATTTTACACACTCGGCGCGTCAATCGCTTTTTCAGTGCCGTCGGGATACCGAAAGATCGCGCGATTGTTGATAAGCACGACACTCGTTGGGAATATAGGCGCGGGCTTCGGGGGCGGCTCGACTGCTTTCCAATACTTCGAAGGTGCCGTTGTTATGGGTGGCTTACCCGCTTTCTCTCGCGCCAATGCACGCTGTGTGATCGCAGCCATCACACCGGCGCTCGTCTCCGTTTCCCACTTATCAGGATCCAGTGACACGGTCGTCCTGTTCGTCGTGTAGAAACCCTTCCACACAAACTCCGCATGCGGGCGATGCATACGACAGTGGTAGCAGTAGGCGCCGCCGTAGAACCACGGGTCGGTAGCATACGTTTGCGCAATTACCCCATCCATGCGTGTTGACTTGCCGCACTCAAGGTGCACGTACTCCTCGTTGTAGGGGCGGATGTAGCCCTTAGCCAACTCTTTATCATCTAACACGAGGTACGCCTTCGCTTGGTCGGTCGGTTCGGTATCGTGGTGGCGGTGTAAATCAGAATGGGCAGGATCCGTTGTCAGCGTCATCATTACTCTCCTTTGCATCGGCTGCGGCAGCAGCCTCCATTTCCACTATGTAATCGGGTTTATGACCAAACCAACACCCCACGATGCCCGTCGCGAGGTAGTAGCTTTCGCTCGCCATGCTGCCGCGCCGATGTGGGCCACCATTGATGTTCCAAAACCACCCCGAGCAATAACAGTTCGCTTTCGTGCGCCGCGCTCGCACAGCGGGCGTAATGGGACGTTTGCCTTTAGTGGGCTTGGCACTGGGACTGCGCTTCGTACGTCGCTGTGTGCGCTTGTGCGTTCGTTTGCGGGCCATCGGTCGTCCTATACCGGCGCAGACTGGGTGTGTACTCGTACACGTAGCTGTAACAGCGCAGTGGATACGGAAAACAAACAATGGGAGGCAATTCGTACCACGCGTATGTCATCGCGCGTAAGTCACTGCCGTAATACTCCTTTGAAGATATGTAGCGCAACCACCAAACACCCAACTTCGCATTCCAAGTGTAACGCGGTTTAGGTAACAGAGGTACGCGCGGGTTCATATCAACTTTACGCGGGGTGTAGGAACGGGGGCGGCCAGGGGTTCCTGTAAAGCCACACGCTGGGTTTTTGGTAATCGAAGAAACTTAGGGAGTTCCTTAAGCACCACACGTTGTACTGCCAGTCCCATCGGTAAATTGGCCGCACTTTCGCGTTCAGACTTGCGGGCGTGTAGGACAATCTCCCTCCCCAACGGACTTAAGTCCGTCCAGTCTCGTTGCCGTTCCTCGTGCGTGAGCGGCAACAGTATCTGTAGTGCGATGCGCTTTGTCACAATTACTGAGGTGCTGTCGCATACAAATGCTGCCACGTTGGTTTCAACATACGCCGTATAACTGCAGGCAGCACGTAAATCATCGCACGCACGTAATCGCAACAGTCCTCCTGCGAACGCAGCACTGCAGAGTGGCCTTTGTAGGTAATGGGCAGCTTGCACAGCATGCACACGTTTTCAACCGGGTGGGGCATGCGCTTGTGCTCAAAGCAGGTACAGGTTTTCACGCACCCAGCTCCAGAACGAGTTGGTATCTCACTGATCCTCCGCCTTAGCCCACTCTTGCGGGTCACGCGCATCGTCGAGCAACACCGGCTTTCGCGTGTGCAACAACTGCGGTTGCAGCGGGTGCCCAAAGGACAGCACTTGCTGCCATATGCGACCTAACACGAGCAACTGCAACCGCTCCTTCCAGTTCAACCGCCAACAGAAGGTAATAATCTTCTCAGGCGTCCCGCTGTCGACGTGGGAGGGCAGCGGGCGATACTGCGGCTGGTCCTTCGCAATCGTTATGTTGACTTCGGGGAAGGTGACGGGTTCCATTGGTCGTAATACCTTTGTAAGCACGTCGTGCTACAGAAATGTCGGTTCGGAGGCAATTCCTCGAGCGCCCTAAAGCGCGGCACCTCGTAATCGGGGTGGTACTGCAACACCACTTCAATATACTGCTCGTGCATCTCGCGTTGGCACTGGTCGCAGTGAACAACCGTGTGGTAAACAATACTCATTCACAAGTCCGTGCATTTCGCGTCCTTGCGATTAAACAGCTTGGGACGCAGGGTGGATTTGGGATCAATGCCATTCATAAGCAGCAGTTTGTCGAGCACGACCGGGCGCACGACGGGCGCCGCTTGCGCGGTCTCGGACTCGTCCACGACGAGCTTGCCATCCTTCCACACTTCTTTGTAAACTTTCATTCAGATACCCTTCTTAACTAACCCGTTTGAATCGGGCAGGGCGGGGAGCGGTGACAGCACGTGCCCAAACGCATGCATGCTGTTGGCAAAATGCGCATCAGCCCATTTCTGCGTAGCTTGCACCGCACGTTCTAAATCCTCGAGTGTTGTGTCTGAAGTCATAGAACGGCCGCGCATTCGGCTAACGTAATTGTGTGCGACTGCGTGTAGGTCTCGAATTTCAATCGAGCACATCGGACACGGAGCGCTGCCGTCAAACGGGGGATCTTTTATTTCTTCCATTCCACTACCCATCCTTGCTTTGGCTAACCGCGCTGCGTATCTAACACATCCGACTTATCGGTCATCACGCACCTTGTACTTGAATGCCTCAAACTGCACACCGCGCGAGGCTGCATGACCTTCGAGGTATTGTATGTGGCGCAGCGCACGGGCCAACTCCTCATGCGCCGTGTACTTGTCGCCGATTTTTTCTAACACCAGCTCAGCCACGCTATTGGCATACGAAAAATGCAGGTCCTTTACGTCCTTTGCCTGCAACAGCTCCATACCACTAATGGTGAGATGCACGCATGGCGTATGCAACAACACACCTCGAAGGGCCCATGCATTCGTGTCGGCGCGTTGCCGTTCATTATCTAACGCAATCTTAAGCAACGTCTTATCGCGCTCTAAGCGTTCGGTCGCAAAGCGAAGTCGACGCAAGACTTCTGTTTCTATATCGTTGGCTCGGCTCATAGCGTCACTTCCTGCCACGTGCGGCGACGTTTACAACAGCGACACGCGTACACAGAGAGCGTAACACCCCAGCACAGCGCGACGTTTTCGATCTCTTTATCACTATGTCCAACGATGCGGCACCATAGTTGACGCCAGAACATGCTTTATTCCCTAAACCAAACTAGTCCCACGCCTACCAACAAAACTCCCAGGATAATCATTATGCCGTATGGCAAAAAATTATCCTCCGGGCGCACGCTACACCCGCCCGCGATACCGCCTACCAGCAACGCGACACCGAACAAAGTTGTCATAACCGCGTGTAGCCAGCCTCAAACTCTGTAGCCGGCGAAAACGATTGATACCCGCCCTCATACTGCACCCAGTACCCGCCTACTTTCGGCTCGTGCTTTTTAATGTAGGCATCGCTTACTACGAAGGAGGCGTAGTAGTTGTCCTCGGGTGTAATCAACCACACCTCATCTTTGTTGGTCGAGGGATCGTGGATGTCCGCTATTTTGAGCGCCCACACTTTCTTGTGGCACTGGTAGCGCGGCAGTGGTGTCATGCAACCCTCCGCGCCAACACGAATTGGAACGGTGGGCGGATTCGGATCGCCCCGCGTGATCGCAACCATATCGCCTAGTGTTGCGTTGCCGGCTTTCGCACGGCGCTTCGCATCCTCAAACTCGCGATTCACAGGAACAGACTGCGGAGCGGGCGGGCCCCCGGCCGGGCGCGGGCTATCGCTTACTGCTTTGACATTGCTTTTGGTCGAGCCCTCTGTAAGGCCCTTGGATGCGTTCTCAAACTCGCGATTCACAGTGGGGCCTCCGGGGCAATTAGGATAGTTTATACAGACACCTGCCGTCGCTCCGCAGTACGTGCAGCAGAGAGGATCCTCACCGAGCCGTTCAATCCAACGGCGCAATTCCTCGCTCGTCATGTTGAACAGTGTTTTGATCAAACTTCACTCCATACACCGCGTGTTAGATAGCCGTGCCAACTACCGCCACCGGTAATAAGGATCGACGGCGCTACGGTAATTGTACCATCCTCGTGCTCGACCACCTCGTGTCGCTTTAGATTACCGTGCGCACCGTCTGGCAACGAGGCATTAACTGGCGAGCAGCACATCCATGCCCCCATGCAGTCGCTTTTCATGTATTCGCCCGGCTGTAGCTTGTACCACAGTGGCTCCCCGTTGTTGTGTGTCTCTTGTTCCTCGAGATCGCGTCGCCGCTTACCTAACACGATACCATCCTCCCCTCTCGTATCCATCCGTGCCAGTTGCCAATCGAGTTGACGGAGGGCAACAGGGTAGGCTTTTGTTCGTTTCGATCCCAGTCCCACGAATGTCCACCATTTGTGGCCGGCGAACGCAACGGCCGTATAGGTAGGTGTGCTATGTGGCCGCCGGGCAGTGCGCAAATCATCCATTGTTGGTTTTCGTCGTCCGTATAGAAATAGTAATCGCCCGGATCGAGATCGTACACACTAAGCGCGGCCTTCTCTCGCGGCACCAACTTCATGTTGATAGATTCCGTGTTCATATGCCATACCCGCCGGCTGCTGCGAGATCGGGGTCGACGTACTGCGTGCACAATTTCTCCAATGGTGCCAACAACTCGCCAAGGTAGTAACGTGCAAACGCAATGGACAGCTGCTCGTGGGTACGCTCGACCACCGCATGCGAACCAGTAAGTGTTTCGTTGAACACATCGGCGTCTGCCTTGTTGGTAAAGATACCAACGGGCACGAAATCATCGAACGTGACGGGGATGTACTGGTATGCTACGTGGTAGCTAGGCGAGTGTGAAGCTTTCATGGACACTTCCTTGTGCTAGCTGCCAGCGCTCGGCTTCGCAATAGTGCGCACTCGTAAAGAACCCGTTGCAATAGCCGCAATAGTGCATTACAGGGTGGCTATGCGTGCGACCTAACCCAACCGGCGCATCGCATGCCGAGCATTCAAACGCCGTGTCACACAAACACACATTTAATGGATAGGAGGAATAGGCAATCACGTCCTCATCCCACACAGATGCCGGCTTTCCTACTGCCAGCGGCACAATGGTCGCAACGCCTGCGCCAAAAGCTAACTTAAACAGGTCGCGTCGATTCACTGCGCAATCTCCTTTGTTAACTCACGCGCGTATGCTTCAAGGTGCGGTGCGGAGTACTGCACTGATAATTGTCTTTCTTTGCAGTGCCTAACCTGCTCCATAATAGATTCCACTTTGCCGGTTGGCAAGTGGTCGCGCATGAGTAGGTAAAGGAACTGTGTTAGACGTTCGTTCATTGCGGTTGTGCCCCCATAAGATATGCCGTGTGTACGATGTTGTGTTGTGCATCGGCCTCAGCTTCAGCCTTACGTTGCGCTTCCTGCAAGCGTTTGTCCACGCCATAGTACTCAAGCAACCCACGGGCGCCTGGGCGCAGGAAGAGGAACGTTAACAACTGCGTAAAGGCGTCCACCTGGTCGTCGTGCTTCGCCTTCGGGAAGTTATAGAGCTCCTTGAGGAATATCGGCACCCATGCTTCGGGCTGGCCGGTCTCAGGATCCAGCGGAAAGAACACGCGATTCGCTTCCCAGTACGGCGTAAGTGGCCGGGCGCGAGCGGGCTTGTCGATGTTAGTTTCAATCGGGACGACGGGGAACTTGCCATCGTTTTGGTATTCCTGTATTAGCTGCTGGCCGGAGGCTTTGTCCTCGATCAACAGTGCGCTTGGGTTAACGACGAGCGAGGTAAGTGCGACCTGTTCCTTAAGCTGCGTGTACCGCCACTTGTCGCGGATCACGTTGTTGATAAACACACCGCGATCAAACTCCCATGCCTCGAGCAATACGGAGTAATCGTTTTCCTCTTTGTCTTTGATTGCGCTATCGATCGACAACATACGCTGTACGATGACACCGACGGGCAGCTGCGAACGGTAGATAAACTGCGCGTGGCCTTTCGTAAAAATCTCACCTTGCAGCATACTGGGGCGCTGCTGGTGTTGACCTTCGAAACCGCTTTGGCCGAGGACGATGCGATCGCTATCGATGACATCCGTTGGAAAGCGCGCCTCGAACATGAGGCCATTTGTAACGGGCGTTTCAACTTTGGTCTTGTGATCAACAAAACCCCAGTGTGCGCCAACCGCAGTACCTTGCTCGTCGAGTGTTTTGTAGTATTTGCGCGGGTCCGTCCACCCGAGTGTCGTCGTGTGGCGCGTGTCTTCCTCTTCCTGCTCCCACATCTGCGGGATCTTAAGCAGCTCCCATGTAGCGAGGCCGTCACGCTCTAACACATGGCCCGGTAGATCATCCTCACGCAGCCGTTGCCCGATAATGCAGCGAGTGCTAGTCGAGGGATCGGCCACGCGGTTCCAAAACGCGTTATCCCACCACCGGTTAACTTTGTCGACTTCGGGCTGTTGGAACGCCTTACGAGCATCCAAAGCATCGTCAACAAAGAGGCCCATAAATCGATGGCCAGTGACACCGGCTCCGGTAGTGAGTGCGAGGCGCTCACCGGTTTTCGTATTGCGGTAGTACAGCTTCTCGTTCTGGTCACGCGAGAACTTCCACTGTATGTCAAAAGTTTCCTTGTACCACTTTGATTCGAGCACCATGCGGCACTTACCGCTGTCGCGCGACTCGATGCCGGGGACCCCTGATGCAAAGCAACCGCGATACCACGGCTTCCACGTCCACATCCACGGCACGAGGCAGATACTAACAATAGTCGACTTCATGCTGCCGGGGGGCACGTTGATGATTAGGTTGCGCTTACCTAACGTGCCTTGCATGAGGGCTTGCACGTGCTCGCAAATAACATCGAGGTGCCAGTTCCAAATAAGCGGGGTGGCCGGCTCGATTATTTTCCAAGCCTCCTTTACAAACAACGCGAAATTGCGCCGCATGCGCTCCGCTGACACCCTGTACAGCGGCGGCAGGTGCACGTTGTGTTGGCGCGCTACGTGCAAAGGCGGCGGCGGGGGCCGGTTTAAGGCAACACGTTCCATGTGTTAGGTATACGTTATCTAATTAAATTCACAATAGCCCATTGCCAGTACGCCTCTAGCGCGGTGTTACCATATCCTCGGTGTAGGTAAGCGGGCGCAACGCAGACCCACTGCCCGCCCACACGCGATATGTGCGGACGGCGCGCGTTCACATGCGCAGCGAGTCTGGAAACCCGTCCTTGCGCACGCGCTCAACGACACGCCATACAAGGAGCGCATGTTCCGTGCTCATGCTGTCCACCGCGTCCGGCCACTGTCTACGCTCACTCATCGAGTACAACGCCTCAGACAGCGCGCGCTGGTTAATATCGGGTAGTGGTTGTTCTTTGATATAGTTAAGGAGTTCGCTCATGTTTGATTTCCCCTGTTCGCGGTTGCTATCTAATCGTTGTTTGAACGCTTCGTCGTACCACAACATGTTGTCATTGTGTGCGCGCGCATGCTTTGCATTTGGCTCATCACAAAACAAGATAGTCGCATTGTGACAATGCCGCTCGATCCACGCACGACGCAGTAACCAAAAACACCCGAGGAACCCGCTGCCGGGTATCGGGAAATACCACTTAACCCGCAGCAAGTCATAACTACACCACGCAAAGAACACGTCAGCAATACCAAAGCCTGCAATCGCCGTCCACCATACTTTATCCATGTACGTTCTCCGGAGCGGGTAATGCAACAAACTCGCCGGGCAGTGCTTGCAACGGCGCCTCTTGTGGTAACGCCTTGGCGATGATGACTTCGAGCCAACCGAGTTCCTCATCCGTTAACCGACTGAGATCGAGATTGTTGAGTGTGACACCGACCGGGCCTGTGTCCACTTTGATGTTCTTGTTGGTTGTTTCCAGTCCCAGCAATTTGTGCTTGCGCTCGAGGACATTGAGGATCACGGTCGCGTTTTTAGTGATGTCCCGGTCCTTCCAGTGCGACACGAGTAACGCGTCTAACCGGGCCAACTCGATATTACGCCACTCCGCTTGTGTGTGCTCTGTGTGTTTCTCGATATCGGCACTGTACTCGCGCAACAGTTCGTAGACGCGGTTGGCGGTTAACTGCAATACGTCGGCTATGTAGGTAACCGGATGGCCCTCAAGTCGCAGGTCCCACGCTTGTTGGCGGCGCTCCGCCACAGTCAACTCGCGACGAGGCTTTAACACCGGCTGCTCGTAGGGGGTCGCTACGTTTAATTTGATCCTTGGTGTTGGTGTGGGGGGATTGTTTCCCCGACCAACCTTGGCTCGCGGGCGCCCGGCGCGGGGCGACAAACCAGCATCCTTTGCCATTGTCTACCTACAGTTATAATCTTGGTGCATCCCCTAGATAGCGGGCGAGTATACGCGCAGTGTGCGTCAAAAGCCTAGTAGCCTAACTCACGCTTTAAATTTCTCGCTGCGTTACCAAAGACCTTTACAACCTCCGCGCGCCCCTCACCCGACAAACACACGCACAAACACGGCATTTCATGTCCATTCGGGAATAAGCGCGAGGGCGGTAGTTTTTTCTCACCTGTGCCTTTGCACATGCACTGTGGATCAGGTGTGTTGATTACCTTATAACGCGGGTACTTCGCTTTAAGACGTTCCACAATGTTATTCATTCCGATACCTATCCCATATCGCGCGCATCGTGTAGTGACAGTAATCGCACACCACTATCTTGCACCCCGCCACACGCACCACGTTCTCATTGCCGCGCACACCCCCATGCAATCCCTTACATATCTCACACCGGTCCTTTAATCGCCTATACCACCATTGCGGCAGTATCCACAATAGGACACTATCCCATAGCGCTTGCAACTTCTGTTTAAGCACCCCGTGCGCGTCCCATTAGAATGCCACACGCGCCCACAGCGATCAATTCAAAATACGAACGCTCGATAGCTGCGTGCCAATTGGGGATTGCTTGCCATGCCTGATAGGCGAAATTACTAGCACACAACGCCGCTGCAATCCCTACGTATGCGTAGTAGCCGTAGTGTTTCATACTCGTTCCACTGCTTTTGATTTGTACTCGCGTCGATAGTGCACTTGTGCTTTTTGTGATGCGTCGTACACCGCTTTCGCAGCTTCCGCCATATGCAAAGCGAGCGTTTCCGCATGCAGCTCGTGGTCGCTTTGCGAATCCACGTGCTCTAAGAACTCGTCCATTTGTGCAACGAGCATGCCGTAATGTTGGCGTTTCATTTTATTCCTGTAAGTTTGCGTTAAGCTTCCAACGCCCGTATCCGGCGCGCAATCTTCATGCAATGTTTCTCAACCGTACTGCGCGCTAACTTTAGTCGCTGCGCGACTTCCTCGAGCGACAGCCCCTCACTACGTAGTAGATATACGGCGCGAACGGGTTTCGACAGCTTATCTAGCATAGCAATGCGGGCCGCGATCGAATCCATTGCGATCAAACAATTTTCCGGGTAATCGTATTCCAGCCGCTCGTCCTCGACCTCGCTTTCGTACTGCACCCACTTTAATTTATCGGCGCGATCAATGGCTAGGTTTTTGGCGATCCGAAATAGAAAGCCTTTCGGTTTTTCAATTACCTGCACCAACTCCTGTTGGTATGCGCGAATAAAAGTTTCCTGCGCGATATCCTCCACATCCACCCCCTGTGTGATGCAAAAGATGCAGCGCTTTAACGAGGCATGGTTTTCAATAAACGCACGAGTAACGGGCGTTACGGCTGCATTGTTACCCGCGTGTGGCATTTCTAGCAGTCAGACGAGGAATAGCCCGCATAGGTTGCAGTCGGTGGCGGATCCGTTTTGAGGAACCGAATGTAGTGTTTGATCTCTCGAATTACGCACGCCACTGAACGGTTCGAACCGTCGTAGAAAATGGACCGCGTGCCTTCCTCACCAAAAAACTCGCCCACACACCCAGAATTAAATTCAAGCTCCCACACCTTAATGCGCCGCAAATAATGAAAATCCATCCGCAATCCCCGACGGCGGAACCACGGATCTAGCGCGCAATGTCCCGCTGCGCAGGCAACCGTACCGCACTCGTTTTTCTCCCCCCACCACCCCATCTGCCAATGTTTGCGCCGCTCGTGCGGCGTTAAACGCTTAAGCACGCGAATAGCATTCTCCCACCGCTCAATTTTTTCCGTAAGCGGTAAACAATCAAACAATTTGATACGCTTTTTCATGTTGCACTCCCACTGCGGCGTTGGATGTCGGCAGCGATTTCCTTTATCGCATTACACCCGCAATCGCAATCACGCTCCAAGCCGCGCAGCGCACGACACAGGGGTGTGTGCGAGCTGAATTTAGCCGCTTGTACGAGCGCATCACGTAACGCGACAATCTCGCAAGCAGCTGTCATAGGTCCGTCTTGCACGTCGACGTACAAACGACGGGCGCGCAGCATCTGCGCTGTGTTGAGATCGCGCTCAATAACAAAGTCGCCGCCCGTGCGCGTAAGCCGTTCTCGTTGTGTCAGCATAGGAAAACTCCGATGTAGGAAGATTTTGGTATTATTGCAATTCAAAATTCGTAAACGCCACACTACTCGGCGAGCCGCCTACAGGTATTGCGTAGGTAGGCACAAACAATTCCGCATCCAACGTCAACAGCCACGACTCCCATCGTGCTTGTTTTGATTTTGGTATTACATACCACTGTGAATTGTTATCTACTACGAGTACGTAGGGTCCTTTATGCATAACCTGCGCAATCGCCGCATGGTCGCGGCGCGAATACGCTTCATTCTGCACTTTCAACTCCGTCACCGATTCGCGTGCTTCGTGTAACGCATCGAGCAGTGCTTGTACAAGGTAGCGCGGCACGGCGTTGATATCGATGAGGTGCTGTACTCGGTCGGTACTAAGATCAACCGCGCGCTGATCTACTACCGACTGCAGATTAAAAGTGGTTACGGATTTATCAAACTTTATTCGCCGATGCGGAAGGCAGCGCAATAACTGCGCCTCAATCGCTTCCTTTGCCGCGTACTCCTCATCGCCCGGCGACACATCGGCAGCAATGGCCTCACACGCGCTACACAGATGCAAGCCGTGTACAACAGCCGGGGTTAGCTCTGGGCCTGTGGCGCTGCGTACCTCAACCGCACCGCGTAATGCGTCCTCTGCCTCATCAAACAACGCCCACCCCTTCGGCCGCATGTGCGCTAAGTCGAGCGGAACCTCCATTTTCTTACCGCAGCCGTCGCATTCAAACGTTGCCACAATCGATTTGAGGGACATAGACTTTCTACTCGTATCGTGTTTTCGTGGTAAGATAAGACTTGCCCGGCAAGCAGCTGGCACGCGGCGCGTTCGCATCGCGTACCACTTGCTCCATACGTGTCTCGGTGTCGGCGGGCGAGTCCTTCGAGCACGCCTCGAGTATTCCAATACCTATAACCACTGCGGCGTACACCGCAGCCGTTTTAGTTGACATCAGTACTCGCTCCAAAACTCGATGTGGCGCAGGGTGCGCAGCGCGGCCCGATAGCGAGCACGTCGCCAGCGCTTATAGGCTTGCAGTAGGCGTTTCATGCTTCAGTTATACTCTTAGGTGTCGGTTGCGGCAGCGGAATCATCAAAAGAAACGCTGCTTTGTAGATGTTGCTAAGCGTCACGCCCGGCGGCGGATAAACGCCGTTGTCAACTGCCTTCTTAAACTGCAGCCACACGGTGCGCAATTCTATAGCTGCTTCATACTCGGCGCGCGAGGGCCAGCATTTGCCGGGACTGGAGTAAATGCCGCCATCGACTTTCATTGCCACACGGTCGCAGCGCATGCCGTTACTAAGATGCAGCCACTTGCGACCAACCTTCGTTATCGTAACGTCCTGCGGCAGACCACTACGCACAAGGGAATTGGGTACAAACAGCACTGTGTCTCCGACGTTCATGTTGTTGTCCTTACTTGAGTTTGAATTCGTAGCCAATCGTAATCGTGGTCGTTTCGCGCGGGCCGCAAAGGCCACCCGCACACGAGTTGGAGTAATCGTCGCTCCAACTACCGTCCGGATGCACCGTGTGTTGCTGACGAAAACCGCCGGGGGAAATGTTGTAGTGTTCGCCGAGATCGACAAATACGTGCTTGTACTTCCATTCCGCCGTAACACCTACCAACTCCGCACCGAAGTGGGTTTGGTTACCTCCGAAGTGTTGACCAATGTGACTGATGTGCTGTACTTCGGGGCGGATAGTGTTAGGTTCTAACCGCTCACATACGGCACATCCTGGCAGCACTGCGGCTGCTGAGATGAGGGCGAGCACCGTGGATTTCATGTTTTGGTATTAACTCCGATTATTGTTTAGGAATGGGCGAGACGGTGTAGGGAATCTTGCGCTTATCAAGCAGCTGCATGTGCGCCAGTGCAGCTTTAGCATTGCGGTGTGTGCGCACGATGTCGCCGCACTTGATAGTAAGAGAAAACGGCTCGCACTTAACTAGGGCCGCTTCATTAAAACAAACAAGGTTGCCGTAGCCGTAGAATTTAACAAGGTACTGTGCTGTCGTTTTGGCATCGGGATTCGCGCGACGGGCGCGCACTTGTCCTTGCGCACCGGCTTTGATCTCAGGCACATCCTCGCGCGGCGTAACGACGCGCACGGTGTTACCTTTCTCGAACTGGTAAAACGATTTCATGTAGCAGCCCTCTTGCATTTAAGCGGCGCGCACTTGGGCTCTTTGCGCGGCTCGGTTGCGTCCGGCGTTACGGTGTATTTGATCTGCTTACGATCGAGCATCATTGTGTGCCCGAGCGCAGCGTCTGCGCTCTCAAACGAGCGGACGGCATCACCGTATTTAATTAGAATGGCCATACTGCTCACCGTGTTGGTTTGGGATAGAGCTTCACAGTTTCCGCAAGCGCGTGAGGCCTGAGGATGTTCGCAATACGACACGCAGCGCGAAAGGCGGCCGTGGCGAGTCCTGCGAACGTACCCGAGCACACGGAGTAATACACATCCTCGGCCTCATCCGCGTTTTGGATAACGAGTTGGTGTTTGTCCTTAGCGCGCTTCGCTACGATGTAGGTATGCGATTCGAGCGGGCGATCATTTTCCTCGCCCATTTGCACCGCGTTCTCTGCGTCCTCGTACGCTCCCATCTCGCACTCGGACAGTTCCTCGCACAGTGCTTTCGACAACCGAATGACGATCGGAAACATGTTGCCGGTTGGGCTTATTCGCCGCACCGAACGGGGATTGGTCCCGTCCCAATCGGCCGTAAACGCAACCTCACACACGTTTTCTAATCCGCTCGTAATGAGAGCATTGAAGGCTTTAGGACAGCGGTAGTAATAAAACTTGCGCCCGTCAAGCAAGCCTACTTTGGCCGACAAGTATTCTACTTGCGAGCTTTCGCGGTAGACACACAACGTGCCTTTGAAGTTGAACCGCTTAGGGGCGGTGCCGGGGGCATACTGGCCGCCGCGTCCCGGTATGGCTGTACTTTTCATGTTTACTCCTTTGTGTCCGCTTCGAGCACGAATTTCAGTTGCTCGAGGAGCACGCGCCGATCAGCGGCAAAGTCCGTCACCTGAGGCGCAGTGGGCTTGTACCCGAGGTCCTCGTCCGTTTTCATCAAAGACGGCGGGATCGAGAACACCGTATTCCACTTCAAGTCCCGCGCGCTCCACACGCTCGCAATAGCGTGACTTTGGGTTTTATACGAGTCCGTACGGATATCAAGCTGCACCTTGTACTCGTTGAGCGTGCCGGTTTCCTTGTAGTACACCGATTGCCCTTTACCCGTAACGGCTTTGTAGCTTGATTTCATCGCGGAACTCCGGTTTGGTTGTGAACTCGACTTGCAGATAGTATATAGACTAATTATCTAATCTGCAAGCCGAGATTTTGGTTTTAGAAATGTGGAAGAGGCAGGTGCCAGTAGTACACCGTATGCCCGCGTTTAGATTTTCCTAAACTCCAAGCTACCACCACGTGCCCTTTTTGACGATGTTTGCGCGCCGACTGCCCGTGGCACCAACCGCAAGCAATTCTGTAAGTTCTCATGTCTTACCACCCCATTTTGCCGGCGCAGATCGGCCCGATACCGCGCGCTACCGAATCCTCATCCTCGAGCTTGCGACCGCACACCCCGCAGCGCCCCACGAGCTTGCCGTAGGCACGGCTCGCTGCACCCGGATCCACTGCGATCGCCCGCAGCGTGTCCTTAATATCGCCCTCGTACATGCCGCCCGGCCGTTGCTTGCCGTAGCGCTTGCCGTGTCCGTACTCGGCACCATCTTTGACAAAAATCCACCCACGCCACTTGCCGGCCTCTTCTGCGTCGAGGACAAGGTTGTCGATGCGCACTTTAAGGCGGGTTTTCTCGAACGTGAGTGGGTCCGCGTACATGCCGGAGGGCACGTTGCGCAGGTCGACGGCGAGCAAATCAGCTTCTTCCATCGCAAGCGTCGCCGGGTTATCGCCTTGCGAGGCGATATACGCCTGCTCCGGGTCGGCTACGAAGGCGACCGGCTGGGGCAGGTTTTTGCGAACGGCTTTAATCTGCCCCTCGGAAAGGAAGCCGTTGCGCTGGAAGTACGCGGCGAGCGACTTGGCGAAGCTGTTGTCGCGCTGGTCGGCGTGCCCGATCCACTTCATTACGTCGACGTGCTGTGCAACAAATTCGGTGGCCGCTACGACCTTCTGCGGGTCCTTCAGCCACGCGCCCCCACCCGTAGCCTGGAGCTTGTGCTGATAGCCGTACTGCGGGCGCCGGGTAGTCCTTGCGGCGTACTGTGACTGGGCATCGAGGAACGACGGGCGCGCAGGCTGCGAATTTTCGAGGTACGCAAGCGCATCGGGTGACAGGTGCGACAAGTCGTTTGACATGATGCGGAACTCCGGTTTAGGTGAATACTGCTCGACTGGGAATAGTATATAGACTATCTATCTAGGATGCAAGCGGAGATTCTAGAGACATTTTACCGCCGGCAAAAGGAGGGTGCCGGTCGCGCGAAGAGGGAGCGGTTAAGCGGAGTTCCTATGCAAAGCGCATACGGCGTTAGCTTAAATCGGTTCCTCGCCACCGGCCGTCGCGGTTTGTTTGGAGGCGGATGAACGGGAGACCTCCGGGCCACTCACGACTAACGCCCCGTACTTACACACACGCCAACTGTACGCGCATTTAACCCTCGCGCGCAAAGTCATGCGCACGAATGAGGCGCGATTCGGCAATCGAAAACCTAACATCCCGACTCAACAAAATACGGGTCGATGTCGGTTCAATGCCTTTCGAAATATTGATTTGCAACACGCACGACAAGCCCGCATTCTCAGCGCGCTCGATCGCCGCCTGTAACATACGCAACTGGCGCTGCAACTCCTCGTGCGCGCCGCGTGCCTCGATCTTATCCTCTTCAAACGTACCCATGTACACCCGTTCTCCTCTAAGAAAGCTTCGTGCCCGGCGGCGGCCCCGCAAGCAGCTGCGTAACGTGTGCTTCGAGCGAATCTGCAATGCGTCGCAGAATATCGGGCATCTGTTGCATCATTTCAATTGTTAGTTCCGAGGCAATGCGCGCTCGCAAAGGAACTTCCCTAGTCGGTACAATAAACACGAGCAAGCCCGCGCACCCGAATTCCGCCCGGATGCGCTGTACGATGGGCATCGCTTCCTCATCACGACCAAACATTAGCCCACTCTCTACCTCATCCATTGCGAATCCTTTTAACTGGGTAGTAACACAATCATCTCACCACGACGACTTTAAGCACGTGTTTGAGAATCCAGGCTTTCCATTTTGGCACGAAGTCAACGACAAGAACTCTGTTCTGTCGAGTCGCAGCGTACTTAAATTCGAGAACCTGCTCCATAAGCATCGTATCGTTTATACAGTCCGACGAGGAGCGCGCGCCGATGCGTACGCAGTGTTTACCTACGTACGCCTGCGTGTAAATGTGCTGTTCCGCACCTTGCGGTTCACGCCATTGCGGGGGCAACTTATCACGAGCCGGTGTTTTCACTATTTGTAAATCCCTACGAACGTACCAAAGACACAAGAAACACGAAAATCGCCGCCACTTCCATAAACGAAAGTACCGACATAGCAGTCGTTAAATGCACAAATCCAAGCACCAGCCACGCTAGATGACAGACGAGAATAGCGCTGGCGGCAACAAGTGTCGTGGTGCTCATGTTCGAACTATACCTAAGTAATCGAGCATGAAAGATGAAGTGAAACGATGCGGTGTTAGGGAGCGCGGCTCTGGGCGCTCCCTAACACGCTGCGGCGACAGCCGCAGCGGGCCTCGCTCACAGATCGGCCTGACGCGGCCTCTTGTCGCTCCTTGCCAGTCGCTCCGCTTAGGAGAAGATTTAAGATTCATTCTCACTTTCGTTCCATTCAGGAACAGGAGGGGAGGTGGCTGGCAATCCTCGCGTATCGCTCGAATTTCAGCCAGGACTTGCCTTGAATCTAGGCGCAAAGTCGTTGGTTGTTAGTCTATGCAGTTGCATAGAATTACGGAAAAATGCCTTAAAACTTGCTTTGATGAGCAAATAGTATTT